CTTTGAACGTCGATAATGTGGGTTCGAGTCCTACAACGTCAACCAAGTAAACAAAAGGAGAATACTGTGGTATTGGTATATTTATTAGTTTTTTTAGGTGATCAGGCGATTATAGATTATAATGGGTTTACTTTATCAGTAATAAGCAGTGATCTTAAATCCACGCCGTATAGATATTTTTATCTTATAGACAAAGAAAAACTCTATTTATAATGAGATTTAAAAAGGTATATCTGTATATTAGACGTATCGATGGTAAAAGTATAGTGATTTATCGCAATCATCGATATATAGTAGAATCAAAATATCTTATTCATATAGAAGCAGATGTTTATATTATACACTCAATGTGGCTTTATGTGTGTTTATAATGATAAATATGTGTGTTTATAATGATAAAATGGTATAAAAATCTATCTCCAGCAGAAAAAGAATGGTTACATTACGCTCTAATAATAGTTGTCATGGCTATATTACCTGTTCTCGGATTATTGCTTTGGCGTGTGTATGATCGCTGGAATCATCCTGAATTTTACCTGTTATTTTTACCGAATCTTTACTTGACTTTCGCATAGGGGCATGGTATGATACTCCTGTAAGCAAGAGTAAACGAAAGGTACGCAGCAATCAAATACCGCTGTAAATACTAGCAAAAGTGAGGAAGCCATGTAAACACAATTATTTGAATAATCGGCGTGCAGTATATTAAATAAATTATTAGAAAGGTTACTAACATGAGTAACGTTGTAGAGCTTGTAGAGCAAATTACTATACTGGTTTCACGATTTGGTATTAGCAATATAGAAAACGCACTGGAATTTATCAAAAAATTAGAGGATAATGTTACGTATCGTTTGCATAACCCGGTTACTGGTGGTATTCACAATTTGACACAAAATCAACATGATATGCTCGTAGCTACCTATGCAAATGGATATGGTAAAATATCAGCTATTAAGCTGTTATCAAAGTATACCGGATGTGGTCTTAGGGATGCTAAAGAAATGGTTGAAAAATATCTTCAGAATACATAGGCTTCGCTGATGTTAATGGCAGCATAAACGACTCTTAATCGTGTTGTATAGGTTCAAATCCTATGCGGAGTACCACAAGAAGGTAAGTAAAGGATAATAAATTGCGCGCAACTATTATCATAGATAGACGTATCTGTAAAAGGAACATGGGAAGTAGCGGATAGGCGTCAAACGAAGCTATGTATACCGTACCTGCCTTCTAAACATGCGTTTACACTTTCGCTAAAAAAGGGAAACGGTTTCTACATGCTGATATATTATGTAAAGAATGTAGATTATTCATTATATAGAGTATACGCTGTAAAGCAAAACACTCACTAATGAACAATACGAATAACAATTGCTCAAAAGCGTTAAGTCGCATACCTCATACGTAGCGGATTACTTAGAGATTGTTATTTATATATGGGGCGATGACTGTAACGGTTAACAGACGAATCTTATATATTCGGCATCTAGGTTCGAGTCCTAGTCGCCCTACCATAATTAAGCCCTTGTGATGAAACTAGGCAGTACATGACTCGCTTAAAACGAGTTGCCGTAAGGCGTGCAGGTTCGATTCCTGTCAAGGGCACCATTGATATATATAATTGCGTTCTGCATCTCATATTATGTTGCAAGTTAATGAGAAGGGAAAATAGCAGACTTGATACTAATAGTAGCGCTACTATATCAAGTGTTGTAGAGACGTAACATGCTAAATGGTGATATTGTAGCAACCGATATTAGCCGCGCAATTATATATCCTACAACTGGAAAGGATAATTTATGTTAGAAATGATTAGTATAGAAAAGGAAAGATTAGCAATTATGAAAGCAACATTACCAAATGGCGTAATCGTGGAAGGTACTACGGAACAGGTTCATGCAGTAATGCGAACATTCGGAATGTTTGTAGAAGATGGTTTACATTACAATTCTTCCACAAAGGGTGTTATTCGTATAGCAGATATGAATGATCAACACCTTAAGAATGCTATTCGTAAGCTTTATCAACAGGAAGCACAGAAGCTTGACTCAAAGCTTCCTAATTCTCAATTTGTTGCTGTTATTCGTAGAGGAGTAGGCGGAACAAACGTTACATTGTTAGGGCTTTTAAAAGAGCTTGCGAAGCGTACAGCACTGGAATAAATTAATGTTAGATATTGTAATTAGCTTCGATACAACCGGAAGCATGGGTCCTGCGATTGCTGAGGTACGACGTAAAGTAGACAGTTTCATAAATACGTTATTTGATCAAGTTGCTGATTTACACATGGCAATCGTGGCTCATGGAGACTATTGCGATTTTAACAAACCTTCTTCTTATTTAATGACATCTAATATAAATAAGCTTACAGATAATCGCCGCGAATTATCAAATTTTGTACGTACAGTTCCTAATACAAACGGCTGCGATAGTGATGAAGCTTACGAGTATGTGTTAGAACAAGTAGCTACGTTCAATTGGCGTGAATCAGCAAATAAGGTATTTATACTTATCGGAGATGCCGATCCACATGAAGTAGGTTATAACTATTCTCCATTCACTGTAAGAAGATCATGGCGTGATATTGTACATGATTTAATTGATAAGGGTATTAAAATATATCCTGTACAAGCGTTAAATAATGCAAAGACACAATTTTATAACATACTTCATAAAATGTCTGGTACTCCCCATTTACGTCTTGCACAATTTAGCAACATTACACAATTACTGACAGCTATTACGTATAAACAGCAAGGCGATGACAAGCTTCAAATGTATGGGCAACAATTACAGGAGAATGGAGAGCTTGATCGTTCATTAGCATATGCGATGAATCTGCTGCTTAATGCAAAGTCTTTAATCGGCGGTATTGAGTTATCCGAGGATACAAGGGGATTGAAAGCTGTACCGGCATGGAGGTTTCAAATGCTCCATGTAGACGTAGATACGCCCATTAAAGACTTTGTAAATAAAACTGGCGCGGTATTTAAGATTGGTAGAGGTTTTTACGAACTTACTAAATCCGAAACAGTGCAAGAAAATAAAGAAGTAGTATTGCGTGATAATAAAGGCGATATGTACACTGGTGATGTAGCAAGAGAAATGATTGGATTACCTTATGGTTCTCGTGGTACAGTCCGTCCAATGAGGGATTTAGGGTATACCGTATTCATACAGAGTACATCACCTAACCGTAAGCTTATTGGCGGTACTCGCTTTTTATACGAAGCATAAGTATAACGCGGTAAAAAACAAGTCTGTATATTTCTGGAGAGCTTGACGCAAGCTGTAGCGTAGGAAGTAAGGCATAGAACTAGCCGTTACGAACGGAATCGATAGATGATCACTATCTATAGCTGTGCAAACCTATCTGATCGTATCTACCCTGAATACAGAATAAGGGAGAGGGATATACAGCCGCGAATTATTTGAAAGTATGTTTAAGATAGGCGATCGTGTAAAGATAAATCAAAAACATATTGACGACAATATAAAAGCCGCTATTCAAGGTTTAGAAGGTATAATTGTACAATTTCCTGATAATTATACTGGTGGCTTTGATTATGCAATACGCATACACAGGATGGTCTTTGGATTAAATGAGGATGAGCTAGAATTGATAAAGGGGAATGAGCATGGCTTTTATGAATAAAGATGAGCAGTTAGTACGTAATCATGCTGAGAAACGTGCTTCTACTGCCGATGGAATTGATGCTTGTGTTGTTGTGTATTCAATCAAATACAACGATGAAGTATGGTATGTTGCGGATGGTATTGATCCTGATGACGATAGTGGACAGCTTTTTCCAGATAATGCAATACCTATTACTACATATGGAATATGCTCATATGTGGTAATAGGTGTACAGAATGATGAAGCTGGAATATTTGCAAGCCCATCGTAAAAGATAATATGAACAAGCAAATAAAATCTCAGTGGGTTGAAGCATTGTTGAATGGTGAATATGAACAAGGTCATGGGAGATTAAGATCAGACGCTACGCATTTTTGTTGTCTTGGTGTATTATGTGATCTTTATGCTAAAACAAATGGTGTGCAATGGGATAAAAAGGCCGACATTTATTTCATTGATGACGAAAGTAGCCTTCTTCCTGATGCTGTTGTTTGCTGGGCGGAGTTAACACAACATAATCCAGTAATAGAGGATATACCTTTAGCTTCGTTAAACGACGGCATTGATCATTTATATACTTACATACCAAGACCGAGTTTGTCATTTGATGAGATAGCTTTATTAATTAAAGAACATCTATAAGAGCCAATGATATTGTCATTGGCTATATATGCCGCATTCATATAATGGATTATTATGTCGCCTTTGTAACGCGATCATTAGAGTTCGACTCTCTAATGCGGCTCCATATAAAGAAAGGGTACTATCATGGAAAAAGCAGAAGAAGAGGCTATTTTATTAACACAATTAAATGTGGAATAATTTTATAATGCCCCATTAGTATAACAGACAGTGCAAAAGTCTTCTAAGCTTTTAGTAGGGGTGCAATTCCTCTATGGGGTGCCAATAACAGACTAAAGAAAGGATAAGCATATGAGTTATGAGGAAAAACAAGCTATATTTGATGCATTGCATTTTATATTTCATTATTTGCTTGAGCAATCGTCTTCTACCAATCTAAATGACTTTGTAGTAATATCAAGAGAATATGGCAATCTTGTTTCTGTAATAGGTGTGCCACAATGAAACTGTATTTAATTTTTGATGGTGGGAATCATGCTTCTAAAGATAAAGAAGCCTATGGATCATTCATATATCATGCATATAGTAAGGACGGCCCGGTTTTACAACGCGCACGAATTACTCATGGTATAGGATATACAAACAATGAAGCAGAATATTTAACATTGATTGCTGCGTTGAATTATATCATTGAACTATATGATGCTGTTAGTGATATACATCTTATGATAGAAGGTGATAGTGAGCTAATACGCAATCAAATAGGCATATATACAAAGACTCTTTGTGGTGATAATTCGTGGACGGGATGGAAAGTAAACGTTACACATTTATTGCCCTTACGTAATAAGGCCCGCGAATTATTTGAGAAATTCGCATCGTTTAGATATAATCATATATCAAGAGAAGAAGTTATTACTGTTTTAGGTCATTGATACGAAAGGATATTTTATGTTACCATATCGATCGGATTTTAATAATGTTAAACATTTTATAGAACATATGAAGGATATTATAAATTTAGAAAATAAACAAGAATTTGTATCAAATATGGATGAAGCTACTGTTGTACAATATATAAAATCAATAGCTGCTTATGCTTTAATAGAGCAAGGTCTTGGTGAAGAACTTACAGATATACTATTTAATCCAATAAAAGTCAAAGATGTTAAAGAATTTGCATGCATTCTTATGAGTCGATAAGATATATTTATGTAGGAATATACAAAGCTTATTTCTAGTATAACAATAGATACATTTCTGCTAACAATGTACCACATCTATTTAGAAAGAATACTATATGACGGTACAAGAGCTAGTAGAATTATATCAAATTATAAAACGCATATATGTTGCGCGGGGTTATTCTTATATTGCAGCGGATACAAACGCTAGTATATTAACATATTCTATAAAGGTGGGATTAATAGATGTGCGCAGTATTATCAATAAAATGCTATTATATGCGCAAGAAATAGAAAGTGCATCATGACAAATAATAAACCCAAAACGAATAGAAAAGCAGATAAAAATAAAGTATCTAAAATGGATGTCTGCCAAACCCCACCACATGCGCTAGAACCTTTATATCCTCATTTAGAGCGTAATGGATTTAGTATTATTTGGGAAAGTGCTGTAGGACCAGAGCAATTATTAGCTGATGCAATGAGAAATAAGGGTTATAATGTTTGGGGTACAGATTTACTTATGGGAGATAAATATAACCGTTTTACATATAGACCCCTAATAAATTACGATATAGAAATAACAAATGTACCATTTAGTATTAAATATTACTGGCTTAATGTAGCATTTGACGATGGTAAACCATTTGCCTTTCTTGTGCCGTATGAAACAACATTCGCAAAAGAATTTCAAATACTTTTTGAGGAATATAACAATAAACCCTGGCCTATTGAAGTGCTATCACCAGAGCGACGTATTAATTATAAAATGCCTGAAATGGGATGGGGTATTACAGTATGGGATGAAGAAAAGCAGAAATATGTTAAACGTGGTGAGAGTGCCCAAATGCCTACTGCATGGCTTACATGGGGATTAAACGTATATAAAACGCGGGCGGATTATTTACGAACATATTATGTACCTATGCGTAAAGTAAAATATGCAAAGGATAATCAAGAGCTATGAGCAAATGGGAATATTTTATATGGGTTGAAGTAGATAAAGACAATATTGCCCATGAATTACACCTTTTAGGAGATTCAAAATGGGAATTAGTTTCATCGGTATATGATCCTAGATATGGTAAAATTGTACATTATCTTAAACGTGAGGTTACTAATACTTAATTATGTTACGTATAGTTACAAGTATAGGTGATTCTGTAGAATCAGCCGCTATGAATGTTTCTGAGTTATTCAATGCTATTGAAGGGGATAAACGCATTATTAGCATAGATACTGTCAATCCTCGTGTAGGATTGTGTGAAATTGTTATATGGTTTGAGAGTGTTGACATTAGCAATGACTTACCTATGCAGCAACCGCCAAAACGACAATTTATTGGAATGCCTCGTGGTGCTGATCCAATGAATCCCTAGAATGCCCTACAAGGCCCCTCAGTTGCCCTCAGACGCACGAAAGTATCAAAACCCTATCTGAGTAGGGAAATGATTTTTCGGAAGCTCTGAGGGCTTCCTATTTTATTATATAATAAAAATAATAAGGAAAAAATATTCATGGCAAGACATGATAAGTACCTAATAGATTATATAAAGCGTTTAAAGGAAGCAGCAGGAATAACTGCCCGCGATAATATACAAACTGATTACGGATCATTCATGGAATATGGGTATATGCCAAAACAAAATATGAACAAACAAACCGTTAAACCCACTATGCGCGTGTTGTGTCAAGGATGTAAAAATAACGGCTATGCTTGTGCTCGCTGTCATGGTGAAGGATATATAGAGATACTTACGAGAGAATATACGGCTAAGACAGTACGTATGTATAAGTTTTGCCATAGCTGTGGAGATGAATTACCAGAGAATGCGTATTATTGTATCATGTGTGGTAAACAAATAAGGAATATATATATATATGAAAAGTAGACTGTATGGTTTTAAAGAAAATTGGCCCGATGGTGAAATATATCTTGTTAATGCAGATACATTAGACGAAGCTACAACATATTTTATTGCATATAAACAAGAGATAAATTCACATTTTGGTATAACAGAACATAAACTTATAAAAACAACGGTAGGAGCATATTTGCAAGCGTATTGTGGAAATGCAACACATGCTTTTTCATATCTTGTTTGTACATATATAATGTCGCCAGGCGTACTTACAGAAATAGAAATATACGAATAAAGAAACGAATAATTGAAAGGATACACATGTTATGGACATTTACACATTTACTGGGTTTTTTCCTAATGGAGATACAATACGTTATATTCATGCTCATAGCTTACATAACGCTATCGCTAACTTACAGCAATCAGAACCATTTATATATAACACAGATATAGGCAACATTACTCCTATTGATTCGGGCAAATTTATAGTTGTATTGCAGGACGAAGGTAGAATAGTCACCTATACTGTTATATGGTATAAACGATATACATCGTTAGATGGTATAAGCTAAAATGAAAAAATACGATTTAATTGTAGCAGACAACCCATGGAAATACGATAATATGCAACAAAATGATCCTAAACGTGGCGGTATTACATATCGTACATTAACAATGCAAGAATTATACGATATACCTTTATATAAAGCAGCTAAAGATGACAGTATTCTTGTATCGTGGGTTACATATCCTAAACTACTGGACTCTATATATGAATTTCCCAATCCATTAGCAATTATAAAGCAATGGGGGTTTCGTCCTGTTACTGCATTATTTATATGGATTAAGACAAATAAACGAGGGCAGCTTATAGAAGAAGATACGAATCTATTAGAATATGATGATTGGTATTCTGGTCTTGGGCGATATAGTAATACAAATGCAGAAATGGCAATACTAGCACGTAGAGGTAAGGCATTACCAAGAATAGATAGAACAGTAAAACAGCATATATTTGCTCCTATAGGTGGTCACAGCGAAAAGCCACAAGAACAATATAGACGTTTATCAAGATTATTTGGTGATGATATTGATCGTCTTGAGATATTTGCGCGTAAACAGAATCCACCTCCGAGCAATTGGGATGCTACTGGACTGGATTTTGACGGTATGGATATTAGAGAATGGATAAAACAATATGATTGATCTCTATCATGAAGATAATCTAACTGTATTACCAAGACTAGCAACAAATAGTATTCAACTTATTTATTCTGATATACTGTTTGGCACGAATAAAGATTTCCATGATTATAGTGATAAAATCGATATTGAGCGTTTTTATATACCAAGATTTGTTGAAATGCGGCGTGTATTATCTAACACTGGCTTACTCTATATTCATACAGATACTACAAATGGGCATTATATAAAAGTAATACTTGATCAAATATTTGGGCGCGCACAATTTAGAAATGAAATAATATGGTATTTTAATAGTAGTCCAAGAAGGAAAAAAGACTTTGGGAAAAGACATCATACTATTTTTAGATATTCTAAAAGCGATGATTATGTGTTTTATCCTATAAGAGTACCATATTCCAAGAGCGCGCCTCGTGGATATGCAAAAGAACAGTATTATCATCCTGATGGTAAAGTTATGGATGATGTATGGATCATTAACAGTTTAGGTCAAAACGATAAGCATGAACGTACAGGATATGCAACGCAAAAACCAGTAGCACTCTTAGATTATATTATATGCAGTTCAAGCAAAGAAGGTGATACAGTTGCGGATTTCTTTTTAGGTTCAGGTACAACGGCAGTATCAGCATTAAAAAATGGGCGCATATTTATAGGTGTGGATATAAATGAGCGTGCTATACAAATAACAAAAGAAAGAATAAAACAATATTATTAAGCACTAATCATAGGAAAGATATAACATATGACTAAATTATATGTCTTTGAAGGACAAACACCAGATTGTGAATATGATCTTATTGTTGCTGTTAGTTTAGAAAAGGCGCTAGAATACCATGCTACAGAACATATAGGTACAACATCCGAACTTACATATTTTAAAGGACAGACATTTATCAAATATACAATTGCATCTAAAGGTTCGGATGGTAGGATATACTACGGTACGTGGAGCTATGGAATTAAAGAATATTTTATAAAAGAAGGTATTTTATGAATAAATTATGGTCTTTTGATGCTGATTTTGGGAGACATGGATATTTATCTGGATTATTTATTGCTACCGATGAAGAAATAACTAAATTACAAGACGGATATGTTAATTTTGGTGAAGTGTTAGGCAAGCATTCAGAAGTATTGATTGATAATTTTAACATTAAAGATTTTATTACATGCGTGACTGATGATCAACAATTGATTGATCGCCTAGAAAAAGCATTTGGTAGTAAGACTCTATCAGGATATAATCCATTAGGCTATATCCGCGGACAAGAAGAAGAGGATGAAGAATAATGCTAGGTATTATTCCAGCAGCAGGATCAGCCAAACGCTTTAATGGTAAATATAAAGAATTTTTACGTCTTCACAATGGAGCATATTTACTTGATAATGCGTTTTTGACATTAGATCATTTTGGAGCGAGCAATTATATACTGATAAGTAACGCAGAAAAAATACATAAACACGCCACACACCTTGAATTATTTGCACGCAAATATATACCACATACGAAAATTATGTTACAGCAAGATTATACAGATATGTGGCAAGCTATACGGCTAACTTTACCATATAATGATGTATATAATATGCTTGTATTACCCGATACGTATTGGACAGCACCACATGTAGATCATAGTATGCTGTATCAAGATATTATTTTTGGTATATTTACAACGTATACACCTGAACGATTTAGCGTTATTTTCAAAGATACGATTGTAACAAAATCTGAAGAATTACAAGATACTGGTGTCTATTCTGCATGGGGTGCAGTTATATGGTCTGATTACGTTACTGATTTCTGGTTAAAACAAGAGTCACTTCTAGGTGCATATGCTACATATGATGATGCTTTTAGAGATGCTATACATCAGTTCGGCTATAGTACATTTCCTATAAATCAGTATTACGACTTTGCATCGCAAGAAGCTTATGATCAATTCTTGACAAACAATCACTAGAACTGTATACTACATGACAATGAATATTGTTTAGAAAGTAGAAAGAAGTTAAAAGTGGTTACAGTTCTAACAGGTGATTTAACATTACAATGGTATGATGCTGCGGTACAGTCAGGGATTGTAGGAGTTGATATTGAAACAAGCGGGCTAGATAAGCTCAAAGATAAAATAGCATGTATTCAATTATCCATTGTAAATTACGGCAATGTTATAGTTCGGTTTCCAAATGTGTACCCTACACATCTACTAGCGTTATTAGAAAATGCAAAGATAAAAAAGATTTTTCACCTTGCAACTTTTGATCTTAATTTTTTAATGCGTGATTATAATACAATTTGGCCGCAAAACATAGCAGATACAATAATAGCAGCAAAATTACTTGATCCGAAAAAACAATTATTTGTACATCCTATTACAGGGCGTCCTAGTCACTCACTTGCTGCTCTGGTATGGCATTACAAAGAGGTAATTTTGAACAAAGAGCTTGCCGTAAGCAATTGGTTTACTAAAAAATTAACCAAAAAACAACTTGACTATGCTGTACAGGATGTGGTATACTTACCTTATATTTTAGAGCAGCTAGAAAAATCCTTACCGCCCTACAAGCAAATGTTAGCGCATGAGGCATTTAATAATTTACCGGCATATGTAGCACTAGAACAAATTGGTATAAAAAATATTTATGGCTATTAAATCAGGTTTCGTGTATGCCATAAGTAATAACCGCGGGCAGATTAAATTAGGAAAAACCATAAATATAGAGCAGCGTAAGAGATCGTTACAAACAGGCAACGTTGATAAGCTTAAAATGCTCTATACGCTTCATGTATCTGATATACATAAAGCAGAACGTTCACTTCATGCGTTGTTTGCTGTCTATAGAAAACATGGAGAATGGTTTGAGCTAGATAAGAAAGGCTGTGAACTATTAAAAGAAGTATTCGATGTAACAATTACTACAGATGCGCGCTGGAATAGTATGTATCACTTAGGGTTAAGAAAGGAACGAAAATGAATGATCATGAATTATGTGTTATCTTAAACACAATGGATATTCCAGAGAATCGCAAAGATATTACAAACAAAGCAAATATACAATGGTTATTACGTAATATATCAATTCGCAATTTTGGGCATGCTAAATTAAATAATGTTATCGAAGAACTGAAAGGCCGGATGAAATGAGCTATAGCGCATATATTGCAAGGTTACAGAATATCCGTAAACATCCAAATGCTGATCGCCTTATGTTGGCAGATGTGATGGGTTATCAAGTTGTTATTGGATTGGATCATTTTGAAGGTGAGAAAGGAGTTTTCTTTCCCGCTGATGGTCAACTTAGTGAAGCTTTTGCAAAAGCAAATGATCTGATTGGTTACATTGATCCCGCTACTGGCGAGCGTAAAGGTGGATTTTTTGATGAAAAGCGTAAGGTAAAAGCGCAGAAGTTTCGCGGTGTTAAAAGTGAGGGTTTCTGGATGCCTTTGTCTGCATTGGATTCATTTATTGATTTTTTGCAGCTAAATACATTTTCTTTGCCTTCAGAATACGATTACAAAGAAGGTGAAGCCATTACTGATGTCATGGGCAATGAAATTTGCCGTAGATATGAGACAGAAGAAACACGTAAAGCAGCGGCACAAAATAAACAAGGCACACGAGCAGAAACACGTTTCTTTCCAAAGCATTTAGAAACAGGACAATTTCTTATCGAAGCATCTAATATACCAATAGGATCACGTATTATTCTATCTGAAAAGCTTCATGGTACTTCTCATAGAGAAGGTAAAACATGGATAGATGTTTCATTACCATGGTATAAACGATTTGTTAATTGGATAATGCGCCGCGATTATTATCCAAAGAAGCAATTAGCGCATTTGATCGGTACTCGCAACACAACATTATCAGAAACATCAAAAGACTATCATGGAGACAAGTCATTTCGTTACAAAGCGGCACAATCTCATATGCCATTAAATGACGGTGAATTGCTTTACGGTGAGATTGTAGGGTATACTTCTAATGGACAGCTTATTATGCCCGCGCATAATAATGCCAAGACAAAAGATAAAGAAGTAACAAAACAGTATGGTACTGAAATGCGTTATACCTATGGTACGCAAAAAGGCGAATCAAGGCTCTATGCGTATCGTATAGCAGTAATGAACGAGCAGGGACTTGCACGCGAATTGTCATATGATGAATTTGTACAACGTGCGCAAGAATTAGGCGTTAGAACCGTACCTGTTATTGCTAACTTTACATATGATGGTAATATTGAATCTCTAACATCACAGATACCATTATTAGCAGATGGACATTCTGTACTAGATCCTAATCATATTATGGAAGGCGTTGTACTGCGTATTGAAACACCTAATAATGGGCGTATCTATTTTCTAAAATACAAATCTTTCTTATTCCGCGTGCTGGAAGGTATTGCAAAAGAAGATGATACCTATGTAGATACAGAGGAAGCAAATTAAATGTGTCAATATTGTACTCCTATGCAATGCTACACATGCGGATCATTGCTGTGTGAGGAATGCTATCAATGCGCAAGTGAAGGGCACAATAAAGAATGTAGCCGCTATATCAGACCAGAAGTAATAGCATTTTTAGAAAAAAGTCTAAAAGAACGTCCTGATATATGGCGTATATTAGCAGAATTGTAAGAGGGGTGCATAATAAAAGCCCCGCATTATAAAAAGAATATTAAGAAACAGCCTTTACCAAAGGGCTGTTTTTCTGTTACATGAAAGGAAATAAACCATGGATATAGGTTATATTATTAGCTCTAATATACGTTATCAGAAACCATTAGAAAAACTGTTAAATTCAATGATCTCTTATGGCGTTAAGCCAGCTAATATCTTTGTTGCAGTAGGGGGATCAGAAGTAGATAGAACAGTAATAGATGGTAGGTGGTATGAAAGATCACATAACTCGTTTGATTATACTGGCCTTATTGAACTTATCTTGCATACACCTGATTTTCCTGAATATATTATGACATTACAAGATACAACAGAATTTACGGAACATACGCATGATTTGATTCTTAATGGCATTAACGTAGAAAATGACGGTACAGCAGTATACGGCGGGCAATGTAATCTTGTTGTGTATCGTTACTCTTATTTATTGGAACAACGTGATTATATTTTATCTCATCGTGATATGAGTAAACTGCATTCTATTCAGACAGAGGGCGAGTTATGGCGTATGATTCCAGATAATAAGCGTGGGCATTATAACAATAGTACGATGGATGTATTATCGTATGAGTTTTATCCATATGGTACTGGTATTCCTAGAATTGTAGAACGCTATAATGCAATTCAGCTACTTAAATATAAAGCCAATTATGGACAGAGTATGCATGCATTAATAACAGAGGCATAAATGAATAAAATACGTTATTGTATTCCTACACTTAATAGATTTGACCATTTACAAAAAGCGGTTATAGCCGCTAATACTGGTACACAAAAACCTGATGAAATTATCATTATTGATAATAGTGGTAATGGAGGGTCAATACCAGTTATGCAACCATTATTACAACGCTATATGAATATTTATATTCTGCCGCAAACATATAATTTAGGTGTATCTAAGTCCTGGAATACATTTATGACCATGTATCCTGATGATATGGTTATTATCGCAAATGATGATGTATTTGTACATACGCATGCTATTGAAAATATGGTAAGAGAGCGTCGATTTACTAGCGATACTACCATATTAACCGGAGCAAGTAATTCAGGAAACATGTTTTCATTATTTACTATAACACATAAAGCATTTGAGCATATAGGTCTGTTTGATGAGAAATTTTATCCCGGCTATTATGAAGATAATGATTATGCGCGAAGGGCTCTTTTGTTAGGGTATAAGCTTGTAGCATTAGATAATGTAACATATGACCATATTGGAAGTGCTACTATAGCCGCATATGATGAGCAAAGAAAGCGAGATCATCATAGTGAATTTAGTAGATTAGGACAATATTATAGAGATAAATGGGGTGGTATGCCGGGACAGGAAGTATACACAATTCCATTTAATAAATAAATAAAGGAAATAAAATATGCAACGTTTAAGGGATTTATACATTAAACTTAAATCTCAGAAAACACCCTTAACCCTTGCAGTTGTTGCACAAGCGTCCACAATTGCGATATGGATGACGCAAGAAGGACGTACAGGCTTCCCCGTACTGAATCTGGTTATAGCAAGTATAGCAGCATTTAGCATCGATCTTATTATCGTATCTACAGCTTTTTCAGAAAAGCGTAGTATTGCTGCCTGGATTCTTGCTTTAGCAACTTCTACAATTGCACTCGTGTTTTCAGCACTCATCGCTGTATACCTTTTTAGTCAAGACGGTACTATAACTCCATGGAATGTGTTACATGCCGCTTTTCCTATTCTCGTATACTTTTATAGCTGGTTTTTGTCTATCACCCTCCATGACAGAGAACAACACATGTTACACACCGAACAAAAGCTAAAAGAAGAAAAAGAGCTTAAAAGATTGCGCGATTTAGAACGCATTCCGCATAATATACAAGAATATCGTATCAGTATTATTCGTAAGCTCATGAATAAGCAAATGAATGCTTCACAAATATATGATATTGTTGGAGGTATGCGCGCTAAAGTATTGGAACAAATAAGAGAAATTCAGCAAGAATTGGGAATAAGTGATACAGATGATGTAGAACCAGCGTAGTATAATATAGTACCACGATAGTACCATGTAGTACATAGCGCGTACTATTTAGTACACAGGATTGATAATAGAAATGATAATTATCAAATCATTATCAATGTATCACTTCTATTATCAAATTATCAATAAAACAGTACATATATAACATTGATAATTTGATAAGAAAGGTCATACATGCGTAAAGAAATACTACGATTGTATGCTATGGGCATTATTGTAACTATACTTGCACTATCTATTCCTGAAGTACAATTTCATATGCAAGCCGTTATGTATTCATCAGAAGCAAAATCAGTTATAACAGCAGTACAAAACAGTAGTGATTATTACGTAGATAAATCTGCACAGGCATTACAAGCTCTTATTCAATATATAAAGCCCGCAGATACTATCTATATAAATGGACGATCAATCGGAGCTATAGATACTACTAACGACTTCTCATTAAATCATGGGCAAAGTATTTCAGTAGAGCAATGTGAATCTATACTTGCATCATATAAATCACCCGCTGAAGGTACATGTAGTGATGCTATAGAATATGCGCAAAAACACAATATAGATTTTGCTTATGTGCTTTACATGTTCATAAAAGAATCAAGTGCAGGTATGAATAAAAATTGGGCGGGTATTAAACCAGATGGAAATACAACACATAATACAGGTAATATCATATGTGCAGGATATATAACATGTTTTGGTAGATTCCGTGATTATACTTCATGGGATGAGGGATGGAAAGATCATATTGATCTCTTAGTAAATTACCGCGATTCACAAGGTGATAAAACCTTAGAAGAAGCTATAAATCGATGGGCACCGCCTATCGAAAATGATACAAATGCCTATTATCAAGAAGGTGTAAAACAAATAACAAGTTGGCGTGAAATAAATACCCGCGCCAATATACCTATTACACCTTCTGATATAAAACCTATAACAAAAAACATGGTACTACTAAGTGATTTTTATGCTAAAGGTATAGTATGGTGCTTTCAAGACGGGAGATGTCCAAAAGATAAATATGGTAATCCACTAGGAGAAGGTCAACATTTTGGCGATGATTTTAAACTAGAAGTTGGTGAACCTGTATATGCTCCGGTAAATGGTACCTTTATTAGTTGCGGCGCATATTCTGATCCTGCTAGAATAGGTGAGTATATTATATATTTAACATATGATAACTATGAGTTTTATAGTGGTCATTTGGCAAACTCTATAGTATTCTGTCAAAAGAACGTAGGCGATCCGGTCATAGCAGGTGAGATAGTAGGTTATGGTAATGCGAATGTGGCGGGACCGCATACACATATACAATTACGTAAAGATGGACAATTATTAGATTATATGCAGTATTATAATGAAAGGATACAAAATGATAAAGGAAGAAAATAAAGGATGGCTTCATGCATTTTTCGATACTATAGATATTGCTAGAAATATGTCAGAAGTAGAAAATGATGTAATCGAAGGTCCTTCTGGTGGAGGTGCTTTACTCTACGCGGTCGCTATGTTTGTTATGGCAGCAGTTACAGGAACATTGGCATATGTATTTGATCTTCAATCAACATGGGATGGTATGAATGCATTAACAATATTCATTATCCCGCAATTACCAGAATCACAAATACAAATATCGCAATGGCTTGGTTTAATCTTTACTATTGCTCCTACATTTACTCAAGCGTTCTCTGCTGGTTTAGCAAAAAGAAAGATACCATTAGTGAAATGGATGGTTGTTGGTTTCACAATGTTTGATGTTGTAACTGATATTCCTAGAGCAATGTCATGGACATTAACATTACAGGCACAATTCAATCAACTAGGTTTATTTGCATGGTTTGCACAGACAACATTTTTTGTTATGTGGCTGTTCCTGTCTACAATCGGATTTGAATTACTATTTGTTATCTTTTTCTGGGCGGGATTGTTATACACCGCTAAAGCTCTTGGGTATGAAAAGGCAACAAAACTATATAACACTATGCCTAAACTTAGCAATAACAATAAACATAGTAAACAGCCTAGCGTCAATACCACAAATATTCAAGATTTATTAAATAAAGCAAAAAATAACGAATCAGAAAGGTAAACTATGGAGCCGCAAGATGTTGATAAAATAGACGTGATCTATATACTCGGTAGTATAATTATAATAGCATACAGTACACCTATGGCCGTAGTATTAGCTTTGCCTATAGGCTTAATTCAATATAAATTGCGGCGTTCACAATGGTTTCAAAATAAAACAGCCGAATTACATGGTCTTGTGGCAAAGCCTGTAGGTTTCTTACTTCCGCCACCTAAAAGCTCAGAAACTAATGCATATACGGGTAAAACACAGAACTTACAACGCGAAGAAAGAAAAGCACTGCCTTTTTATATGCGTGTTAATTTGCCACAAGACCAGACTATTTATGTGGACGATGTACAATCTAAGCCTGTAATAGCGCATAATGCAATACAAAACAATACAATACATATGCTATTAAAGAAAGCGCCTAGCTACTTTTCCTATGAGAAATTACCTAATCCGCCTACGACTACTTCTATACCAATAGGATATGATTTATCGAATAAGTCTATTATGTGGATGGATTTAGCAAAAGATTTCGTACATGGTCTTGTAGCAGGTATGACAGGTACAGGTAAAGATGCGCTACTACGTTTGTGGTACGTGTATTTAACATCTTATAATCCTCCATCGGCCATCCAATTTATTATTCTTGATGGTAAGAATGAATGGATGTTACCCGCGCTGGCACAATCACCCTATATGTTCATTCCGCCTGCTGGAGGTGTTGATATAGTTAAAGATGAGAAAGGTAGAAGAAAACTAGGCTCAACTCAGCGTATGGCTGAAAGTCTTGATAAAGTTTTTGATGAGATAGAAAGACGCCAAGAGTTATTTAATAAAGCGGGAGCTACGAACCTTGCATCCTATGTATCAAAAACTGGTAATACCCTACCACGGCTTGTTATTATTGCTACTGATGTAGGGGAAGATTTTAATGGTGATCTGGAAACACTTGTCAGAATACTTACAATGAAGGCTCGGTCGTTTGGTATAAATCTTATTATTTCTATGCAAACTTCCAGCAAGCAAGACACTGGATGGCGTAGTAACCTATCACTTACAATGTCAGGTTATCAGGCGTTACATAGTGCAGATCAGCCGATAATGGGTATAAATGCAACAAATATACTTTATAGACCGTCTCAGCTTCCAAATCCAGAAGAAGACGACAGAGCTAAGGGTTTATTTGCAGTGCGTAGAGGATCATATCAAACTATTGTCAAAACTGCTCATTTAAATGAAGAGATATTTGAGCAATATATCCATAATGCCATTAAAGAACCTTCGCAGGATGAGTTATTAGTACAGCGTGCAATGGAAAAATACAATACGAGAATAAAACATCAAAATACCATAACACCACTTGATCTTATAAATCAAGATTACCAAAGACCTGTACGAACACAAAAACAAGATAAACCAGAAAAAACGGAATATGAATGGTTACTTACAAAGGAACAGCGCATGAACGTTATACAATGGGTTAAACAAGGCTGGAACAAAACAAAAATAATGCGCGACGGTCTTAGATATACATCTGGTGAATATTATACACGCTATAGCAGTGATGTAGATAAACTTATATATATAGTTAATAAAGTTACAAAACTATGATAAAGAAAACAATATCGATACTTATTCTATTATATTTATTCTATAAATTAGATGTTGTGCCTATTGTTGTTGTTGTACAGCATTTGTTAGTGTACTGGAATATATTTATGTATACTATACTCACGCTTAAAGATAATCATCCGGTTATATACATGTTATTACCTTTCATACTTATATGGTTATTATTACAAAAGAATGCCTAGCTATAAAACACATGATAAGATAGCGTATATTTCTGTAGTACCTATTAGTTTACTTACAGCATATACGTTATCTTTATCCATACCAGATACATTTTTATTTGCGGGGGGATTTATTCTCACTAATTATTATCTATCTCCTGATCTTGACACGTATAGTATAATGGTAAGACGATGGGGTTTTCTCTATCCTTTATGGATACCGTATAGACATGCTATTAAACATCGGTCATTATTTTCACACAGCGGCCCTCTGAGCGCTTTGATACGATTAACCTATATAACTATACCCTTGAGTCTTATAGGGCTTCTGGTAAATATTTCATTATTTTTTATGGCTATAGAAAGCCATGCATTTTTATTATTTATACTATCTGCAATATTTTCGGATACATTGCATACCTTGACAGACAAGATATGGAGTAAGATACATGCGAGATAAAGAACGTTTTTATACATTACGCGGCAGTGATTATAATGAGCTTATACTATTACTGAATACACTAGATGAAGATGATTTTATTGTTTTTATCGGTATTGATAAGACAATAAAAATCCATGGACGTTCAACATATATTGCAATAATAGAACGAGCTAATAACGAGGTTTCAAAGAAGTTTGACACTATAAACCAGACAATAATGACCGCTTAATGCTGTATAGTTATATTTTCTGAGAGTTTGAAAGGACTTTGTATATGTTACAGTTAGAATATTGGATGAAAAAGATATGGAGTGTTGATAAAACGTGGAAAATTGCTTACGATGATGAAGGTGTGGTACTTTATAATAGTCGCGGGGATTATTTCAAATCAGCATCTTTAGAGCATGCCATAGGTATGGTATACTATTTATATGCGGAATTACATAGAGAAGAAGGAGAAAATACATAATGAATTTTGATAAGGTTCAGGATAGTGGTATACGAGAAGAATTTAGTACAGGGAGTAAACGTGATACACAGCAAGGTAAGGGAAATCCTAGTCTTATACCTATTGAACCTTTGCGTAGATTAGCAAAGCATTATGAAAACGGTGCTGTTAAATATGGTAAACGTAATTGGGAGAAAGGTCAACCATTATCACGGTATTATGATTCTGCTATGCGCCATATGTGGGCATATATGGAAGGTGATTACAACGAGGATCATTTAGCAGCAGCAGCGTGGAATATTTTTAGTATAATAGCAACACAAGAAAGGATAATAGCTGGTATATTACCGAAAGAATTAGATGATATAGGAGCTATTCAAGCGTATCAAGATCATCTATTAGAAGAAGGTAGTAAACATTTTGATAAAGAACCAATAAACAAATCACAACCATTTACAAGTATTAAATCACCTGATAATATCCGCGCCCAGAATATTCACACTGACCAAATACGAGCACAAGATATTAATAGCGTTACAGCTTTGGATGGTTTAACAGATGAGCAATTACCTATCTATGGTATTACACTTTCTCGTGATGGTAAAGTTATAGGTAGGGCTGATACTGGATATATACGTAAGCATAAACAAACGGTAAAGGCCGCAGATGCTATAAAACTAGGCGAAGTTACTATAGGCGTTATTGTAGATACAACACAAGCAGAACAAGCATTACATACTTTTTCGGAAAAGCTAAATGCTGTTGTTGATAAAACCAATACATTATGCAGTGATTGAGATTGTTGTCATTGGAAGATTTAGTATAGATCATGCGGCAATCATAATAATTGCCAGCCATTTATATATAGAATTAAAAGATATAAGTGATTATATTATTCATATAGAAAGGAAAAATTAATGCTTGCATCACTATTACGAAGATTATTAGACTTCTTAGGTGAAAACGATTATGTGTATTTCACTATTGATAATCGCATATTTAAACCTACGCAACATATAATACATTTGAAGAACGGCGTTATTATCACATTAGAAGAAATACAATAAAGGAATATATGATGATTACAGTTATAGTAGGTCCAAGAGGATCAGGTAAGACAACATTAGCGCTTGGTCTAATGACTTCCCTCTATGGTATTCGTAGTAACATTGCTACGTTATTAGATGAATATGAGGATGGAAAAGCATATTATATTCAATCGCCTATAGATATTACACGCGGGTGGTCAAGAGGTATACGCCCTGTTAATATTAAAAAAGAGCTAGAATTTAAACAGCCCGTAATAATAACCACCCGCGAATTATCATCAGAATTAGAATCATTAGCTACGTATATTATACGTACAGAAAGGAAGCCATGAACGCAGTTATATTTCGTAATCTGATTAGTTATCTCATGGAACATGAGTATATTTATTTTACATTTCGCGATATAGTATTCAAACCTACTATGCAAGTAACCGAACTTACTGGTGCTATTGCTATAGAGTTAGTACAGTGTGGTGATTAAATAATCGCCCCGCATTATATAAAGCATCCATTACTTTTACTTGTAGTGGATGGTTTTACTTATCTATAATCTATTATATTTATACCTTTTATGTTATTGCATCTCTCACATAGCGGTTGAATGTTATCAATAGTATTGTTACCACCTTTTGATAGCGGTATAACATGATCTGCTGTTAATTTGCATGTAGTACAGCCACAAGATAAACATGTATTATTATACTTAGTGTAAAGTTCCTGAAGTTCTTTACCTGTAAATGACCCTCTTTTCTCATGTATTCTTCTACGATGTTTAAATGCTTTTCTAGTTAATCTGCATTTTTCTGTATTATAACACTTTATACGGCGTAATCTTTCACTACCGCTGTATTTACGCGGCCTGCCTTTCTTATTTATTTTAGGTTTCTTGCGATTACATACTGTACATATGCCTTTTTCACTTATAACTACACGCGCTTTTAGCTTTTTACAAGTAGAGCAATATGCTGTATATGATCCTTTTGGTATATACCCATATTCTATGCTTTTTAACCTACGATCTTCTGGCGAAAGTATTTGTTTTGGTTTAGAAACACGCTTGTAGTTACCCTTACCTACACCTTTAATTTTATTATTGTCTCGTTTCCATTGCTTTGTGTATGCTCTTTTACATATATAACAATATGAATCTAAACCATTTTTCTTCTTCGTGTTAGCTGGAAATTCTTTGGAGTATTTCCATTCTCTGCACCGCGAACATCTGTGTTTATTATTCATTATTTATCCTTCTATATAATTATTCTTGCATACTATACATTACTTTTTTATAAATGTCAAGAAAATAAATAAAAAAGGATATAGTTATATTTTAAATTTACGACATCCACGCACGCCACGCAAGGCCCCTCAAGGGGTGATTTTTTGCTACCCCCTTATGTCTACGTGTATACACATAAACACTGCTCTGCGAGCATATATCTATCACGCATAGTACACGTAGACATACACACACGCTACATAGCGTATAAACACATATATTTATTATTTCAATATATGTGTTATCTATATGCTATGCTCTATGCTTGTATATACCCTATATTACATACCACACCCTCACTCTACACACATAGCATATACCACGCGGCAGCACACCACACACACACTCATACACACACAATATATATATCTATATCGCAATGCATATACATATAAATAGGTATAGTACATAGCACACACAGCACATAGCATAGCATAGCACGCAGTATATAACCATATACATATACTACTGCGCGCATTCTATATACAGCATATACATCCTCTACACATACCCATTATACCCTCCCTTCACTACTTATACCTGTGCCCCTACCCACTACATTACACCTTCACTGAACGCCATAGGTAACATAACACCACACCTCACAGGAAGCTCTGAGAGCGATGATACACCCTGTGCCTATACTCTACATACCCTCTATACGCAGAATGTCTCCTATAAAGCTACAGAGCATGATATACGATACCGCATATATACTAGTATATAAAAAGACTTTACACTTAGGGGGATATATACATGGAGTCAAAACGTATAAACGGGTGATTGTAGTCACATGTGCATTTTTGGAGAGTGTAAAGTGTATAGTGCTTTGTAAGCATGATATGATGAGGTATTTCATAGGTGCGAATGGTGCCGCAGGGCACAACAAAGGCATAAAACCTTATTTAACCAAAACCTATAATTCAGACAACAACGCTCACAGAGCATAAAACACAAAGAATTATGCTAGTGCATTCTAAGAGGATATTCTACATTGGTTATAGAGTATTTTTCACTAATAGATTCTGCATGTATACATTGCGGGGCAATTATTCCGAGAACAAAGAAAAAACCCATCATTTATAGATAGGTCTTTCTCGTATATATTCCTTTTGTTATTAATAAAGCTTGATTGATTGAATAACAATACCTTCCTTTAACATCACAAGTAACACTGTTTCTAGCACATTACATGTGATATACATTGTTTCCAGTCTACCAGATACGGCATTAAGGTATTCTATTTCTACCATTATAGTATGCTCCTATGCGTATAAATTGCGGGCCATTATTACATTAGCTCAAAAGATCATCGGCTAATGCCCATGCGGTATCACAAGCTGCATTATCACTGCCGTTTATTGTAAACTCACTGCCGCCTATTCGCAATGTCAATTCATTTGCGCCGGTCTGGTACAGTTCAAAGTAAAAGCCCTTTATCTTGCGTGTACCTATATAAATCATTGTTATAACCTCTCTGTATATAATGCGCGGCTCTGTTATTATAGATAGTTGTTTCTTGCCATTGTCAGTATAGTAATAAGCTGATCTATCTGCTGTACCGTAGTAATATCGATACGTTCCACAGACTCACCCGTAGGGGCATTATCATTCGGTACAGTCTGAATGATGAACACACGATTCTTATCAATTACTACGTGCGTGCTATGTGGTTCTTCATTCAGATCATCGGTAAGATGAACACGAATAGCGGCTAATTGATTGCTTTTCATGGTATTAAACCTTTCTGTGATATATTGCGCGGCTATTATTCACGAGGATATTATGCTGTATAATCCTCATACCATTGCTTATTCTCATACCATTGCACGCTTGCACAGTTATTGCTATCACGCAGGAATTGACAAAACGTATCTGCGCTATCCTTTGCACTAAAATACTGGAAATAGTCCTGATGATCGGTAATGGATGTCCAGAGCACACGGTACATATAACCGCAGTCACGTAGTGAGCTATCAATAGCTGGAGTAAGGTTGTCGATCAGCATGGCAGCATCCTTTCTTATATGTCAAGTATGACAGGATTACCGTTATACATACCCACATTATAAAACGCGGGGCGATTATTAGCGCGGCTTGTGATAATCGATATGAATATTATAGAAAATATCAAATAACCGGGCCTCTTCTTCAACAGCCGCATCATAATCGGTATAATTACCGTTACGCAAGTTGCGTTGCGCAATAACCCATGCATTACGTGCGTCGTTCAGTTGATAGATTGTAGGGATCATTATATTCACCTTTCTGTATATACTGCGCGGCTATTATACACGCGCCCATCGCAGTTATTAACTAATAAGGTCATTAAGCACGTTCAGAATGCTGGACAATTGCGTTTCTAGTCTATCAGTATCATACATGCTGATTGAAAGCATCCTGCCGTTGAACTGAAAAGCAAGCTGATTAAAATGTGTGAACATAGTCATAGTCACGGTAATATCAGTGATGGTCATAGAGTGATACTGAAGAACACCAGAGCTATAAGCCTGATAGATCAGATTAGCGATTGTGTCTATAAATGTCTTCTGAAACATGCTCGTCTACCTTTCTTTATTCAGTAACCTTGACGATCTGCCGACAATTGAATTTAATAATTGCGGTCATCTGTGCTGCAAGGCGATCAATATCCTTGATCTTCACTGTCTGGTGTGTATCGTCTGACTTCAGGAAAGTGATTGTATACGTCTTCATTGCCTGTACCTTTCGCTATTGTTTTCCTCACAACCCTATGATACCACAGGACTATATGGAATGCAATATCGAAACCGTGTAGATTCTAAGGAATATTTTAAGGAATATTTTTGAGGATAAAATTATAGGAGACATTCTAAGACGTTGAAAATATCAAAACGACCTGAGATACTGGTTTGATACTATCGTGTCTTAGAATGTCTCCTAGGGGTATTGTAGGGCATTCTGTGATTATTGATCAGGGAAGAGTGTAGTATATCTGGTAAGCATGTCAAGCATACGCTTATAGGTAGTACCTGAAACCTTTGTAAGCAAGGTAGCGCAATAGCATTGAATACCATGGGGGGTCATTACAAAGGTATCCTCATCGTTGTTATACACAATAACGCCATTGTACAAAAATGCGGCAAGAGTCTTATAGTCGATATGTTCTGAGAGTGTGGTAAAATTGGTTATTCCGTTTGTAAGTATATGCTCAATCGCATTCATTTGAGCATAGCTGAAGTCACTGTGTACGAATTTAAGTGCTTTAGCCATAACAGGTATCCTTTCTTACGAGTAATAATTGGCGGGGCATTATTTATGAATCACAAACATTGTTAAACCATGTTCATCAAACATAGGCGTCATAGTGATAATATCAGTAAATGAAACCGTCGAAGATAGTTTAAACAGCGCTATAGCAAGCATCTCCTCATATCCTCTAGTACCGTTGCAAGGTACAAAGATACGCTTAACATTATCCATATACATATATCCTTTCTTATATAGTGCGCGCCGGATTATACACGGCGACCTTTAATTATATATCTTCCAGTACCGTCACGCTTTACATATGGTATATCCCGTAATGCTCGTGAGATTTGAGAAGGCTTGTATGTTTCGAGCGCAACATCCATGGCGGTCATTACATCCATAACGTTAAACCATCTGTTTCCCGGAATGGATTCCAATGCTTTCTTTACTGCTTGCTTGATCATTGTGTTTTCCCCTTTCATTCAAAATATCAGAAATAATCCGTACTAAAGCACCACTTTCGGGTATTCAAGATTATTATCTGTAACATACTGATTGATACCGTCAATCCATCCACGCAACCAATCATGATGATATTGTGTCGATAAACGAGCATACTCTTTAACGTCTGGTTTATCATTCTTACCTGAATTAAAAACATATGGCCCGCCAGGGATATAACCACCAATTACAGATGGATGCTTAAAATTGCTTCCTCTTGTTAACCATATATATCCATCATTATATCCATCATCATATCCCTGTTCATTGATCACAGATGGATTAGGATCAAGGATATGAGGAAAACTTTCTTTTGCATTCATGCTATTTACTCCCATGTTACATCATCGGCTATACTACCATCATATTTTGGTAATGCTATACCATGGTGTGCTAATGTTTGTTCTAATTGTTTAATCCTTTCACGATATATCTGATGGTCTTGCCACAGAAGATCGGCTACTTGCTTATAATATTTCTCCTTCCAGGATTTAGATAATATCCAAAAATCCATACCACCAAAACGATTACGCAAGAATGCGGCTATTGTTTCTTTATCCATGATACATTGATCCTTATATATAATGCCGGGCAATTATTCATAGATAATGTGGCTATCCAATACGCGATACAGTTCATCTCTGCCGGGCTTCATGTGGTTAAGCTCTAAAGAAAGCTTGACAGCACTTACAAGCTCATCGGCTCGGCCTACTGTTTCCGTAATATCTTCACTGGTTGTCACTACTGCTATTACTGCATAGAGATTGTTATCATGTAGTACGTAGTCAAGCCGCTTGACAAAAGCTTCCATATTACTATCGTCACTAGGGATAATGACAATTTCATCTCCTCCCCATCTGATAACTGTATCGGTATGCCGAAAATTGTCTACAAAAGAGCAAATGAGCTTGTCTACACCATCCATTGTAAAAGCATGATTCGCCGCGTGCATATTTGCAATATCGATTTGAACAAGCTTATGATCTGAGCAAATCGGCTTGCTCGCAACAGCATTACGATTCAAGATACCGCCAAAAGCTTGATCACATTCAAGATACCCTATCCGTTTCTGCTGCTCCATAACGAGTGCAATCAGTTCTTCGCGGCTCATATCTTGAATGTTCATTGTAGTATCCTGTATTGTCTAAGCGGCTTCGTTGAATGGAGTATAGCATGGGAGCATAGGCTAGTACAATGGTATCATGGTCCTATATGAAATTAGTACCTAATCACTATGAAAATAATTGCACCAATTATGCGTAGCTCTGAACCGTATAGCCCTTATCTTTCAAAGCATCTGCGAGATCATTAATACTGTGAAGACGGCTAAAATTATGTACGTATACCTCAGCATGCGTAGGAAACATACACATCAGATTAACCGCATCCTCTAGCGCTTGTGCTGTAACATTCCATGACCGTTCATCATTCACATAGCATGTGATCTGAGCATATCCACTACTGGTACTGCGGATAATGAGCTGAAATTTACCAGTAATCATGGGAATATCCTTTCTGATAGCCATATCATTATTACAAATAGCCGATGAATGTAACAGTGCTGTATGTGCCATTTGTATACTCTACGCATTGAAACATCTTTTTACCTTTTGGCCGGACAAGAGTAAGATCACGAGTAACATTGTTTTCACGCATAACTCTTGCCATATTGATCAAGCCATCTGATTCTAACTGATCTGGTGTTTTTGCGCTAATGATTTGATATTCGATATTGTCTATGGTAATCATGTTATGTGTCTCCTGATATTACTGCGGCGCATTATTAGTAATCGTTAGCGTATATGTCAATATCACGCAAAATGCTATCGGATACGCCATCCTCCATAATTGTAGGATCAATTACAAATGTAATCTCATCTCGCATATATCCCCAAGTCATAACCTGCTTAATATAACTAGCGGTGTCTTGCCAAACGTTCTTTAGCATTGTTGTATCGACAACATTACCGTCGTGTCGAGCTTTGGCGTAGTAGCTACCGTTTACTTGGAAGAATTTAACCTCTAGCATTGTCTTCAGCCTTTCAGATTGTTTGCCTCACACCAGAATGATACCATGATCTATGGCCAGAGTCAATACTGAAACCGTGTAGTTTTTAAGGAATATTTCGGGGATTATTTTTTTTTAGGATTGTACAGGAGCCATTTTAAGAGGCGATAATTTTCAAAATGACGTGAGATACCAGTTTGATCCTATCATCGCTCTCAGAGCTTCCCAGGGGCCTTACAGGGCATCCTAAGAAATAGCTGTCATGTAAAAAGAGTCTAGGGTTTAGTCCTAGACTCTCTGGTGCTTTATACTGGTACGTTAATCCACTAATACCAAATGGCTTTTGGCTCTGGTAATGCCCACATAATGCACATGTTTTTCCTGGGCTATCTGTTCTTCTAACCGCATTGGCAATTCAACACGGCTATAGTCAAAGATGAAGACCTTATCGGCTTCGTTACCCTTGACTCGATGAATAGTTGATAGCTGTACTGCGTTCTTCTCATTCGTATCACTGAAGAGTGTAGTAATCTTGGCCCTAAGCTCTGTCAAATCCTCCATTCCCTCTGTAAGAGCAATAAGAGTATCGATCTTATCGTTTAATGCTTGCCGCGCATTATCTGCCTTCTTACCACGAGCTTCTAACTTTTCAAGCTCCTTATTGCGGTATTTCTCTGCTTTATCAATCAATTCAGGAATATCTTGAGCCTTGAGTTTCTTAATAAGGGCTAACATACCTTTGCCAAAATCGCGCCCTTTTACAAAGACTGGTACACCAGCACGCATAAGACCGTATGCTACGCTAATAAGGGGAGCGGTACGACGGCAAATACCCATATCACCGGGTTTAATAGATTCAATAGCTTTGTTAAGCCCCATTGATTCTACAATACCGATAGGAGCATCATCCATTGCACGAATATGCGGTACAATTTGTTGTGCTCTGTCAATAATCGCTACTGCGCAACGTCTGCTCACTGTTAAGGGTAATGACTCGACACCGCGATTAGTTGTACTCAAGTATGTATTAAAGTCTCGCATGCTATTTGTATTGGCACCAGCAAAACCATAAATACTTTGATACTCGTCGCCTACACCAAAAAAACGACCAGTCTTACCTAAAGCGAGTATTGCAATATATTGCTGTAGTTTATTAAAATCCTGTAGCTCATCTGCGATTACAACGTCAAATGTTTCTATCGCTATCTTGTGAGTGTACACAAAATAGAGCATATCAGTGAAATCGACCACATTTCGGCTATTTACACTCGCTTTGATAACTTGCGGGACAATTGTATACACCATGCTACGATGATCATTCAGATCAATACCATATGTATCCACAATGGAATCTAGCTCTTGCTCGTCTTTACCTTCAAACAAGTTATATTTGCAAAGCTCTACAATCCTTCGTGTAGCTGCTTTGATGTAATCACTGTTGTCATCTTCAGGCACAAAGCCGTCAATGATACCGTCAAGTTTATTCTCATCTAGTGTAACACGAGGATTCCAGCGCTTTACTTGCTGAAAGCTAAAGCTGTGCATGGTCTTAACCATGATCTCTTGAGGTAAACGCTGTTCTAGTTCTTTAACAATATGCGTGTTAAACGCTACAAAAAGCTGCTTTACTGCTTTCTGTTGCTGCATAAGCATAGAACCGTGAACGATCGTGAATGTTTTCCCGCATCCCGCACCAGCTTTAACAATTAAATGTTTATTGCTTTGCAGCATAGTATTCCAGATTGCTTCTTGCTCTGGTGATCCTTGCACACTAGTGTTTAGCGTAATTGAGCTACGATCAGCTTTAGGAGCTTTAAATGGCTTATAACCATTGCACTTTGGGAAACCAGAACATCCGTAGAATTGAAAGTCTGTACCCTTCTTCGTGCGGAGTACCATGGGCTTATTGCATTTGGGGCATGTTTCTGTAGCGGTCATCGTTGTGTATCCTTCTGTATTACAAAGAAGACGTAAGTAGATCCTACCGATACATCATAGATACATCATGTTGATCATCCGTTAGTTCAAACATTGCTGTAGTATTAATGTTACCCCAAAGAAGGTAAAAACCTTCTGGATGATCAATCGGCAGCATATCAGTAATCCATGTGTCTACAATATCATGCTTGTGCATATCTATTTTGTAAATAATGTACATGGTTTTATGCCCTTTCCTTGTAAGATTGTTTCATTGCCTCTATGATACCATGACCGTTCCGGCAATGTCAATATCGAAAGCGTGTAGATTCTAGGGAGTTTATTTAATGCCTAGAATCTGCTTTTGATTGTTAGGGATAAAGACACGGCGGCATCCATCTGGCAATTGATAGCGGGTGTCATGGCCGATGCTATCTTTGAAAAATACCTGTACATACCATTGATCGCGCCAATTGCAAACCCGACCGCCTAGGAAACCTTCTTGCATTGCTAATGCATTAAAAATGCTATTTGCATCTTCTTCAGAATAGATCGTATCGAATAATTGAATAGCATTCATGATTTTAGCCTTTCTCGTTTAGCAAGTAACGCAATCCTTCGTAAGCTATGCTGTTCTTTATCGGTAATTCACCATTTGGCCCAATGAATTTATATTGTAATATAAATCTATATATTTCCTCTGATTGTTCATCATTCCAATAATTTAATATTTCCCTACAGTATATATCGATAGCACCATCTTTACGACGGTTTATAATATATTTCGATCTATGTATATTTTGCTTCGCCGCTATTTTTACTGTTTCGTATTGTTCCTTTGTTAAACCTATCAGTAGACTATACATATGAGCTATCCTTTATGTAGACTATTACATTTTAGTATGCTTCATCTGGATTGATAAGCCAAGTAGCATAATTGGTTAAAGGAGCGCCTAGTTTATATACGCTACCGCTCTTTGTTGTTATTGTTTGTATATCCTTGTTATATGCTACTATAACAGAAGTAGTAATACGGTTATCATATCCTTCTACACATCCTGTAAGATGTAATTGACATCCTTTCTCCAAATCTTCAATATGTGCATATTCCCAGAAAGGATTAATTATTGTGTATTGATCGCATGTTTTCATGGTTTTACTCCTAATCTTCTAGCTGTTTCTTTCCGTATAGATTTACGGGCAAATTGCATTCTACGATCATATTCATCCTTGTCAGCTATAGTATCTGCGGCGAATGTTTCATGGTCTCCATTGACGGCAATTGACCGCAGCGAACTATCCTCGCATATCTGATGTTGAACTGTACCAATCTCCGTTGTAATTGTCCAATAAAAAGAACGACTTGTTACCGTAGCATTATATATTGATATATTGCGCCGCGTTTTGTATTTACGAATGAATGTGCTTAGACGATAGACTAGAACGGCTATTATAAGTATAGCCCACATGCTCATAATTATTACTCCTATACGAATCGCATCTGAATTGACGTTCGGTAAGCTATCCTTTGCTGAATAACCTTATAGTCTATTCCTTTTGTCTCACACCAGAGAAATAAGGGAGTATGTTTCTTTGAGGAATTACAACCGTTGCAAACGGTAACGAGATTGTGAGGATTTTTGATAGCCTTGCGGAAATCTTTTATATCAGGATATTCCTGTGCAAGCTCATGTTGTGGAATAATATGGTCAAGCGTAATTACATCTAGCGGATTTTGCTTCCATACCTCTTTTGTGTATCGCTTGCCTACTTTGCCGCAATAGCAGCAAGTATCAGCATCACGATCATAAAGGTTTTTGCGCTGCTTTGGGCTTATCCATCCGCTAGGCATGTTCGTAATCCTCTGTACTGGTATGTTGCGGTTCCGTTGTGAGGATAGTACCATGAAAAAAGATAAGAGTCAAGAGGTTTTAAGACCAATTTTAGAGGAATTTTTTGTACCCTGTATTACGAATAGTCAATATTAAATACAGGGTACATAACGCGCCTACCATTCAATATCAAAACCTGCGGCGCTAAACAACGTTTCTCTCACCTGCGTCCATGTTTCAGAAGACAGATCACGATTGTACCCACGAATGTCGTTTTTCTTGTCATAGACAAAGATTCGAGTCTCTTTCTGAAGATCGACTCGCTTGTCTGTAACAATGTAATGATACCTGCTGCCCTTTTCTTCGATCTGCCATCCGAAAACATATATAACATCTTTCTGTCCAGTTTGAGGATTGGGCATGATCATACCCACTGAACCGTAGCGCAATTTGCCTTCCATTGTGGTATCCTTTCGGTATTGTGTTCGGCTACTGAAACAAGGATACCATGCTCCCAGAGCAATGTCAATATCGAAAGCGTGTAGATTCTAGGCAAATTTCAAAGGGCACCATACGGACTCTGTTTAACCTGAACCTATAGATCATAGTATTCTCTTGTCGGATATGATCAATGCCATGAATATACCCGGCGTATTATTATACCGCGTTTTGTTTTCATTTTCCTAGTACCTTTTGAATATCATACAAAGAACGCTCCCGTACTAGTAATCGCTCTCTATAATAATCAGGATGGCTTAATCTACGATGATAGTAGAACCTAGCATATTTATATTTTAATGCGAGTTTCTTTCCTCGTTTCGTCTTCATAGTATCCCCCATGAATAAATTGCGCGCAGTTATTTCTTAATGCTCCATGTACGATTCCAGATACGGGTAATTGGATTCCATAGATACGTCTCATTAGGATTCGTAGAATAAAAGTCTACCGCACGAATGGCCCCATGACCATATCCTGCTAAAGTGAATGCATGCCCGATTGTATTACCTTTGATTGTTTGTTTTGTTCCATCCTTCCAGTAGAGGATATATGTGTTCATCTTATACTCCTTGTGTATTGGATAGGAATCTCATAAAATCCGCTACCATCGTCAAAACGTACAATGACAGTAAAAATACGATTGTTCATACAACCTACTGCTCTACTAGGTTCAGCTAGACCGATCTTACCTCTCATCGCTCCTTCTATAATGATTACTTTCATTATTCTATACTCTTTGTATTCTTACATAATGGATATGCAGCACATCCTAAAAATTCACCAAACTTGCCTTTTCGTAGTTTCATAGGATTACCACAACGATCACACCATGTTATACCATCACTCCAATTATCAATGCGCGCATTTAATCGTATCTGCCAATTATGTGATCGATTAATCCTTTTTTCACCGCTAATAAAATCACCACGACTATCAACAATCACAATACGTATAGCATCAGCGCCAATATCTCTACTTTTACCATTACGCTTATCAATACTCGTATAAATACGAATATGACATGTATCTATTACTTTCTCATAGACATGTTCACCTATAGGTAGATCAATACGTTTAAATCCACGTACGAGCAATACATCATTCATGTCTTGCAGTGTAATAACTTCGTATTGTGATGCCATAGCAATCTACCTTTCTATGAATTAAATAAACGCTGGTAATTCGTTAGTGCTGCATGAATGCGTTCATGTGTAGGACCATCATACTTAGTGAGAATAGTAGCACAATACGATTGAATACCGTAATGTGTCAGTGTGTATATTCCACACTCATTATCAAATGATACGATGCTGTTACGAATAAATGCACCTAGTGTACGATTGTCAGCGAATAAAAACATTGTTTCTTTTACTTCTATTGCGGTATTCCGATGATCCAATATCCTCTCAATAGCTTCTACTTGAGCATTGCTTAAATTCATATTCACTGACATGATGCCTACTCCTATTTATTGGTTATACCAGAGGATAACCTCATCTCCATACAGAATATAGGCGCGGCCTATATTATCAACCGCAAGGGTGAAATGGTTGATACGCTTCTTATGTTGTCTACGGTATTCACGAATAAAATCAAGAATAACTATGCCAATTGTGTAATCCAGTGCTTTTGTGAAAATACGCATAGCAAAATTATTATCAGACCTATCACCGGACTCGGTATCTTTCATATACTGTACTGATTGATCATCCTTCAGATACAGCCATGAAATATCCTGAGCGCTCAAGGGCTTTCCTGAATCGTATGCCTCTTTCATCTTTGCATAGAGCGCATTCGTGTCTACTTCCCATGACGTTACCTTGATCTGTTTGCCAGCATAGGTGATAGTTTGCTTTTTCATGTCTTTACTCCTGATACTATGCGCGGCTATTATTCAATTACAGTAATTGTGTATCCTTCTGTGATTTCATGACATGACACATATTCCCACGTATAATCAGTATTCTGATCCGCAATTTCTTGCGCTTTCTCAATTGTGGTGGTAATTATATATTGCATCGCAATGCCGTATGAATCGCCTGAAAATTCAAAGATATAGAGCTTGCTCATAAAGGTAAATCCTTTCATAACTTGTCCGACTCTGCGAGAATAATACCATGAGCTAAAACAGAAGTCAATATCTAAACCGTGTAATATAACGTGTAAATTTAAGAAGATTTTAGAGGATACTGGTATTTATTACTCGCGCCAGTATAACGCTTTGTACTTATAATTGCGGGCAATTTATTACTTGCTGCGTGTTAGCTCATTTCGATGGGCACCGCAATAAACATCAAACATGTTAATAGGCGAGCGGATAATGCAAGCGCATTTTTTACTGCGGTACGTATGTATAACCCGCTTGTCATCCGCATCAGGTTGCCGTGTAACCGAAGTCACTGTCGGCTGAACCCCAAGATTTTTTTTATTCTTGCTACCCTTCGGTCTGCCCCTACCACGCTTTGGCTCTGTCTCCGCTGCTGCGGCGATAGTCTTTTTATTTAGAGAACCTTTAGGACGACCACGGCCCCGTTTAATTGTGCTTTCCATTGTCGTGTACCTTTCGTTATAGTGCTTACTTGCACTGACTATACCACGAGATTCGATATTGTCAAGAGGGAATTTTCTACCAATGTGAGCGGAAATAAACAATATCGCGGAGAATAAGTGTACCATCTTCTGATACGGCTAGATTGTGTGTAGGAAACTCAAAGAGAAAATTACTATCAAAAGCTGTAGTCCAAGTATAAATATTGCGTAATGCTTCTATAATCGAGTCTGGTACATTACCATCCTGTTCTAATTTTTCGATAAAATTGTATACTACCTGATATAACAGATCGTATCTGTTCCTAATCATATGCAAGCTAATTTCACCACGAAAAAAACCCCATGTTTCTTGAAGCACTTTAGCTACGCGCCATGCCTCTTTGTGCTTTGCCGTAAGCTTATCAGTAAATTTTGTCTTATAACACACATAGTCCCTACCACGAATAGATATGTCATCACACGTTTCCATGTACGGCACATGCTTAGATTTAATGTGGCTGTAGATTTCCTTTGTATGCTGATTCGCATGCTCATAAACGTCATAGGGTGTAATCAGGAATACTACAGAAGGATCATCTGTTGATCGATAGGCGATGGAAAATTCGCCTTGTCCAATTTTCTTGACATTGTGCCCATGGATCATCATGGTCGTGTTTCCTTCTGTGTACTGTGTTGCTTGTCTGCTATGGTAACAGCATATCACGGTTTTTGAGGATGTCAATACCCGAATCTCATATGAGTATCAAATTGGTCATTTTTAGGCATATCAAAGCCATAAAATCAAAATTGCACACGCATGGTATATATCTACCATTGATTCAAGGTTTACATCTCAGCGTATATGCATGTATTAAAGGGCTTCTAGCAATTCCTATAAGCGGCTTTTGTAATTTCACAAAATGCTCTATAAGGCCCATAGGAAGCTTACAGAGGCATTGTAATATCAATCTGGTATAAGAGTAGGGGTGATTCGCTGTAGAGGTTCCTATTAAATAATAGCTATTATTTTAAGGCTTTCTAATGCTTTGAATCATAATGATATTTAGGAGTATTTTTGAGGATAAGACATTGACAATCTATGTCATATTCATATTCAGCATGCTCGTTATATCTGCGTGTATGGGATTCTTGCAATTTCTTATATTCTTTATATGCGGCTAATTCATTTGCAATAATGGGTTGCCATTTACTATTCACTTCTGCTATGAGTTCTAATAGATGCGCCCAATTATTAAGCATGTGATAAAAGACCATAGCAAGATCAACGAGTTCTAACAATTGCCAGTCTTGTTTCTCGTGTGCTAATTCTACCATATGTTCACTAAGTTGAATAAAATTCCGACGATTGTATAGCAATGTATCATACTTCATTAGTATATCCTTTCTATGTGGAAAATTCGCGTTTTGAAATTCATTTTATAAAACTAGACTCTCCAGATTTTATTGTACCCCTTATGATAATAATGCGAGACACAATTCAGTCATGAGCGGCTTATCTAGCTTTCCTTTACGCCATTCATAATAAAGCTCTTCATTATTAGGCAATTCACGAACTAGTCTGTATGCTGCGATACAGTCATCCCATATCCATGGAATACCATTACGTTTATAGTAATCAAATTTTTCTTCTTGTCGTGTACACTTAGAAACATACATATCAGCCATTTCAAGTAGCTCTATAATATATTCATACATAACGTATTCCTTTTGTAATAAGTGCGCGCATTTTATTAAAGATCGATCCATGTACCATCAATGTATTCTTGCATCTGTACATTTGTATTATCTGGTAATAGTATATGCTCTATTAACATACCTACATATGTTTTAAAATACACAGTTAACGCACTATAATGAAATCTATACTTATATCCAGTTTGCAAAGCTAATTGTTCTGTAATAATCATTGTATTTTCTCCTATAATAATGCGCGGCGATTATTATCTAGTAGTATTAAAAACATATCCATTGATAATTGTCTCGCCATTACGGTCTCTCAAGTACCATGGTCCATCTGATTGCTCATCTGCAATAGCTTGAGCATTACTTGGATCATCCGCTATAATAAGCATACAATCATAAACACGATCACAAGCATCACTCCAAAATGTGTAAATGCGTAAATTATCCATAGTATTTTCCTTCTATAATAATCGCGGGCGATTTATCAGTAATAACGATAAGCTGTCTGACTATTAAGCTCATACCATGTAAACCACGCATAACCCATAGTATAGGCTAATGAAAAACGCTTATGTTTTGTTGCAATATCCTTACCACTACTGTACCAAATATCTTTCATGTGTTTATATCCTTTAAAATGCGTGCATTTTTATTAATACCAAGTACTAGGCTTAGTAGATAAAGCAAAACTGTCAAAAACATTCTTATCTATAAGGTCAATCAATTCCTTTGTAAGATCAAATACATTCTCACCAGCGTAAGGAATACGGTATGTGTATGATATTACTGCGTTGATGTCTATCGATCCATCTACAATACTTTTTGGTGTAAATATTACGCGCCCGGTAATAAAATTCCAAGAGATAGACATACTGGTGTATTCGATTGTAACGTATGTATCGTTATTATTCTTATTCATGATGATATAATCTCCTATAATGCCCCGCGAATTATATATTAAGCACGAGCAAACGGAATACCAATAACATATCCCTTGCGTGTTTCATCATATACAGTATAGTACGATCGTTTTGGCATCGTAGTAGCTAATAGTGTTGCGATGTGATCAAAATCAATATTCAGTGTATCAGGTATAAACATTAACCATTCCATTACCTTTGTAAAGTGCTTTACTAATGGATTAGGCGCGCTGAAAATGCATTTGCATTCAGTTGTATTGATCATACCATAAACTTCAATTGCATTGCTTTTTTTATTAGTAGTCTGCGGTGTGCTATATTCTTGAGCAGTGATTTTTTTCACACTAGGCATTGTTTATTCCTTTCTTACCTACTATTCACGCGCGTGATAAACGCTCAGTTAAATCTGTAACAACACTAATATACTCTTCTGTTAGTTCTTCATACTGTTTCAACAATTGTTGATATTGGAGCAGTAATTCACGATGCTCCGCTTTCTCAAGTATAAGCTTTAAACGCAAATCAACAATCTCTAACTGATCCTCTTCATTCATAATCAGTCTCCTTTATTTTTAAGATATGCATGAATAAAAGATATTACTTGCGCTCCATCTCCTACTGCGCATGCTACCCGTTTCATTGAACCTGATCGTACATCTCCTATTGCAAAAATACCATCCTCATTTGTCATCATTGTGTTATCGGTTATAATATACCCGTTATCGTCAAGCTGTATTGTCTCTGGGAGAAATGATGTATTAGGCGTACTACCAATGAAAACGAATATCTTCTTGCATGGTAAGCATAAAGGAAGACCATTATGCATAATTGTTAATGAATTATCAGATGTCTCTCTAACCAATGCATTTGTAAGAATATTAATTCTCTCATGCACACATATACGTTTAACAAGATAATCAGACATGCTTTTACGAATATCATCCCCGCGAATTATTATAGATACCTTTTTTGCATGATCAGCTAAATACAATGCGGCTTGTCCAGCACTATTAGCGCCGCCAATTATAACCACATGCTGATCTTTACATTCATCTGTATGATCAATAACATTTGTATCATACAATAAACCATGAAGTTTGTCATTACCATTATTAAATTGCCGATATGTCATTCCTGATGCAATAATCAATGCATTATATACTAGTGTGTGCTCATTTGCTATAATGGTATGACGTTTTGGATATATATCTATTACTTGGTCTTGAATAAAACTAACACCAAATTGCAGTGCTTGATCTACAGCGCGTTGTGTCATCTCTTTTCCAGAAATAGCTGGATGTGAAAAGAAATTTTCAACTTTACTACTGCCGTATATTTGCCCCCCGTAATATGAATTTTTCTCAATTACTGCTGTACTCAACCCCTCGCTTGCGGCATAAATTGCAGCAGAAAGACCAGCAGGACCGGAACCAATAATGAGTACATCATATTTCTGCATGTGCTTTGTCCTTTATGTATCTTGTCTGTATGCACTATATCATGTTTTTTGTAAGAGTCAAGGATCAATTTTGTTAAGGTTTGGTTAAAATATTAAAGATAACAAAACGATACAAAATGTAATAATTGCCGCAATAATATAAAAATCAAGATTATCCCATGTATTTGCTTCACAAATAGTAACAATATATCGTCTGTATAGAATACTGGAATAGAATAATGATACTTGCTCATACCGTAACATAATAATTCTCCTATCAGTATAGCGTCTACTGATACGAATCCATTTTGTAGTGCCTGTCTTCTTTTTATATATTGCGTATTTCATAAAAGAAAAAAGAGGCAACATAATATAGTTACCTCTCTACGGTAGGAGATTATGATATGTCATCAAAAGACTGTATGCGTTTAAGATACACTTTTTCCCCATCTTCATTAACATACACATCTTTTCTACGGCCTTTTTTTGTAATAGCATGAATGCGAGTAGAGCTATCTGAATTACGTATACGTTGCTTTTTCCTAGCAATGCGTTGTTTACGCAACGTGTAGTCATCTTGCTCTATTAAACCTACATCATAACTAAGGTCTTTCATTTCTCCTACCATGCTTTCTCAATCTTCATAATAATATTAAATATATTCAATGTTAACGTGTAATGCTCTCCTATGATATAACCTGTATATGCTGATAATGTAACATCCGCTTGATATTCGTAATTATCTGAATCCACAAAAAACACGGCATAATGTGAATATGTTATACCTGTACGTTCACTGCCATATTGTATTGTAGAAGATGTTCGTAAATCCGACCTGTTAGGCCAATAAGGCTTATTATCAGTACCATGTGCAACTAATTGACGTGTGGTAATCCATCGATCTATGGTATAATAATATTTTGTTCTGTATACTGAGCGGGAACTATAGATCGCTTCTCTATGTGTCGTATTTCTATAACAAGTTCTTGGATTTTTTCTTGTGCCACAATTATATAGCCTATGATCTGTCACATCCCTGTAACCTGATATATAACGCTCAGTGCCGTAATATTCCCATGCTGTATGATCTAAACGTGCATCTGCTGGTAATGACCAGCCTGATTCATAAACAAGGGAAAAGGTCTGTACATCTATTTTGTTTTCCCATGTCATAGATCGTAGTGTAACGATCTTTGTTTGACGGTATGTTAGTACCCTATATCCCGTATAGAATACTAAGCATGTTAGTATAGCGATCAGAACATAGTATGTACGCTTCTTATCATCGTACCATAATTCATGCCATACGTCTCTCATGCTACCTACCATTTCTCTGATTGATCAGTTCTTCTCTAACTTGCATTAGAAGCTTACCTAAGTTATTTTCGCCCGCATTATTATGAACGCGACACGTACACTGTCCCCAATAAAGATCATGCCATGTGTTACCTTCTATAAGGTCTTGATCACCAGTCTCAAGTAACATTACACGTAACTTCGGATAATTGAATTTTTGACGCAATAGATTAAGCATTATATCTTGTTTGATATTATCCCAATCCTCACGTAATGTAATTGATTTTCCAATACGCTTCGCATCGCCAGGATTACGAACATAGTTTATCTGCTGGCGTATACGATCATCTGTTGTTTTTGCAGCTTGATAAGCATGCTCTACGCTAGGATACAATCTACCTTCATATTTCACAGGTGTGAACCAAAAATTACTAAGAAATCGATATTCATCACGAAATTGTGTAATCATTACTTTGTATCCTTTATCTTATAGTATTTACTATTACCGATATTACCTATATATTCGCGGCGGGATATTATAGGTAATTTATACTTTGGAAATAAATGTAATACCTGTTCTTCATAATTACATGCATCTAATTCCCATGGAAGCTGTGTGTATGCAGAATATTCTTTTTTACGTGTGCTGGAATATTTTATATATTCTTTACCATCCCATATTTCTATATTACCTTTTTTATGTACTAAGCGCTCTGTTATTCTTTGATGTGTATGCCGCAATTCATGTGCTATGGTTTTTAGCGTTTCACGGTGACTCATATTGTTTGAAATGACAATACGCGCTGAATCTCCGTACCAAAATGATTCACCCATAACACGTTTAACATTCTTAAACTGCCATTGGATAAAAAAAGCATCAGGTATATTTAAATCCCGGCGAATTATATCAATATATGGACGATATTTGTTAAGTGTTGCATATTTAGCTCTACGTCCCATAGTATTCTACCATTCCTTTAATACATAATACCAGATAAACGCAAACTCACCGTTCTCATTCCATCCAAGCATTGTGTTTTCTCTTTCTCAATATAACTGGATAACTTCTTCCATCGTTAAAATATCTACAAGGATCGCCCTATTTCTATAAAAAGCACATTGTTTTTTACCTTGAAAGATAATAGACTCCTCTGCTTCATATATTTTCAACTCAAAATTACCATTATCATATAGCTCTTGCGCGAAATTCTCATCAAACCATTCGATTGCTTGTTCCCATGAAGTAAAACCACAATAAAGATCACAATCATAAGGCGCATCACGAATATCACTATACATATTAGGACGATGTGTACCAAGTCCATTATTCCATGACCATTTATATTGCGAATTATATGGCCCGATGCCATCCGGTCCTTCAAAGCGATATACGTACATGGTCTTTAGATCCTTTCGCATTAGTGCATCGCTTACTGATCTAAGCATACAACCATCCATGGCGGATGTCAATAGTCAATTTGGTTAGGATATGGTTAAAAAATATTCTTATTATTTTAAACCACCAGAAGCCCTAGGACGATTTGGGGGTACTGAGATATGCTTTTTAATTTATCGTCGCTCTACGGGCTTCCTGTGAGGTTTAGGGGCATTTTGGTTTATAGGTTACTTTCATTTCTTTGTATTTAACGTAATCTGAAAGCTGAAGCCATGCTCCACATTTTGGGCAGATGTGATTAGAATACATTTCACCACTAAAATCAGCTTTCATTTCTTCTTCTGTACCTTTCCATCCACATTCTACATGTCGATATGTATAAGGTACATTTTTAAATATATCATCAAAACGTGGATTATTATACATAGTCTACCTATATACTCCATATTGTAATAATTGCTCTAATAAATCGCCGCGACTATTTAATAACTGTAAAAGTAATGTATCGTTTACATTCTTCTGCTCTATATCTTCTAACGCTTGCATAACAATTGGAAATTCTTGCTTCATTATCTGCTTTATTGCTAGTGCAATATCTCTATGTTCTTTTTGTACATCTTCCTTCGTACGCAATTGTATATAGTGAATCCACGAACGCAATGTACCTGACATATATAATGTCGTTTGTGTAGTTAATGGAAGTATCATGCGTGCTACTTCTCTTGCTACACCAGCGTTAATAAGGTGTTTATATGTTATAATAGCACGTTTTATTGATAAATCAACAAGTGTACTAGCATTTTCTGTTTCTGTATCATTAATCGGTATAAGCGGGTCAAATACATCTGTACTTGATTGTCTATTTTTAACTGCCTGCTTGCGTAGTTCAATGGGCTCAAATTCTGTTACTTCTTTATACCGTTGACTTAGCTCCTGAAAAGTGAAACTACGATGCCTGAGCAATTGAGCCGATATAGCACGACTAGTCTTAATTTGAACGGTCATGTGTGCATGCTCAAATGGACTAAAATGAGCATTACGTAATAAATAACTAATAAGTCTTGTATCTTGACTATTTTGGTTATTTGACGATACTCTAGCGATATATAAAATCATTTTTTCTGCATTTGGAGTAACAGATACTAAATTAACTTCCATTTGTATTATCCTTATTGTTATATAAATACAATCTCTTAGACCAGTCCATAAATTCTTTTACACTATTTTCGCCTTTAGCGCGATTGCACATCCAGCAGCATGTAACTGTATTATCAATGGTATAGCCCTTTGAGGAGTCTATTCGATCAACACCGTTATATAGAAAAGTTCCTGAATTTTTTGCTTTATATACATTATATTCATGCAACGGTTCTATGCCACAATAATAACAAGGTTGTATAATTAAATTTCTAAATTGTTCTTCATTTAAGCTAAATTCTTGTTTCCTATTATTAGCTCTTGCTTTATATCCACGATAAATATGATTAAACGCTGCTACACCGTCTGGTTTACGATTGCGTGTAGAGGCATTTTTAGCAGCTATTTCTTTAAGATAACAGCCACAACTAACAACATGACCACTAGTAACATTTATCGTTAATATTTCTTTTTCAATACCACATTCACAACGCCACATATGTTTAGAGCGTTTACTGTCCTCTATCAACTTCACAGCCGTTAAACGTCCAAACCTTTTACCTGTTAAGTCTTGTCTTTTCTTCATATAACATACCTCTAATTATAATGATAAATATAACCAGAAGTATACTACATAATATTTTAGTTGTCAACTATCTGTATTATCATCTATCCTTTCAAACGACAACCATTGTCCAGCCGCAAATGCTATTATAATTCCCTTATCATCATTAAAACTAAGTATACCATTATCACGAATAAATCCACTATATGCAAATATAGTAATTGTTGTTACTACCGGGCCAATATTTGCATCATATGGTTTGTATAACGGCATACTTTGATATTCCGGCGCAACATTCGCTACGTCCTCTTGATTTACACGTACTAAGACATCATATCTATTCATTATTTCCTTTATCCTTTCTTGCTTTTTCTATACGTTGTTTTGCTATTTCAAAATATCCTGCGTCTTTTTCTATTCCTATAAAATGCCGCCCCGTATTTATAGCTGCTATACCAGTTGTACCACTTCCCATAACAGGATCAAGTACAATATCGCCAGGATTTGTATAGGTACTTATCAAGTATTCTAAAAGCGGTATTGGTTTCTGTGTAGGATGTACTTTACCAACTTGGCATGCATTACTTATGTTAAGAATATTTTTAGGGAAATAAAAATTGTTTGCAGTTTTAGACGGTACTAAGCCATTATAGTTATCAGATGCACTACCGCCACCTTTAGTACGTACTTTATCGCGAACTTCCATTATAGGATAATATGCACATTGCGATGTACCAAATACAAGAATATCTTCTGTAATTTGAAATGGGCGATATTTCGCATTAGCGAATCCAGCACTATTATTTTTATTCCATATCCATTTATATTTATACATTGTAGGATTGCTTGCATAAAGCATATATTCAAACCCACTATTAGCAGTAAATATATATGGTGTGTGATTTTTACCCAGTCTTAATAATAGCGACCATAGTATATCAAATGGTATTATTATATCCCATTTATTTGCAGTTTTTCCATATGGCAGATCAGCGAATATCATATCCGCTATGTTTTCTGGTAATGTAGATAATATTTCTAGCGCATCTCCATTATATAGTTTGATCAATTAATTATCCTTTTTATAATAATGCGCGGGCAATTATTCCATGTTACGAATATACCATAGATCAAACATTGCCATAAGAACAATGCTTGCGTATGACACATCTGTTGAAGGCTTCATTATTGCTGCTATACTAAAAATAATAACGTTCGCTATAAACAGTAATATAAATTGACTGAAGATACGCGAGTTATGTTCTTCTATTAGTTTATTCATATATCCTTCCATATTCAAATAGAAATTGTTCTAGTTTTTTTATTTTAGCGGGCGTGTATTTATTTTGTATCCGTAGAATGAATTGACCATCTGTGTATCCTGTTAATACTTCTAATATAATAAACGCCCGCGTTAATATATTTTGTATTTTTTCAGAGAGAAGCATACAGTGTAATGCTATTTCTTTTACTGTATATCCTTGTAAATACATGTCTAATATATGTATATCTCTACGTTGCAATAGTCTGTTTCTATATGCTAGTTCAATTGCTTGTGATAAATCACTTCTTTCTTCTATTGATAAACGGTTAAGACTGTAATCTAAATATAATTCTTTAACGAGTCCTGCCATGTTAATCTTCTATTATATCCTCTATTATATTTACCGGCGCTTTATCTGCATAGCATAGTGAATAAAAAGAACATTCTTTTATACATACATCATCTAACATCCTTCTTGGTGCAGTATTTATATCATTCTTAGTATTAATAAGCGCCTTTATTTCTCTTGTTAATTGTTCTAGTTTAAATTCATAATTATGAAATACATTTACTTCTATCAATTTTCCAGTGCGTAAATGATTCCAATATATTTTCCCCGGCCTATATCCGTTGCTTATTTGAATATATGCCCATGCGTAAATAAGAAACTGAGGATCGTGATCAAGCTTATCTTGCGCTGGTACTCTATTTGATGATTTGTGATCTGCAAAATCACCTGATATATCTACAATATCAATAACTCCATCCATTAGCGCAATAGGCGTATCTTCATTAGGAAATGGTAAATTAAAGCGTAATTCTATGCTTGTAGGATTCCATCTATCAAAATCCATTTTCTTTAGCATATCTTTACCGTCTTTTAATGACTTAGCTAGATATTCTTCACCTTTTATCTGAACGCCTGCTTGCTCCCATTCCGCATATGTATTAAGCATGTATTCTTGAAATGTTAGTGTAGGATTTGCTTTCTCCTTATAATACATTTCAATAGCTTTATGTACTCCACTACCTAATAACGATGCAACGGTTTTTTCTTGATCCGGTCTGTCTTCCTTATGTAGTAGATATTTATAATAATGTTGTCTTTGGCACGTTCTAAATGTCTTTAATCGGGAAGCACTTATACGTATAAGTTCAGTCATTAACGACTACCTCTACAATATACTTTTGCTCTAGGTGTGTTTTTTGGTGTATATATCATAAGTATCCTTTTGTTTGCTCATATTGTAACACATGCTGTACTATTTCATGCGAATAATCTTGTAATAATTCAACTCCACGCTCTACTATCTTCTCTACTTGTTGCCAGTTATATGCGCGCAGTATATTTGCCTCTCTATTCCATGGTTGATCAAATACAATACTAATACCTTCAAATTGTTCATGATTATGCAATCCGTCATCGATTAAAAAATCTCCCTGTACCCAATGTTTTATATGTCCACCAGCTATCATAATTACATTGGGTATATGAGGAAACATTGTATTTAACCATTGTAAACTTGCTGTAGCGCCATTATGATGCGATATTGCAGTTACAAAAGCTAATTCATATCCTGTATTTATCCATTCTTGTGTAACTGCGATACTATTTTCAATAACATCCCCGCTAGAATATACAAAAGGATTAGCTAGATATTTATATATATCGTAACTCATCTCCCATGTGGTGAGCATATCCTTTGTTATTTGATTTTTTGGGTTAGCGGCATTATATAAAGATAGCCATGGTCCATGAAGATCATATACAGTATTGTCTTTATCTATGAGTATACGTATCATTATATAACCTTTTTAATAGTTACATTATCACCAGACATTGTTACCCATTCGATCAACTCGTTTGCAACTTCTTCTTGTTCTTCAGGAGATTTACATATCAAAGCTACTTGAGGCTCATTCATATTACCTAGAATAAAAACAATATATAAATTGTTCTGTATAAAATGTATTACATCTTCCGCCGTTGTGAAATTTCTATATTCCGATTGATTAAATTCGCCTGGATGCGACTCGTTCAGAAACCTATATCCTTCAATTACTAGTATCACCATTTTTATTATTTTCCTTTTCTAATTCAATAGACATTAAAACATGAATATATTCAGCAAGTGTTGTAGATAATACGATAAAACCATCTCTATCATTACCAAATGAAAATACTACATACTGACCTAAGTTTTCTTTAGTATTTGTATATTCTATCAACTCTTCCAATGTGTTTATCTCTAAAGGCTCATATAAAAGATCATAGCTACGATTTGCTGTATTAATCTTATATACATCAAACTTCATATATCACATCCTTTTCCATATATACGAATATCCTTGATTCCATGTTTCTTGGCTCTTTGTATCATATCACACGTACCTATAGATTGTGGTAATGGGAATGCTAATACAACGTCAATATGATGTTCTTCATCTAATATTTGTTGATTCCTTATTGGTCCTGCACTATTACCATATATATCCCATTGCGCACCATAAGGTTTAATAGCAGCTATACGTAGCTGTCGTGCTACAAATGCTGCTATTTTATCTGCACCACGTTGATCACCATGTACTAGACGTATTTTATTTAATGGTTTATCTTTTATTACATCTAATATCGCGGCGCGTATTATTTTGGCATCGCGCCAGTTTCTTGACCCCGTTACAAGGATAGTATATACATTTATATCCATACAATATGTATCCTTTTCACGAAAAAGGGATCTTTATAAGAAATTCTTTTGTACATGCCTCACAGCAATAAAGAAATCCATGATGGAACATATTATTACATGCTTCATACCGTTCATCCTCAGTTAATATCGCCCCGCATTTATCACATATGCCTGTATCCCATGATGCTCTACCAAATGCATAAACGCTATCTATAAACTTTCTTATATGCTTTATGTTAACACTAGCCATATACATATAACTCCTGCTACAATTCTCTTATATGAGCTGATAATATTTTTAATGCTTGTACTATATTACCCGGTATATCTCCTTCTAATTGCTTACTTACTTCAGATACATAGTCACCAGCGGTATTCATACATGCTTTACGTAAATCAGTCAATCTTTCCGCTATATAATTTGTACCATCAAACACATTCATAGTCATAACATTCTGATACATAGCAAAAGCTAATCGTTGTAATGCCTTATCATCCATTATACGATCCTTTCTTACAATTCATATTGTAATTTCATACGATATATTGCAGATGTAAACATGGTTTTTCGATATTCTAGTAATTTTAATTGCATTTCTGCTTCTGCTAATTGCGCTTGTATTTCTAATAAATCCCCGCGCAATGCATTAGTAGCTTGTAATTTAGCTTTCTTCGTTTCATTACTACGCGGTCTATCCATCTCTATCGTAATTGCATCTTCAGCATCGGCTATATCACGCTTCTTTCGTATTTCTTGAGCCTTTAATTTACCTACTAGCTCATACGCATTAGATACGTCAAAAAAATCAGGTATTTTATTAAGCCATGGATCAAGATGTTTTTTGAGTATTTCATCTGCTGTTAATGTATCACCAAACATATGCTATACCTTCTTACCACTATCATATCCTGCTTTAAATGCCTTTGCTTCCTTTGTATTAAATCTATTATCGTTTTTATCAATAGTATACCGATGTAATGATTGTGATGCTAATTTCTTTTTCCATGCAATATAATCTAAATATGCTCCTTTCCAATCCTCCATATAATATTCCCGCGCAATATAAGGGAAAAGCGATTCAAGTAATCCGTAAAGATGAATACTATCTTCCTTTAATTCATATGCTTTTGGTTTGAATACTATTTCTGTGTCATCTAGAAGATGTATTTTTACAGATGTGTGTAATTTTCCCGCTACTGAATTGGACCATGAAAAATCTGTGTATGTATCCCTATAAGCTTCTAATTCCCATACTATTGCATTGACTGGCTGCTTATCTATATACAGTTGTTTTTGATTATGTTGCTTCGCCATTATTCCATATCTCCATTACTCTATCCTTAATCTCCTCAATAGGAAAGGTATCAATAGCTTTCTTCATACCTTGAGCCTTCATATCTTTATATTCTATCCATGTTGTACCAGTAATGATACCAGCGTCCTGTGCTAGTGTCAATATATGCCGGGCTATATCCGGCCCTTGTCCAAAAACAATATCAAATTCTGTCTGTTTTGCTTCTGGCCCAAACTTAGTTTTTTCAATAAATGCTTTTATTGTAGTACGTGTCTCTGTGTTCTTTGTTCGTTCTAGTGCAATGGTTGCTTTTATCCAGTTTTGAATACTCATAGCACCATAGGGTTTAAGCTCTTTAATAGCCATGGGTGATATGTTTTTGCGCCATTGGTTAATCACAATGAGTAAAGCATTAGCAATATCCGTAAGTGCAAGAGATCGTTTTAAAAAACGCTGAATTGCTTTTGCTTCCGCGCCAATTTTTTCATTATCCATGTTTGATTTATCTTCTTCGGATTGTGCTACTACGCCTGCTATACTATCTACAATGATAAATTGTAATCCTTCTGCTAGTAATGCTTCTGCGAAGTCAAAAGACTGTTCGGCATATTCTGTTTCGATCAGTAATAACTTATCTATATCTACACCTAACTTTTGCGCATATACGGGATCGAAACTGCGTTCAAAATCTATATAAGCTGCATTTATTATGCGCGTCTCTTTTTTATTTATAGGTATTTCTATTTCTTTAATACCTGACTTCTGTGCATTAGCTAGATAATCAAGTGCTATCGTTGTTTTGCCACGTTTTTCTTTTGCTATTAGTTGTACTATACTTCCGCCAGGAATACCTTTACCTTTATTATCTGCTATTGCGTAATTCAAACCAATTAAGCTACTAGGAAAATAATGTCTTTCTTTTTGTTCATTACCTAAGCGGATATAATCATTATTCTCTAATAATAGTTTAGCTAATGTCTGTTTATTTGCCATTTTTGATCCTTTTATCAAGATTAAACAATAATATAATAAATACTAAAAATAAATAGCCCGATCCACAGAGTCCAGCTATACTTAAGATACTTATTATAAACATCATTAAAAGGTTAAAAAAAAACATTATTTATTTTTCCTTTGTAGTATCCAATGAATAATAGCCGCGCAGATTATGAGTGCTATCATTGCATATTCCGGTTTCATAACAAAAGCTCCTATTTATCATATCTGCGTGAAATTTTAGGACTAACCGATAATCCTTCATACTTGCCTATATCATTAGCTACCAAAGGTAATGTCTCAGAAATAGCCTGTTCCATACTTTGTTTTATAATACATGTTGCTTCACGTAAATATTCTCTCGTGGATTCTACTACAATCTCGTCATGAACAGGAATGATCATACGTGCTTGTGAACGATCAAGACGTTCCCATATCAATTCGATTGCGCGTTTTGTCATTGTAGCCGATGTAGCTTGGATAGGCATATTCATTGCTTCGCGCATTGCTGCTAGTTTACGCCATTTATCGCTACGAACTTCATTAAGATTCCATTGACGCCTTCTTCCCCAAACATCCGTTACATATCCTTCAAGAATAGCTTTATCAGCATTTCCATGGAGATATGCCTTTGTTTGTGGAAATAGTTTAAACCATTCCTCTATAAGCGCATCACCTTCTTGCTGAGTAATTCTAAATCCTTCTGATGCAAGCATGATATTCATTGTTTCCGCAATATTCCGTCCCGTAGTACCATATGCAATACCATAGGATAACACTTTTGCAGCATCTCTCCATAGATTATAAGGATGCTTCTTTTTATTGCGCGCATTTATTTCTTTGTTATGCAATACTTCTTGCGTTACATACGTATGCACATCTCCACGCAAAATTTGATCCATGAGATGAGTATCACCGCTGTTAACTGCTAAAATAACAAGCTCAATACCACTATAGTCAGATATAATCAGTCTACGCCCTTCCGGTGCTTCAATTGCCTTACGTAAAGAATATTCGCCTAATCCTAACAGCTTTAGCTTTTTATCACTGGGTAGATTCTGTAAATTAGGCTGTGTACTACTATATCTACCTGTAGCAGCAGCACCGTAAGTGTTAAGATTACAATGTACTCTGTTTGTTGTTGTGTTAATTGCTTCAATGATACCCACTACATACGTTGAAAACAATTTGCGCGCACCCTTTAGAAAAGTAAGCGCACGTAATATTTTATTGTCTAACAATAAATAAATATCCAGAGCATCCGCTACATCTTCGTCTTCTATAAGATCATGGTAATCAATTTCCCATTTTTTAATCTTGTGCTTCTTGTAAAGTTGCTGCATATCCCAGCGTTGTACTTTTTTCGCACTCAGAGATGGAACGTCAATACCAATTTTATGTAACGCTTCAAGTACCTGATCACGAGAATCACTGTTTAGCGCGTAATAGCCCTCTTTTGTGAATGTGATTCGATCTGCCGCTCCATACTCAATAAATAAATCCTGTACTGCTTTGTCTGCTGTACGAATGAAACGCTCGAATGGGGCTATTAACTGTTCTAGTACATTACGATTAAAGTATACACCTGTATATTCCATCATTGCAGTAGGAGCTAGTATATTCATTTCAAGTCGATATATACGCTCTAGCTGTAATTCATGGACTATCTTCATTTGCTGTTCCATAATAAGTACAGGATATACTGCATCCATCGCAGAGTATTCTAACTGTTCTTTGCTAAATACTGTATCTGGAGTCCATTCAGTAAATGATAAGCGTATTTCTTTCTCAACATCTATTTGCAAATAACGATAAATTAAATCCTTTAATCCATAACGTAACTTTTCATTATCAATAAACTGCAATCCTGCGTTAATCATACGATCAACAATCATTGTATCATGAATATTTACCATTTCAATACGATTACCCTTTGAGGCATGATACAATATTTTATATTCTATTGTTGAGTTATGCGCTACTTTTACAACGGCAGGATTTTCTAATAAAGGCTTTAATACATTTAATACACGTTTTACTGATAATTGTGTTACATCTACCACATATGCTGTCTTACCATCATACAATGATATAAGTAGTAATGTAGCATCATGTATTGCTAATGTAGTAAACTCAGTATCAATGCCGATAATAGTTGCGTGCGCTATATTTGAGATCATATGCTGTAATTGAGCTTCAGTAGAAACTATCTCAATATCTGGTTGAATCATATAACGCTCCTGTTATTCTACTGCTTTTATCCTTACTATTGTTTCACCTATTGTTAATTGAAACCCGCCTACAACAGCAGCTATCTGCGTATCTTCCATAATAAATAATAATTCGCCAGCATCAGTATAGATCATGAACGCATTAGGAGTATAATAAGAACCTTCTGTGTTTTGACGCTTTTCTATAGGCGGTTTAATTTTAGACGTTTTTATTAGCTCAATATTATGTATTGTAATAGGAAAGCAAAATTTATCAAATTGTAACAGCATCGATTTATATATCCATGGTTCTATTACTTTAGCATATATTTCATATGATGTTTGCAATAGTTGCTTTTTTGTAGGCGGCTTCATTATACATCCTCTATAATATCTCTAAATTGTTGCATGGACATTATAATATAATTACCTAAAGGCATAGTAATTTGCATTGCCTTCATACCTTGTATTGATGTCATATTACAATCAATAAACGTGCGCGAGGTACCATATCCTAAAATAGTACGACCATGTTTGTTTAGACTAATATCAACGCTTATAGGCAATTCTAGCATCTGTTCTAATATATCACTATATTTATTCTTGAAACGGTCAATAAGAACATGCTTTATATCCTCAGAACGCATAAATACATAATATCCTTGTGTTCTAAAAAAATGAATAACAAGGATTCCAAATTTACCATTCATTGCAATAGTATCATCATATAATTTCTGAAACCATTTCTGATACAGTATTACGGTACTCTCATTACGCGCATTAACACCAGACGATGATTTACATTCTATAATAAGCTTGCCGGGATTATTTATGAATTGTATTTCTCCATCACCCTTATAGCCCTTAAAAGCACCTGAGCCAATCATACGTCTGCCATTAAGATACTTTGCTACATGATATTCAAGCGCATTGCCACGGCGTTTATTTGTCTTCGCTTGTAACGCTTTAGCACTCTTATGCTGCGCTTCACTTGTTAATGGAATATCTTTCTTAACTTTCCTTAGCTTCCTCATCTATACGCACTTCCTTGTAAATCGGTTCGTTACCTTCTGGTTTTACTACTCTCTCATGCGCTGGTAACACTGATTCTGGTACTTTTGCACCATCTGACATTATCGGCGGCGATATATCAGTTGCTACTATCTGTCCTGTATCATTGTCATGTACATACTGTTTTGTATTTGTAGGGAATGCATCAGCTAAACGTTCTTCTGATGATTTTATGTGATCTTTGTCTTCTACTATCTTTTGTTCAAATGGATCATTATATTCTTGTTTTGGATAAACCTGTACTCTTACCGAAGTGTCTTTTATAAATATTCGTTTAAAAAATTTCATATTTTCTATACTCCCTAATAAGTCTTTTTGATATTTACGCAATAATATATCATATAAATTTGTCATATTTAATCCACTACCGCCCCTACAAATCTTTGATAGGCACCTATGAACTGTACTGCTGTGATACCTAAACTACCGAGTCTGTTCTTATGCCATTCAATGATCATGTTTTTCACCGATCCTGTATCATCATCTAATTTTATCTCTAATGCTGCATCCACTACTGCCCCTACTTCTCCACTGTCTCGGAATCTAAATGTACTGTTATTTCCTTCTGTAATTTGAGAAAGTATTACAATTGTAATACCTTCACGTTTAGCAACTGCCTTTAGCGTTTCAGCAACCTCACCTAAATCATTATTATCATTTTTCGTAGGCTTATGATTTATTAACTGCAAATAGTCAAGAAATACTACACGAACGCCATGCTTGTGTACATATTTGCGAATTTCATAAACCATTTGAGGTAAAGTAATCTTAGCATTATCTATGATATACATTGGCATTTTTTGTATACCAATAGCCGCTTTTTCAATCCTATGCAATTCATCTGATGATATATTACCTGATCGTATATTTTTTGTATCTATAGATACAAGATCAGCTATCCATCGCATAACCAATTCTTCTCTTGCCATTTCAAGAGAAAATATAAGTGATGCTTTAGGATCTTCATCTTGCGCCATGCGTAGCATAGAATTACCTACCAGCGCAGTTTTACCACTACCATGACCGCCCAATATACCAATTAATGTTTTTGGGGGCCATTCACCACCTAACTTATTATCAAGAAAAGGTAATCCGGTGCTAATAAATCTATAATCACCTGCAAGTTTCGCATGCACATTACCTAAAAATATAGCAACACCCGTATGAATAGAACCCTCTTCTTCCGCCATTACTGGCGGCATATCAAGTGCTTCTCTTATCTTACGCTCATCTGGCGCAAAATCTTGTGATAACTCTTTTAGTAGTAAAGAACGCTCGTATAACTGTCGTTTACGTGCTAACCTTACACCTTCATCCACTGCGCTACGTATTTCAGCGCCTTGTGCTGCAAATAACTCACCTGGAATATTTCCTTCAAGATGTTTATTTATACCTTCAAAAGTTATTACACCATAATCAATAAACGCCATTTGTATAGCACGGAATATATCTTCTCTCATATCTGTGAAAATAGCAGGAGAAATGCGATTTACCCAATCTATATTTTTAGGTTCTAATAGCGCACCGAGTATACGCCATTCCACATCTGTATCTTGAATTTTTGTTTCTGCTGTTTTATGTGCTTTATTGAGCATTGTTTGCCTCTCTTACTAGTGCTTCAAGTATTGGCTCATCCTCTCCAGATAATACGCGGGCAATTATATATGCCTTCTCATCTACCGTTAAATGATAACTGCGCGGATCAAATAACGTACGATCTATCATAATATATCTTGCACGTAAACGCTGCGTTAATTCTTGTGCAATATCTGTATACGGTGTAAAAGGGTTTCTTTTTAAGAGTTCTAATATCAATTCATACACGTTGTAACCTCTTCCATGTATTAAACGGTAATGCGCTATTCACTACTATATCAAAACCTGTTTTACCATATGTAAGAATAAACTGGTCTATATCCATCTTTTTTTCACCAAACAAAGGTAAAGTTGCTATTTTAGGTCCGTCTAATTGCATAGCTGCTTTCTCAATAGCCGTTCTCAGCGAATGTACATTTTTATTCTGTGAATCAAATAACAATATAATGTGTTGATTAGCTTGTTGTCTAAATCCCTGTTTCCAGATACCCATTCCTGGCAAGGCCATTGTAGGATAGCCTATTTGTACAGCAAGATCGGCTTTTATTTCACCTTCTGTTAGTATAATAATGTTTTCTCTATGCAGATGGTAATTATACGGATAATCAGCCCCGCGATAATATGCGCCATTGAATGGAGATTTATATTTTAAAGGATCATCCCTAATACTTCTACCACGAATATCTACAATTGTGGTATCATCATACATATATGGAAATGTAACACGATCTGCTAAAAATGCCTCTCCATTCATAGATAAACCAGCTTCTATAGGTACTTGACCATTATAAAGCGGAGATTTGCCTTTAGGGCAATAACCTATCTTCAGATTCTTAATAGTTACATCATTTAATCCCCGCGCATATAAATATCCTAATGCTCGCTTATCCAATGAGCTATGATAATACAATGCTGCTTTGTTGTAAAAATGACGTATTTCATCTAAATACGGTGATCGTTCCTTTTTCTCTGACCTGTCTAATCCTTCTCTCAGGTAATAATTACATCCCGGAGAAAAGCAATAACTTAACCCATTCATAGGAGTAACATAAAGAGTTTCTTTGCCACATATCGGGCAAGCTGTTTTATAATTCATATATTCATGTCTTATAAAAGGAATGAGAGCACATGCTATATATGCTCTCATCTTAAATAGTATTATTTTCACCAGAAGCCTTCTAAGATATTACCCCTACTTCCCTATAGATTTACTAGTAGCGTGCCTTACAATGGTTCTGGTGACGTTACAGGGCATTGTAACACATTACTCTTCAAATGTTGACTTCTTGCGCGATTTTTTAGCTGTACTCTGATCTAGTTTTTGCGTTTTACCTGTGTATGCTTCTGGATTAGTAAAATCTATATCGTTTTCCGAAGATTCCATAAGAGAAGGATATGTAGATATATTATATTCTTCAAATATCTCTAATAAATCACGACCTTCCAAAAGATCATTCAATGCATCATGCGGCCATGGTTTAACCCATGATGCAATATCATAACGCGGCATTGCTAAAAATACTGGTGAAATTGGTTGGAAATTTGCTGTAATAAAGAATGATCTATTGGTTTTAATACCTTCGCCAGTTGTCTTTAGTTTAATATCTACTTCATGTAGTTTCTTAGGCTCTCCATCGGGACCTTCAATGCTAGTTCCAAGATCAAACAAACTTTGTAGATCATGTTTTCCTCCCTCTGGTCCAGAACTTCCTTCCAAAATACGTATTTTATTAAGCGGCTTTGCTTCCCCTACTAAAGGCTTTGGTAATACCTTGCTACTATTAGCAATACGTACAAATTGATTTTTTTCATCTGGATAGATGAGTTGTCCTTCTTCTGTAAACATTACAGGTGTCTTATCTATAACATTTATTGCAAATCGTGTTTTAAATCCACGTCTCTCTTGTGATCCTTTTTCATAATTCTTTGCTACATATGCCCACAAGGGATCACTAAAAGGATTCTTCCAATCAAGGAAAACACGCACCTTTGATTCTACACCACCTTTAAGACCAGTCCACCAAGTTTCACGGAAGACTACTTCATCATCAGGCTCATTTAGTATATTACCTTCTTCATCTACGCCAGGCAATACACGTAGCAAACGTATACCTGCATGACGATCAACAAACTGTGTTTCAAATACTGCTGTGCCTTCACTGTTACCACCAATATTAACTTTTTCTTTAAGCTTCTGTCCAAACGCCATTGCTATGACTCCTTCATAAAATAATGCGTATTCATAAGCCTTCATGCGATTCCGCTTTGGTATGAGGAATTTCTGAGGTAATGGCAGTATACCATGGAAATATACATGAGTCAACTAAGACTTTAGACCTAAAAATATTCCGATTATTTTCACAGGAAGCCCTTAGAGGAAATAAAAAAAGCTACCCCTATCCTTTTATATAAATAGGGGTAGCGTGCCTTACAATGGTTCCTGTGAGCTTACAGCGGCATTCTGTAATGGAGAGGTAACAGCTAAAACATCATCACTAAAAAAATTTGTTTTTATAATCAATTCGCCATGCTGTTCTAATAAACGATCAATTGTAGCTTGTAGTTCTGGATCAATATATAGCTGTATTTCTTTGGAATCACGTTTAAACCATAAACCAAAATCAAATGCAACTAATTCTTTTGTATACGTAGGTTTAGAAATACGAATTTTACCGATATTTTTTATATTTAGTTCTGGAGAAAGAGATTGTGTCTTGTATCGTTTACTCATCTTCATATCCTAATAATTCATTCACTTCGCGAGCATAATCATTGATTGTATCAAGAAGTATTTTACGTAATTGCGATGTTAATAATCCGTATTTCTCTAAACGTAATAATAATTCTTTTATATATTTACCGCGAATATTATCTAACTGTACTTTCATTAAGTAATCCTTCAAATATAGCATGAAATTGATTAGCTATACTTGACCATCTGTACTTATCTTGCGTAATCAGATCATATCCTTTCTTTCCCATATGTAAACGATATGTTTCATCTCTATATAGTTTATCTAGTGCTTCTATCGTACACTTCATTTCTGGTACACCGCCTATGGTATTAATACCTTTAGGTGTAATATAAGGTATATTATTTATATCAATATATTCTACACCACCATTAGCCCATTCTTGTAAAGCTGAATGACGTGGTATAATGTTAGGTATGCCACAAGCCATTGATTCTGCTGTTGTAAGACCCCATCCTTCGCCCATGCTGGTACTTAGTTTAACATCGGCTAGATTATAAAGATATACTAACTTGTCTAATGGGATACCCTCTCTTGGATGTATATAGTGTGATGTGAAGATAATTCGATCATGAATATGTGGCGTTTTTCCGTATTCTCGTATGTATTCTGCATCTATATATTTTCCTAATTGACCGAGATCATAACCTTCATCCTTTAATGCTCCATGATAATAAAAATACACATTTTTTGGTATATCTCTCGTTCTCACCCATTCTGCAAAATAGTATAATCCAAGATCAATTCTTTTTCTTATACTGTTACGATCTACCATTTGAACAATATACCAGTCTTCTGGAATACCAGTTACATTACGTACTTCTTTTTTATATAATGGGCGAAATAATTGTGTATCTACACCATGCGGTATATCTGACATAGGCACAGTTACACCAGCATAAGATAATTCTCTTTGTGCAAATTTTGTATAAGGTATAATGAAATCGAATGCATTTAACCGTTCACCAAACATCGGTTTAATGTTTTTAGCATCTACTGGCGTATATCCTACCTTCTTACCATATGTTTCAGAAAGTAAAGGGCTAAATTCAGACAATACCCATGGATCGTTAATAAACAATACAATATCTGGTTTTATATGCTGAGATAATTCTACAATTCTACCAATACCGTAAAAATCACCATATTGCACTGCTTGTGGATTCCAATGCCGCGCCTCTTTTAATATTTCATGAGGATCGCCATAATAATTAGTTGCAAGTACATCTATTTCCCATCTATCTTTTAAATGATGTATAAGATTGTGTGTTACTTGCGCAAATCCAGTAGATACTGCCGAATCTGCAACTATAAATAATTTCCTTTTATCCATATCCTTTATTCCTTATATATCTGCGGTGGGTATATATGCTAATGGGAAAATTGACCGTATTGGTGTTCCTAAACGACTGCCGAAAAATGAATTTATTTCATCTAAATCATTTTGTAGTAATCTTGTGATAGACCTTTCAGATCCAAGATTACTAAATCGTATATCCTCTGTACTCCATGATACAAAACTGCTACTGCTACTTGCTACCTGTGATCTACGTAACATGTATACTGCCGCGCTAATTATTACTGGTCTGTCTATATTTGCAATAATAGGTGGCGATCCTTGTGTAAATTCAATGTATGGATTGCGAAATACAGAACCTTCTACTAAACTATCAGGTATATTAGCCTCTCCATTAGCAGTATTAATACGTTTGTATCCTACTGGTACATCAGATGGTTGTGGGTTTAATAAAGACTCTTCCCAGAATATTTGATATTTTGCACTCCATCTGTTTTGTAAGTAGTCTATCCCATATGCCAAAGCACTGCGTATTACAGTATCACTATAGAGATCGCCTGTAAGATCACCAAATTGTAAACGTGTAGGGCTTATCAGATAATCTAGATTTGTGGGCTCTGTGATAAATATTACATTCGTTGTCATTATGGTTCTAACTTCATATTTTTACGCTTATCCTCTAGCAATTTTTCTAATTCTTCAATACTAGTAGAATTAAAAGCTATCTTTTTATCTTGTTCTATTAATTGCGGAAGAATAGTATTTATTGCTGTGATAAGATGCCGCGCAGTTGTTAATTCTCCGATAACCTGTACTCTGCCATCTTCTAAAAATAAAATACCGTTTATCATTGTGTTTTTGTCCTTTGTAGTGGAGTAAGTTCAGAGCGTGCCAAAGCTCTAATTGGAATAAATGCCCCGCTATTATCTGTCAGATTTTTTATCTGTATAATTATCCATATGTAATTTGCTCCAATATGTAGTGTATGTCCACTTCCTAATTTAGCAGGAAATGGTACAATATCAGATAATACATGTTTTGAAGCAAAATCATATTCAAGTATCCATTCGTCAATATAGGGATTGTATCTATAAAGTAGTGCTGTATCAGGATCACAATCACTTAATACCCAGAATGTTTCATTATCACTTTTTGACTCACCATGATTACTATAACAAGGTTTTCCATTTTTTGATTTTAATTGAAGCATGCTACCTATCATTTATACCTCTTTATTATACTCTAAAAGATATTCCATTAAGAGAGAAAAACGCATTGCTACCTACTGTTGCTTGCACATTACCAGCGGTATCAATAGTTACTCTTGCAAATGCATCGTTAGCTACTGTTGCAAATATCTGCGCGTTAGAAGGACGATATGCCGCTGGTAATGTAAATATAGCTGCTGTGATTGTGCCGTTTTTAACTAAACCTCTTAAATGCACATATCCAAAAGCATCTTTCCAATAACCGGCGTTTTCAAAACCAGAGCCATAATTTACCCAACTATTAAGTAATGTAGGCGCAATAACTGATTCAGTAGTAATACTTCCAGTAATAGTCATACTACCACTTAGATTAAGTGTCGCATTATCAATATTCACTTCTTTAACAGAAGAAGAAGTATGAACTATAGATAATGAAGGTCCTGTACCAGCACCACTTTGATTAGCTGAAAAACGAACAGTTGACGTTTTACCTGATACCGAAAATACATCAAGATCAATTCTTGTATGATACCCAGATATAGCTTCCCCAACAATAGTAGTCTTATTTCTTAATAAATCAGTATCCTGATACGCATATATAGAACTTAACAACGTAGAACTTACATACCACTTAATCTTATTTGCGTCATTCTGACCTTGTGTTATTGAAATTCCATTAGCGTCTATTATAACTGCACCAGCACCAGCACTAATTTTACCATCACTACTTTGAATACGTACTTGTAATGTACCGCTGCTATTATATCCGCTCACACCATTACTGTCAATAACAATACGTTGCGCGCTAGAAGCTGTTTGGATAGTGAAATTGCTACCAGTTAATACTAGATTTGTGCCATCCCACGCAAAATATGTACCTGAACCATTACCAATACTGAATTTTGTTGTGCCGCTATCATTACCTAAATAAAAACCTGTACCTGTAGCATACGCCGTCATACCACTACGAATATATCCATTGGTATTGATTGTTAATGTACCTGTGGATGTTTGGATTGCTGATAGTGTTGTTACTGATATATGCCCCGCGTTTATTGTACTTGCCGCGATATTAATACCTTTAATGTCTTCTGCCTGTATATCATCAGATTGTATTACTCTACGTGGGTAAAATTCCCGAAAAGAATAAGCCCCGCTGGCATTTTTATGAAAAATAATAATATATCGTGCTTCTATAAGTGAAGGTAGATCAAATCTATATACTCCTGAAGACTTTAAGAATGAATTTGTATCTGCAAGAGATTGATTCGCATACTCAACTAATGTTGTATTTTGTCCTGTAGTACCTGTAGCAGCTAAAGGACCTGCAAACCATCGCCATGTACTACCATCCGCTGAAGTTGCAAAATAAAATGATGTATTTGTTGCTGAGATACTTAATGTAATGGGTTTATAACGATCTAATTGGGGTCTCGACGCCTGTGTCCAGCGAAATACTGAACTAGAACCGTATGTTACAACTGTTGTTGTAAGATCACCATCTTTAAGACCATTTAATGTTGTAGGAGATGTGGATACACTATCGCTGTATGATGTCTCAGCGCGCAATTCATCAATTGTTAATGCATCTACGTAAATACCACTAGCTACAACAGCAGTGCTTTTTCTATCATACTTATCAACTGCTTTAACACTTACATCATATGTACCCGCTGAATTAAGCGATACCGTTTGTATATTATCTGGAGATGTAAAACTTGAAACTGTTGTTACACCATTAAGAACACTAAACTCATAGTGATCAAAATCTAATATATTTGTAGAAGGAGTAACAGTAATACCTAAACTACTAAATCCACCTGTAGCTTGCACTGTACCAAATGCATTAGGTGGGGCCATGTTAGTTGCTGTTCCCGTAGCTGCTACTGATTGTTGATCTAATAAATCGCGGGCAATTATACTATAGCTTAAAGCATAATCACCACTACTAAGCGTAGGAGTATGATCAGCTTTGTTATTGAAATATGGATAGATAACAAAAGGTGTTTTTGTTGTAATATTTTTTGAATCTAGTGTTAATATATAATCATTTGCATTTGTAACAGTAGACCATTGAATTGTTAAATCTTCATCAGCCGTACCATCATCGCTTTGCCATGAGTGTGCAATTCCTGAAGGTGTTCCAGGGATAGGAGCTACTACAGATACAATTTCTACACTCGCGCCAGATGTATTACCCCATGAATTACTTGTTACATCGACAAGTACACTCGTTAATGGAGTTCCTAAACCGATACGTCTATTCTCTGCTGCTGTTAATATAAACGGTGATTCACGCTGCCAATACGTGTTGTATAAAACTGTACCTGTTGCATTCCATATACGAATGCGCGCATTTTTATAAGCTTCGTCATTCGGCTGATCCCATGAAATAATGAGATTACTATTCTCAAATTCACCAGTTACATTCGTTACATCACTAGGAATGAGTGTGTCTTCTATAGTTGTTATATTTAGAACATTACTCCAATCGGATTGAATTGTTCTTATACGTGGTGCTATACGTATCCAGTAGTCTGTATCAGGTTTTAAATAAAGTGAAGCAGTTAAACCATATGCAATAAATGATTCTTTATTTAATGTAAATGTGTCATTTTCAGCATACTGTACTATATAATCTTGTGGTATTTCACCATCTGGATGCTGCCATCCTATATTTACTACAATTGTAGGCGTAGCAGCACTACGAAACACTGCTTGATCAATAAATTCCAAGGTATCAATGGATTGTGGTAAGTGGATAGCCGACCCTGCTACACTTACTGATTGTGTTATTATTTCTCCATCACCTATTTGTGATATTGCTTTATCATCTATTTGTCTTTTAGGTCTATCTTTTCGTGTAGGCATTTATTTCCTTTGTTCTTTAATTGCTGTTAAAATATTCTGCCGCGTAAATTAAATCTTTGCCTGTAATGTGATATATATTGCCAGGAAATAATCCCTTAAATTGATTTAAATATACAAGCTTTGTTTGTATATTCTCACCGTCAATAAGTTCTTCTTCATTTGAAAAGCTGTACATGTTCGGATCTTCCATCTGCATTGTTTGAAAATCTTTTGCTATCGTTAATCCGCCCCATGCTATTTTAATTCCTTTACCTCGCACTAATAATGTATTACCTATGCGATTTAACGACGCTATCTGTAAGCGTGCCCATTTGTTTTCCTGATGATCGTCATTGGAAAAACGACGCCGAAACATCTGCTGCCTGTTCCATATTTCAGGTTGATCATCTATGCGTGCTTTAATTGCGCTAAATACGTCACTTGTATCTTGTAATCTGTTTTTTAATTCAAGAAACGTCATTGATTCTAATTCTTCTGTTATTGTTGCTGGAGTAGCATAATCATATGCAAATCCAGCAGGTACCATCTCTATTTGCCCAATGTGAAAAATACTGTTTTGATTATATGTTTGCCCTACTGGATTACCACTTATCGGCACATTATCAATATGTAGAGCATATGTCGTTTTATTTGTATATGATCCTGACATATCGTAGTAAAAATTGGTGTGACCTTTATCTCCTACAGTAAAAGGTCCAAGTGTACCTACAAGTACATAATTTATATATATCTTAATATAGTCTTCTACATTGTATGAATAATATGTTATAGGTATTTTTACAACATCAGCGCTGTTTGATCGCATAACACTACCACGGAATAAGGGATATTGTTCAGCTTTATGTGTACCCGGCCAAAATAAAAGACGTTGCATAGGTATTCTTGGTGCTAATCGTAATCGACGCATAAGCCAATCAGATGTATTTGACATTTGATTAAGATCACTAGCACTAATATTTGTATCTCCCGTAAATGTAGGCAAGCCTGGATATGTGCCCCAAAATGTTATTCCAGATAAAGGATGTACATAAGCATCTAATACCTGAAATACTCCTGTTTTTGGTGTGTATGCTCCTCCATTTTCAACACTAACTAGAACTTCAATAACTTCATTCATGTTATATCCGAGCCCAGATATGTCTATATCTACATTATATTGAGCAGGATTATTAGGATCTGTACCATTATATACAAGTGTACCGATTGAATCCTCAGAATCAGATTCTCTCTTAAAATAAATATTTATCTCTTCCGGCCCATCTGTTATAGTTAATAAACGAAATGTAGCAGTAGTTATACCCGTCATATATTTAAAACCACCACGCCATAATTTTAAGAAACTGCGTTCGGAAGCATTCCAATTACTTGCTTTATGCATGGATGGAAACCCCTGCTTACCACGCAAGGATAATGCGTCTAATATAATGCTATTAGTACGTAACGTATTTATATCTGTAGCGCTTACTTCTGTATTGGTAGTAAATGTAGGCGCATCTATATATGCTGAGATCATTATTGTACCTTAATATGAAACATAACGTATATCGGTATTATTATATGTTGTGCCTATAATAAATACATCATCTCGTGTAGGTAAATTATTTATAGGTACAATATCAATCGTCATTCGTGAACCTGTATTACTATGGCGTTTTGCTGTGATACGATATAAACCGCTATATGACCATGTTGTATAATCAAACTGTACTATTTCTCCGATATATCTATCAGGATCATAGCCCATTCCTTCCAATGTAATAATTGCCCGCGAATTATTATAGAAGTCATAATACATCCGTATTAGTCTTTGTGCATGTACTTCACTATCTACATATACATTACTTTCAAGCTCTAATTCTGGTATTCCAGAACCATATGTTACATTACCAGATGGTCCCTCTGTTACTGGTCTACCTTGTATATTTATATCCTCAACTGTTAATGGCTCATCTGTTAGATTTTCAAAACTTACTTGTAGTAATGTTGCATTTAAATAGCTGTATGTTAATTCATATGTAAATGCTAGTTCACTTGTAGATGTTACTTGTCTTCCATCAGGATATACTGCTTTAATACTTGTAAATGGTATATTACCCGAAGAGTCTAACGTATATGTATACACAGGCCATTTCATTTCTATTTCTTTTGTAACAATTTCACCGGGTATCACTGCAAACGTATCATCTAATTCGTATACAGTCTGTGTCGCCTGTAAATTACGTTCTATGAACTGTGTTTTAATAGTTGCTACTTGATCGCGAGCAGTTTCTTTCTCAGATATTGAAACAAAGTCATCATCACTTATTTCAAATGGCGTGCCGTTTACTATACCAAAAGATAATGGTTGCTTGTAATATATAACTCCATCATCGTTCTGAAATAATTGACCACCTGCTGCTTTTATAAGCTTATTAGCTTCTTCCCATGCATTTTCACCACTTATCCAAGACCATTTAGGTTTTAATAAAGCTTGATCAAATGAATAATAAAATAAAGCGCTATCATATGTACTTATTTGTTCATATGGTCTACCACCAGATTCCCACATTATTCTATTTAGTAAACCTGCATTATATCCCGGCTCATTTGGATCATCTATACTAGATAATGTTGTTTGCGTAGCTATTGGTCTACGATAAAACATTTCTGTATGTATCTTCTTCCTTTCAATAATTGCGTCCCATCCTCTTGCCTCAAATGTCAAATAATGCCCGCTTCTTGATCTATCTGTTAATACACCTTCAAATACCTGTACAAAATCAGCAGTATCGAATGTGAAAGATATGCGCACTTTATGCAATTTCCATGCAACACTTGCAAAATCATCTGTCATTTCTATTTTAGCTTTAGGTATTGCATGTATTCCAAAAGCTAATCCATTATTATTTGCAGTTATTTCTAGCACTCCATCTACATCGTGAATATAATCATCATTTACAGTAGAATAACTTATACCGTTGTGTATTTCTACACGATATTTAGGTAATGCAATACTGCTTTCTATTTGATCTCTTGTAGGAAGGCTCATTATACTTCCTCAAATACTAATTCTACATTATAATATAATTTATTGTTAGCTTCCCTCTCAGCATCTAAATCTTCGTTAAATTCACGCGATAATACAGAATAATTTTGATTATTCTCATCATTTAATGTAACTACTGCCGAATTACGATATAATGTACGTAATTGAGGTACAGAATCCTCTATAAGACCTTCCCAACTAAGTGACCATCTTTTTTTATACGCACGTAACCATGTACGTAATTTTCCATTCGCCATCCTATCAGAATCTTCGATCTTAATATCATCTATTTCAACCTTTGTAGGATGAAGCGTTACGCTATTAATAATATATCTTTTTAATGTTGCCATATATCTATTTAAAAAATAAAACGCGAGCACTATATACCCGCGTTTTATATATTGAATTATAAAGTATTTGATCTTGATGTGTTGCTAAGTATATTACGCATCCCATCCAGTCTGATGTTTATTTCCTGTACACCTAAAACGAGTGTGTCATTTACTTGCTGTAATTTCGTTTCTAGTCTAATTGTTTGATCAGTCAATGTATCAATTACACCCTGATCTCTTACTGTCCATATACCATTTTGTTGAACAAGTAATACTTGCTGCGATGTTATTGGTATTGGTGCTACAGGTGTAATTGGTAATGGTTCTGGCGCTGATATTTGCTGTGTATCACCCGCCATAGTATTATCAGATGTTACCTTATCCTGCTTATTTGGAGATTTATTTGCAGCATTTGTAACATCTTGATACAATCCAATCTGCTTTGCAAGTTCTTTGTTTTCTTCACTTACCGCTATTTTTGCACGCTCTGATTGAGCTATTTTAATATCTGCCGCGTTTTGTGCTGCAATTCCAATTTTTGTAGTTTGCTCCTCATAGGCTGCATTCTCTTCATCTAAACGCTGTTTAGTATCGTTTGTTATTGCATCACCACGAGCAAGTAATTGCTGTTCTTCTTCTTTTTGAGCATCTTCTATAAGCTTTTTTCTACCAGCTAGAAATTCTAATGCTGCTGCTTTATCACTATCTGATAAATCCTCATCTGCTCGTATATTTGCGGCTTCTTTTTCAAGATCAAGCAATTCTTGAATATGTTGCTGCTTTAATTTCAAAAAGTCATCTGCTAGTTTAGCCGAACCCGATTGTGCAATTTCCTGCGCCTTTGCAAATGCCTCTTCATATGCAGCCGCAAACTGTGAAGTATCTACACCTTTAGCATCAGTAAGACCACTATAAAACTGCTCTCTGCTACGTCGTTTACTTACTTCGTTCTCGGCAATCTGTGCCTGGACTTTCTTTAAATGATCTGCTTGAATTTCTTCGATTTTATTAAAATGCTTACGTTGGGCTTCTTCTTCCTTATCATTAAATTTCTGAAGATCAGTAAGCAATTTATTATTAATCTTTTCGTTAGGCGTTAATTTAGGAGCGCCACCTCCCTTTTTACGTTTTTTGCGCTCGTTATCTAATTGTTCTTCCAAACCATTAACTTTCGTTAATGCTTGAAAATATTCCGCTGTACCTACAGTAGTGTTTGCTAACTCATCACGAGCTATTTTTAATTTACCTGTTGTATTTGCAATAGCAAATTCATATTCTTTTTGCGCCTTTGTGGCTTGATTGACTGCATCTATATTCTTTAATGCTGTAGGTAAATCTGCTACACCACCTAAAACATTTTCAGGTACTTGCCCTCTACCTGATGTATTTGGCGGGCTTAATGCTAATCGCGCTCTTGCTATTTCTAATTGACTAAGTGCGCTGATTAAACCAAATGCTTCACCTGTAGTGATATTTAATTGATTTGCTAAAAATGCCGCTGCTTCTGCTGTTACTCCTAATCCTTGCGCCGCAGCTAATGCTGTGCTCGTTAACTCTTCTTGACGTTGTTTTAAAGCATCTGTTTGAATTTGACTATTAACAGCTTCTAAGGCGCTTGCATTCAATTCTTGTGAAAATATGTTTTGAGCACCAGCCGCATCTTGTGTAGCAGATGTATTTGCAGCATTAGCTTGATTAGCTTGTTCAGTTGCATTTACATAAATGCTTAATAAATTCGTAGCCTCTCCAAGACTTAACGATTGCTGTCCTACTGCTACAGCATAATTTTCTGCTACTAATGCACCTTGATCTGATACACTCGCGGCGGATAATGCAGCTACTTGAAATTTTTGCAATTCTGATGCGCTTGCATTTGCCGATACGCCTGTTGAACTGAATATCTGACTAATACCTGTTAATAACGGCTGCAATTGCTGCAATCGCCCAAGTATTTCATCAGTACCCACACCTATTAACTGTAAGTTTTTAGCAAATTCAAATTGAGCGCCGGATAATTGAGTAAATCCAGCAGCATAAAATGGTAACTGTGCATTTGCAGCGGCTACTTTTGCATTAAATTGATCAACACTTACACTGCTTTGTAAAAACGCAGTAGTGATATTTGTTATTTGTTCGCCTTGTGCAGATAGATTTGTTAATGCTGTTGCAAGTATATTTAATTCACTTGTTAATCCTTTTGCAGCCGGTAATAATAATCCGCCTAATGCTTGTCCTAGCTGTGCTAATGCATCACCAGCAGCACCTTTTAATTTATCGTACTCTACCGCAGTTGTATTTGCACTTGCCGCTATTAACTCTTGCGTGATACCTAGCTTTGCAAGCTCTTGATTAAGTGCCGCGAATTTTGCTGTAGGATCGGATATTTTATTTAAATCATTAAGAATTTGACGTGGAATCTCGAAGCGCCTGGCAAGGCTCGTGATGTCTCCTGAGAAAACATTTTGTTATCTTGTGAGCTTTTTATCTCACAATTCTATATCTTTCGTTATTTAATATAGTTCGGCGTACATTTTTACCTATGAATAGGTATCTGCCACTCTTGGATTTAGTATTATATTCCTCTACTCTTACGATACTTCCAGATATATTTATAATTAGTATTAAATATTTTTGCTATTTCTGCGCTTGATTTACCTTCACTAATCAATTTTACTATAAGATCATAATCAATTTTTGATTCTCTATCTTTACTAATAGGCTTTCTACGAGGTATCGAATTACGCTCTAAAGCTTTAACTATACCGCCTATACTCATGCCTATACGTTTTGATATTTCTTTAACTTTGATATTAGCCTGATACATTTCTATAATATACTGTTCCTGTTCTTTTGTTAATCGAGTATCTTTAACGCCGTCATGTTTTCCAGTGCGAATATTATAACCATTAGGTACAAGACTATTATATTTAGTAATATATTGTTCTTCTAATGAATCAAGCTGATCCTGATCTTTTATATCTGATTCAAGTATATGTATTTCAAACGAGTCTATACCATACTTTGTGATTGCAGCCTTTAATAAAGGGCTACCATCACCGCTAACATGTACCTTGAGTCTACGTCTCAAATACTTTGTTTGTCCTATGTATTTTTTATTATTTATTTTATTGACAAACATATAAATAGTACCGTTCATTTTTATATCTCCTATGAATAATATAATATCTCCTGTATATTACTCCATAGTTAGATATTTGTCAAGTAGATGGTTTCAACGATCTACGCTCTACACTGCTACACCTCTTTTAAAAAGTGCAGTTAGCACGGTATTAGCATTTCAGCTTTCACCGTTTTTGACAGATTTTAAAAGAGCATTTCTACTCTTTAAGCGCAATTGAAGCGCCTTTAAATCCCTGTGCAGGATCAATAATAGCTAAACCCCTTGCAGTTTCAGCAAGTTTATTTAGCTCAATTCCCGTTCTTCTTGATAAATTAACAAAGCCTGACAAATTCTCTAACGTATCAGTTAAAGAACCCCCGAACTTTTGTTGTTGTTGTTTTGCAATTTCAAGATTTTTTATATATTGTTCTTGACTACCAGACAATGCACGAAATGTAGCTTCTTGCTTTTCTAGGGCATTTCCTGCTTCTATAACTGCCGCGAATGTTTGTGCAGCTTGTGTAACAACCAAGTATGATCCAATAAGACCTTGAAATACTTGCCCTAGTTTTGCGAAGGACAGTTGAGACTTTTCTACTGCTGCTTCCTGTCGAGCAATTGTACCTTGCAATTGATTAAGTGCATTGTTAGCGGCTGTCGTATTAGGCGTTACCTGTTCGATTGCTGTAGCTAGTATTTGCTGTGCTCCCGCTACATCACCTTGCTTTTCTGCTACTTGTGCAAGCGATCGAGCATAAGCTAATAAACCCTGTTCATTCTTACGTGTTACAGGATCAAGCTCTGCCATAGCAGCATCATACTGTCTTGCACTAGTAACGCCTCTCTGCATGTCTGTTTGTATTTTTTGCAATAGACTACTAAGGCCAACATCTTTACCTTGTAATACTACTGATATTGTACCACCTTGTATTGTAGCCATATATACCTACTATTGTAATTTCTTTAAATGATCTAATAATTGTTTCTCGCGTTTTTCAGCATCTTCTTGTTGTTTCTTTATTTTACGCGCATTATCTGCTGTTATAATCTTCGTGCGTAATTTAATTTCATCCTCTATATCAAACATTGTCATATTCTTAAAATCACTTATACGTTTATGACCAGACTCAATTTGATCTTGATAGAGTATACCGATAAACGTTAAATATTCTTCTGCTATAGCTAATCTATTTTTCCTGCGCGCCATTTCTATTTTGTAACTTATAATAGACATTATTTTTTAGTAGCTAAGTCGTTCGCTTGTTTAATACTGCTAATATAACTATCCCATACCGTTTTACTTACTCTTCCAATTGACCATATTTCATCTGCAAGCTCTTTTACAAATTCACCATTCTTTTCACCAAGACCTTGTGCTTTGATGAATGTAAATTTTGGTCTCATTACACCTTCTACAACAGTCCAATATGCAAATAGCGTATCATCTACTTCTGTTTTTTGTGTGTCTTTATCTGTTACTAATGACTTTTTATTTATGCGGCCCATTTGTTCAAATGTCAATGCACGTATACGGAATTTTTTCTTCCATCCTATAATGCGTACATCTGCTTCAATAATATCATCTTCTTGTAAAAGATCATCCGCATTTTCATAGTATTCATCATTTTCTGGATACCTATCAACCATATATTTTTCCTTATATAAAAAATAACTCCCCCTTGAAATAAATCGCGGGGGAGTATATACCTTATGCTACTGTGAATGTACCACTTGAAGAGAAATCAAAAGATACTGTTACCGTCTCTCCTGCATCTTGAGACATAGAGAAGGTTGTTACTGTACCGGATGGAATTGTTACTGTGTATCCACCTGTAGTAGTAAGAACTAACGTTATAGGTGAACTATTTAAAGCACCAGATATTAACGTTGTTTGCCCACTATCTTTACCAACAGGAATTGTTGCTTCTAGTGTACCTGTTAATTTACGGGATGTTGTGTATGTGTATAATACACCATTATCGCCAATGACCTTATATTTAATGTTACATATTTCTATATAACCTACATATTACTATGTAGAGTAGATCATATCACCATCTACTTTAGTAGAGGTATCCATACGAAAATATTTGGAAGTCTGCGTATGTATATCTAATTTATACTCATATGATGGTTTAACATATGGTGTAATACCTTCTATAAATCTTTTAGCATAATCTTTTCGTGCTTGTAATCTATAACCATACGTTTCTTTAAATTTGCGACGCTGAATATCAAAAGGTATATTAGTATATTCATAAATAGCTCTCTGTAACAAAACAACATCACCATAAGTAAAATTATCTGTTGCTATACGAATACGTACATAATTCTCTTGAGTTATTCTAGGACTAACCTCTATATAACCATCATCTTGGTATAATATTGCTAATGTTTCCCAATCTAACAATTTCAGGTCATGCGGAGATATTTGCTTTATTTTTCTTTCCGTATAAATACGTTCATACAATGTCGTATAAAACGGATGTGTTTTAGTTTCTATGCGTATAGATGCTTTTGCCTTTGCGCCTTGAATATTTATATACGCTGGAATATCACGCCAATTAACCGAGGTTAGTGTTTCAAGAATATTAGCTTGCCATTCAATGTAATCTTTATGGATCGATAACTGATGTAATCCGTAATTTGCATTTTTATTACGTTTTGTCATCCATCCATCACCTAATGTAAATGAGAATATATACTTAGTTAGTTCTTTTCTTCCAATTTCTTTCATGATCGTTACACATTCCTTTATTCAGGATTAGCACGGTATTGACCTTCTATTAAGGCGTTTCACCGTTTTTAGGATACTTTTCATTATATATTACTATATAATGCCGCTCTTGTCAATCGAACGGCCCAACGGTCTTCTCATCTGTCTCTAAATTTACTTCCCAATTATTAACAAAGCCAGTAGCAATACCCTCTGCGGTAATTGTACCTTCGTAACCTTTAATTGGCTGTGCCATTATTATTTTACCTCATTTTATTTATGTACTATCTTTTGGGTATACGCCAAACTCGACAATGAGTCCTGCTGTATATATATTACCCGTTGTTATTTTTTCAATAGGAAACCATTGTGGATTTGTTATATCGGCACTAATATCATAATGAGCATGTGCAAGTGCAGGTAATGCTTCTGCTAACTCAATAGCTTTATCCCAAGCTTCTGTTTTTGACATAGACATCACACGGAATGTTATCTGTCCTATCCATGCATTTGAACCTATTTTGTTTTTTTGGAACCCGCCTGCATCCTGACTTTGATATACTGCTCGCGGAAAATTACTTGACGTAGGCGCTACAATGTTATATAAACGCCCTTCAAATAATGGCGCTAAATACATACTGAATACAAGATCCAAAGCGGGTAATACACGTGCGAAAAATGCTTTATCAATTGCCATATATACCTTTATGTTGTAGTAATTGTTATTTGTGGGTTTCCTATAATCTTACCGAAATCTTTTGTAAATATACGATCACCAGATGTTTTTACTTGTATATCATAAAAATATTCGCTGCTTGGTGACAATAACAACGTCTCACTTGAACTTAATGTGAATTTAACATGGCCTGTACCATCTATACCAATATCGGATATAACACCATCACCATTACTACCGCTATTTATCACTTTCTGCATAATGGCATCCGCGTCTGTATCTGTTATTTTTCTTTTAACCGTAAACCACGCTGTTGTTAATGTTTCTCCTACAGGAATATTAGATATGTCTCTTTCAATATCAACATTGTCGCCTACAAAAAAATCACTGATTTCATTCAATGTAATCATTTTATACCTAATTTTTTAATAATATGGAATGTGAAGTCGATATGTTTAATGGCTACTGAAAGATATGGCTGTGCTGGCATAAATGCAGTACCATATTCTTGCGCTATTGCTCTATCATCTGGTAAATCATTACCAAAAGATACTTCTACGCTAAAAGGTCCAGTCATAACAACTTTACCACTATTTTTAAGTTGCCCCGATTTTTCTGGTGCTAATTGACGTGCAAGATCATGTAAATCTTTCCCGGCTTCATGTAATCCATCAGTTATTACATCTTTTACACGGTTTTGAAAAGCAATAAAATTTGTTAAGTCTGTGTTTACTGGCATTATGTCTCTTCCTGTAAAAATATAATAAACGCACCAGTCATACCATGATGCGGCGGGACAAAAACGACATTAAATACTCTTTGACTATCTAATGCTATATCATTAAATTCGATCATATCTCCTTGATTGATCTCTGTCCCATATGGTAATTGTAGTCTATATAAACCAGTAAAAAAAGATTGTTGTGTAGCACGCTCTTGACTAGCTATGTTTACATCTTCACTACCAGATCGAACAATAAATCGGCATTTCGTTGTTACTGGTCCTGTATATATTGGAATAGATTCACCATTAACAATCGATTCACCAATCTTTCTACGTATATTGCATGTATCTGTTAGAAATAATTCGCATTGCTCCCTTATATAGCTTACCTGTTGTTTAACTAGTAGCTGAAAGCTCATTTATACGACCCTCTATTGTTTTTATTACGTTAATCGAGCGATCTAACTCAGTAGCCGCCTCTTTAATTCTAATTAAACTAACGTCACTTGTTATAGTAGATAAACGCTTTTTCAAAGCAGTTAATTGACGAATGTTTGCTATATCTTTCACATCTCGATCAGTTAGCATATTAGAATTATCAATACTAGGCGCTGTTAATGTATATTCTTTAATCAATCCGCGTTCTATTAAAGATTTATTCCATCGCTCAAATACTCTCGCTTCTGTATCAGAATAAAGTTCTAATACCTCATCGTCATACGAAAATCGTGTATGGTTTAATTTAGGCGATCCTTCTGCTTGCGTAATAAACTCAATATCTTTCTCTGGCGTTATCAAAAGAAAATCAAGTCTGTTTTCTGGTCTATGCGGATCAACTCGCCATCCCGAAACACGATATAATACTGTCTTTACATAGCGCTTTACAACACGATCATTAAATTCTAAAAACTGATGATTGATACTCATATGTACTTTTTCTCCCTTATATTATCCATGCGCTCTATAACTTATGATAGAGTAGCTGTATAAAAAATAATATCCCTCATGCATGTGTGATTATGAGGGATATTATTTAATCATATTATTTTTTATCGACGGTTCTACCAGAAGCCCTACAAGATTTCACCCATATCAGAGTATGGATTTAACCCTATCGTGCCTCTACGAGGCTCCTATGGGCCTTGTAGGGCATTCTGTGAGTTAGGTATTAGTCTTAATAACTGCAATAGCCTCTACGTCATCCACCCATAAGCCGTATCCTTGCCAGCTATGTAATACATAGTTCGGTGGTTGAGTACTAGGATCAGTATAGTCTTGGTATTCGGTTCCGCCCATTAACAACACTTCTCCAACCTGATCACCGATTACAAGAATCTTGTCAGTAGGGATCATACGCTGCTCTGATGATAACAACGTTCCAGTTGCATTAGCAGGTAAGCGGTTGCGGTAAACCTGTGGTAACTCTACCAACGGAATACCCTTATAGGTCGATACTCTACCAGTATTTGAAAATTCATCAAAAGCGCGTGTTACAGGGAACATTGCACGATCAGGATTATTACCGCTTCCACCTAACACAAACTCACGATACTGAGCAAATGTATAAATCGGTAACAGCGCCCTGCGTGATCCTACAATTGAACGAACACTACCAGTGTGATCTAACAATGTTTCAATTGCACTATCAAGCATTGTGGATGTAACACCTGTTGACGATCCATCAAAATAGTTATTAGGCGTATCTGTACTATTCCATACTGTTGAAAGCAGTGTAAATACCTTAGATACAAGCTCATCAAATATATCTGCGCGCAATTCTGTACGCATCTGTTCGATTGTGCCTACTTCACCGCTCTGAATTTCCCATAAACTATGAGAAGTACCAGCTACAAGACGATCAGCTAAATACGTTTCCTGCTCCAAGTAGCTTAACACATCAGTTAGATGCTTTGCGCCAGGGGTAAATGTACGTACAGGGTAACGACCACGACGTACACGACGGCCACGCCGATCGCCAGGCTTCATTGTTCTTGTAGGCATAAAAGCGGAAAAAAGCTCAAGTGACAAGTGATTAGGCTGAACAATTTCCATTACCAGATCACTATATGCTGAACGAGTAGGGCGCGTTACGCTGCCTCCCATTCCTGCTGTCTTGCTTACTTCTGCTACAGCCCGTTGTAATTTCTCACGATCCATAATTATTTCTTATTTACCTCTTAATGCCATAGTGTAATGACAAGTGTATCATTTACCGGCTGATATTCTTCTACCATACCTACAGCATTAGCACCACTTGTATATACCCATACACCACCAGCGCCAACTGCAATTAAATTGCCGGGTACTCTAATATTAGCACTATCTGTATATGTGCCTGATGGAATTGCGTATGTACCGCCACGCTCCATATTTGCTAATTCACCAGATTCTAGTGTAGGATTCCATAATGTACTCTTACCTACATCGTACATAGTACGTGTATGAATAGGCTCACTAAATCCACTACGGAAATTAACTACCCGCGTTGAAGGAGCAGTATACATTCGTGAATCTGTAGGGCGACTGAAATCATCTGGTCCCTTGATAACAATACCTACATTGTTTACTGCATTTGCGCCTGCTTTCATAAGTACAGGCAAATCGTTATGCACACCGCTTTGTGTAGGAACTACTGCAAGACCTTCTTGCATTGTCTCTCCTACTACACCGCCACGTACATAGTCACTTAGTCTTGAAACATGTGCCATGTTCTATTAACCTCTTAATGTTTCTCTATATGCTTTCGCAATATCTGTTATACTGTAATTATTATCTGTTGACATTGGTTCCGGTATAACAATCTTCTTTTGTTCTGCTTGCGCAGATACTTTGCGCACTGACAATAAATCATTGATATATGTATTGAACATTGCTTCATCCATATTCATATACATATCAATTTTATCTTGTGTACCTTTAAATGTATCTGATGTAATATCTAATCCTGCATCAGACAATTTTTGTGTACGTTCTTTGATAAGCTGCGCCCGCTCGTTATTTTGCTTTTCTTCTGTAAGTGTTGCAACTTCGCTTTTTAATTGCTCTGCTAATCCTGCTTTTTCTTTCAAAGTTTTAATCTGATCAGCAAGTTTACTTAGTTTCTCCGCAAATTGCGCTGCAATTTTACCAATGTCACGTTCTACTGTTGCTTGTTCAATTTCAAATGTTTCTGTGAAGAGTGTATCAATACCTTCCCACATACGAAACATTGTGTCTTGCACGTTAAGCAATTCTGTTCTTAACGCTTCAACGTCAACCGTAGATTGCGCACTTTCTTCTGTTTTACTCATTGTTGCCTCATCTTGCGTATCTCGCATTTTTTCTGCAATAGCAAGTATTCTAGTTCTATTTGGTCCGTATGCCGGTGTTTCAACAACGCATGTAGCTGCAAATGTACAGTTATTTAACCATTCAACGCCATTATTATCTTTATTTGATTCCTCAAAATACATTTCCCATGAAGTCCCTACACCCTCATCTAATGTGGCTATTAAATGTTCACTTACATCCTTATACAGTTCATTCCATATAATTGCCTCACCCATGATAACTTCGCGCCCATTATCTGTACCGATATATGCGCTTGTAATAGGTCCTACAGGAAATGCACCTTTATGACCTAAGTAACCATCTCCGGTAAAATTTATCTTTAATGGTTGATTGAGTGCTGTACGTATAATGTTTTCGGCTTCTGAGCGTGGAATAGCTTGCCTATTACCATTTGGCTCAAAGTCAGTTAAAATAAGTGATAACTTCGTCTGGAATGGATGCGCTTGATCCGCTACGGCTTTAACAAATCCTCTTGTGTGTATTGTATGTGCCATATTTTTACCCAAATAAAAAAGGACCGCATTATTACATGTGATCCTTTAATACATCATTCACAATATACTCTACTTTACCCTGAACACGTTACCGTGAAGAATAAGTAATTTTTAAATACTCATCAAATGTAATACTTGGTTTAGGTGGTATCTCACTATACGTTACAGCACCACAACGAACACACTTATACTCATTATGTACCATGTCTAACCATAAATGTGCATAAATACATGGTATAGAATGTACTAACCAGACAAGTGTATGAATAATCCATGTAACTAGTTGTATAATCATCGTATAGGGCAAGCTCCTGTAGCACAATCCGCATCAATAAGTTCAGACATAATATTTTCTCTTTCTATTTCCTTTAGTTCTTCTACTATATCTTCCATACATACATGTACTAATAATTGGGCGCGATTATTATACTCTTCTTCCGTAATAGCCTGTTCTGGCATTAATGGATATGGAGTATCTGTATCAAATTTAGGTAAAAATGAAACTGCTATATAATCATCCCAATGTTCTAGCAAAGCATCTACAAGACTTTCTATTTCATCAGGCGCAAATGTAATCGTAATACTTGTATTATGTTCTGTCCAGTATTCTTGAAAATCTAAGTATCTATAGAATTGTGCTAATGCTGATTCTTCTGAAGCTTTTATTTTTGCGGGCGTTTTTACAGGAAATTCAATAACCCATGTATTACTTTCATTCAATACGGCTAAACGTTCTGATTCATTCATGCTATCAAATTGATTAACACTAGAACCATTACTACTGTTCTCAGGATAAACAGGATAGCCGTTATGCAACATAACTTTCGCTAATGGATCATGCGCGCTTATGCGTACTCTACGAATACCATAAGGGAATGGGGAACGATGAACACCGCTAGACACGTATGGTAATTTACTTATTGTACCAGATGGTTTAATAGTGGTACTGAGTAATGGTATAGGAATACGCATCTCATACGCATAGCGCATTACTTCATTATCTGCGATATAACGTAACTGCTGTAATAGTAGTGATAACTCATCACTTATTGATAAACTGCGCGCATTATTATCATGCCTCCATCCTAATGCTTCCTCGAAGTCCATAACACCAGATAAGGATACGCCAATGAGCCTATCGCGCTTCTGCATTTTATCCCATTCTGGTAAATCCAGTGCGATGTTTGTTTGCCGCATCCCAATACGTACAGCCATTTCAACAGCTTTCTTAAGCTCTTGCATATCGTAAGTAATAGTATTATCTACGTTACGTGTTAAGAAAGCTGTCATATTTACTTCAGTTAAATTACAAACTCCCTTATCATCTAACAGTATTTCAGCGCATGGATTTAAACCTTTGAAATTAGGTCTGCGTTTTCTAGCTGCATCTGCGTTAATTATTCCTGGCTCGCCATTTGATTGAATACGCTTAAATATATCTAATAAATACTCTTTTGTAGGTTTATTTTCAAAAAATATACTATTATTAGACATACTGCGCTGATCTTGCCCGTAATTAACAGAACCTTCTTTCCAAAGATCAACTTTTGCATTAAGTATTGTATCATCATTCTGATCAAATAACGCTATTTCAGATGTTCTGCGCACTCCGCCGACTACAACATTTTTTCCAATGTGATTCATTATATCCATTGCATGTATTGGTAATAACTTGCCATCCTTCTTGGATTGTATTACTTTATGAATAGAATCAAACATATTTTGCAATGCTGTGTGCCCTGATGCTCTACCGCCAAATGTTTTCAGTATCTCACCACTAGGACGTACTGAATCATAATTGATTATAATAGAATCAAAATAGGGGCTTTGCATTGTTTCTAAATAATATTCCAATGCTTTTGTCCATCCGTTTTTACTGTCTCCTACTTGTATATGTCTTATACTATTATAATCATGTTTTATTGTATCTTCTAAACGCAGTTCTTTAGGTCTTGCGTTATATGTAGTATGGATAAGTTTAATACCTGTATTTAGAGCGGGCAACTTTTCTACATCAGAAGAAAGAACGCGAAAACCTACGCCTGAACCTACCATGAGTAAATGAAAAGAATCAATAAATGCGCGTATACTATCAATAACAACAAAAGCGCAATTAAAATTTGCACTTCCAAATAGTTTTGCCGCTTCTGTACCTCCTATCCATAATGTTCTACCGGCAGTAAATACACGTAAATTATACATGTTATCGAACATTTCTTCTGCTTCTTTACGCAATTCATCTTCTCTAGCAGGACCTTCGTAGAGTGACATAGAGTATTCTACAACCCTACGTACTGTTTCATGCCATTGCTCCCTACGCATACTCTGTTCTATCCATCTTGAATACGTGCGCAAATACACAAAAAAGCCTAAACCATTTCCCCCCCATGGAATAGACTTGTCTTTGTATTGATCAATAAATTGATCAGATAATAACATAATAGCTCCATTAAAAATTAAAAGGCGTAGCTAACAACATCTTTCTACGCCATATGCTCTATTACTACGTGCTTGACTTTGATCTATAAATACACTAAGATTATGTAATATGGCTTCTATAACATCGGTAGATACATCTGTGTATATCGGATTGTATGGAAATTCGTCTTCACTTATCGATACATGTATATCTGTCATATACACATTATATGTACCTGACTCATTCTGGTGTAGTAGTATTGTTTTCATTTTTTGGTATTAACTCCACTTCCCATGTTATAGACTGTTCTATAAAAATACGCGCTATCTGTTCTATAAGCTGCATACTTTCCAACGCTTTTGTTAATTCCTGTTGTATTGTATTTACGTCAATATAATCATTCTTCATATGATGAGTTATATCAATCGCAATTTTAAATGTTACAGGCGAAGCACTTGTCTTTACTTCAAATCGAATAATATTCTCTTTTACTGGTACTGCATTTACAACGGTAATCGTATTTATCATATTGTTATTATCTCCCTGATGATCCAAAACCTTTATTATCGCGGGCGGTCTTATCTAATTCCTGTACTTCTTGTACACCTGAAAATGTAATCGGGTAGATTATTAATTGTGCTATCCTATCACCTTTTCTAATATATTGAACGCGCTGATCTAAATTATACAGTAATACAATGATTTCTCCTCTATATCCTTGATCTATAACTCCACCTAAGATAGTCATAGATTTTGCACCTAATGAACTACGATCAGCTAGTCTTCCGTAAGTGTTCTCTGGTAATGCTATTGCTATTCCTGTGTGAATTTTTGTAAGTGTGAAGGGCTCTAATTCAGCGTCTTCGACGCTATATATATCAAGTCCTGCATCTGTTCTATTATTCCTCGTAGGTAGAATAGCATATTCAGATAATTTCTTTACTAATACAGGAGGGCCTAAACGTATTACTGGTGTTATAGTAAAACTTGGTGACTCAAACTCGTATATTTTAAATGATTCGGGAATTATAGTTTCTGTTATAGTAGCGCTAACCATTAAAAGCTTTGTATCTTTTTTAGTGAAAATAACATCACCAACATTGTCGTAGACAATTTTATTAGCTGATGGTTGCGATCTTAATAGATGTTTTACATGAGCATCTATATTAGTATTATTTAATACTATTCTTATTACATTATTCTTATTATCATACATAGATTCATCTATACTAATATCTTCATCTATAATAATATCTTTTCCTTTTAGATTCATGATTATTGACATGTTATATATCCTTATTATATACTACTACATGATCTATACATATGATCATGTATAATGGCGTTTAAAGTTTAATTTTAAACGTCTACGACGTGTATTATTACGCATCTACGATGCATGTATTACATGCTCTATGCGCTGTAACACATTTTTTATAATGCCGAAGGTGCCCATCAATTATATTATAGGATGATTTCTGTGTAAATAGGTCTACAGATGTAACTTTATACTACTACTTCAGGAGTACATTTAAGAAAATGGAAAAGACATGTATATTATGCCCCGCAAAAATACCAGTGAGAGATTATCAAAAAAAGCTTTGTTTTCCATGTTATAAAGAATATAGTCATTATATGAATGAGCCGTGGTTTTTGGAATTGGAAGTCATGCAGAAAAGACAGGATGCTATTGATCTCAGAGAATTGGAGTTAATAGAAATAGCACACGATACTAATATTACAGGTAAGCATGAACATCATGTGCGTTCACCTACAAGATCAGGGAGACTCGTAACAGATTGGCGCTTAGAACAAAAAGTATTAGATTTGTTCGATGAATCACTTGAAAATGGAAAACGTATATCTTTGCGGGCAATATCTAAAGCGCTAGATTATAAAGTGAAGTATGTTACAGTGCGTAGGATATTACTTGACTATCGTAAAGAGCAATTTTTGAAAAAAGTTCAAAAAGATATGTAGTAGGGATGTCAAACCCTATGCAAAGTATATAAAATTGGAGAAATATGGCAAGAAAAGCAAATTTTGACACGAGATTTGAATTAACAATGCAAGAATACGGGAAGCGTTACGATATTGATTCATTAACGAATCCCAATGACCTTGCTAACTTACATACAATGATTCGTAATCAGCTTGTTATCGAAGAATTGCAAATAAAGATGCATGAACTAGCGTCTCAAGACGCTGTAGGTAATGCAGTAGACGTTAAGAAAATCAACGATAGCATTGTAGCGCTATCACAAACAAACATGCAATACGAGAAAACACTAGGTATTGATCGGCGTACAAGGAAACAAGAGCAAGCTGAAACTATTACAGATTATATTGCGCGCATTAAATTATTATCGAGAGAATTTCTAGATGAACATGATCGTTTGAAAAAAGTAATTTGTAAATACTGTGATATTATGATAGGACGTATATCCGGCGTCTATGATACAACGTATTATACTGCTTCGTTTCAATGTCCACAATGTAAGAAACAAACTGTTATAACACGCAAAGAAAGAGATATATTTTTTGATGTTAAAGATGCCGATTGGAGACGTAAATATCCAATAGAGATTGCGCAACCGAAGAAAGCAAAAGATCGGCCAGAATTACCGATAGCAGATAATGAATTGATTATAGGTGTATATGACGAGGAAACGGATGAAAATATACAATCTCAATCGTAAATTAGATATTACGGGAGTAAGTGGTACAGGTATTGTAGCAGAAGTGGTAGAATTTAGTGATGGTGTTTGTATCGTTCATTGGATAGGACATATGACATTATCAAATGTTTCTTCTATTGTTATTTATAATTCGCGGGCGGATTTATTAGCAGTACATGGTCATAATGGAAATACAGTATTAGAGGAAATACATGGCGCTACAACAGAAATTAGATGAAGGCGATATAGCACTATTAGAAGTTATAGAAGATCCCGTTTGGCTAGGAGAGTTTCTTAGAAGTACAAATGATGGCGAAGTTGATAAAAAACTATGGCCTGCTAATAGATGGACATATAGAGATTATCAAAGACAGTTCTTGACTGATCAATACGCCTTTATTTTATATACTGGCGGTAGAAGCATTGGCAAGTGCTCTCCTGGCGGCTCAAGGATATATACAACACAAGGTTATCGCAAACTTAGTGATGTAGCACAAGATAAAGCCTTTATTGCCTATACCTTTACTCCTGATATGTTACTAGAACAGCGTAGGGCTGTATGTGTATTAGACAAAAGGGATAAAGCTTATTCTATACGTACAGAAGCGGGTCATGAATTTATTGGTACGAATAATCATCCTATTTTAACACCAGAAGGTTATAAGCTTATACGCGATCTTAATGTAGATGATTATGTAGCAATCGCTACACATTTACCGCATGAAAGTACTCAAAGGGCATTTAGATGGCATGAATTGAGGATTTTTGGTTATATATCTTTAATAAAAGGATTTACTGTAGAGCAGCCCATAATACCACGATGGTCTTCAATAGGTAAAGAATTTGAATATATTGCAGATCAGTTGTTATTAAATTGGCATAAATCTATAGAAACAGGAGCATATACATTTATACGGAAACTTGGAGGAAATTTTCCACATCCGTTAACATCTTTATTGAGACAAATAAGACAAGCTGAGAATTTGAAGCGTTATGGTGTTATAAAACGTATACCTGATATTATAAAAGCTGAATGCCTTGAGAATATACAGATAATGCTTGAGTCTATGTTTTCACAGCATGCGGTACTATCACAGAATAGCGTAATATTAAAAACATATTCAAGATTATTTGCACAAGACATACAAGAGCTACTTCTGAGATTTGGTATTGAATCTTCAATAAAACATACTACTGTATCTTTATTAGATACCCGCGCTATTTATAAATTCTATACAACATTTAATTTACCCGGTATTGGTATAGGTAGATTAAAAGAACCATCAGCAATAACACAACTAACGCCATTTATGCGCTTTGATCGTATTGTGCATAAATATCAAAGTCGTGTAGATGTACAAACATATGCAGTACATGTCTATGAGCATAATAACTATATTGGTGATAATTTTTTTGTACATAATTCAGTTGTACTAGAAGATAAAATTGTACATGAGATTGTTAATGCTGATATCGAATTTCCGCCGGAAGATCGCGAGTCAGTATTAGTTACACCTAATCAAGCGCAAATGACGCCGTTACTAGGTAAATTAAATGGTAGGTTTAATTCAAGTAAATTTTTGCGCAGTTATTTAGGTAAGGTTAATCGATCAGATGGTATTATGGAATTTCCAATCCAAGGAAAAAGTAGTAAACCTATGATATTTAATTTTCGTATTGCAGGAAGTAACGGGGAGCGCAATATGGTTGGCTTGCACATACCTAAAATACGTGCAGATGAGACACAATTATTCCCTCTATTAGCATGGACTCAGCTTATGCCTGCATTAAATACATGGCAAAAAGAAAAACAAATTGTTGCTGCTGGTGTACATAATGGTTTACGTAATAGTGTTTTATATTTGCTCGATTATCAAACACCGAAATATAAAAAATATAGAATACCGAGTCATAATAATCCATACTATACATACGAAGATGATATAGATAACATACGTAAATATGGTGGAGAGCAAGATGATCGTTATCAAAACCTTGTATTAGGAAGGCCAGGAGCGGCTGCATTTCAAGTTATACCACGAGAAAGCATTATAACTGAAACATTTGCGTTTTCGCGGCAAGTATATAATTCAGGACATGTAAATAAAGGTATTAATTACGATGATGTACTACAAAGACCGTCACTACCAGAAGATACACAAACTGTTGTTATAGCTATAGATCCTGGATTTGTTGATCCCACCATTATACAAGTCATTGCGCGAGATAAAAAAGGTATATGGCGTACATATATACGTTATAGACTAATACGAATTGATTTTAATCAACAACAAAAAATTATTGATTGGGTAGCACACTATTATAATGCTGCGATAATAACAATAGATATTGGTGCTGGCGGTCAAGGTCCTTCTATAATGCATAATCTTATGCATGGAGATGAATATAAATCACGTAAATATGAATCACGCATGATAGGTGTTCAATTCAGTGAGCAAATAATATCAGGCTATGATGAAGAAGGTGAAGAAATAAAGCAAGATACCAAAGGTTATGCAGCTAATGAATTAGCAAAAATAGTACAAGAAGGGCGTTTAATATTTAGCGAATTTGATCACGAAGGTGTATCGCAGCTTGAAAGGATAGCAAAACAAAAATCAACATCTGGCAAGGATAGATATTTTGTTTTAAATGATAAAGGTGCTGGCGCTGATGAGGAAGATCATATTTTTGCATCTTACATAACATTTGTTATGGCTATTAGGAATATTGTTACTAATCCACAATTGAAAAAACTAGGATCGCCTTCTAGCGCGATCACATATAATAAAGAATGACAGAATTAAAATTAGGAAAAGCACAATCTAACTATTCATACATGGATCAAACAAATCCATTATATAATAGTGGGCGAAAAATAATACCCGGTTATTATGATGGATCTCAGAAATTAGGAGATTATCATAAAGACATTAAAACATGCAGATGGTTTTATACATTTGACCCTATTGCTGGAACAGTAATAAATAGAATGGCTGATATGTCACTTACACAGATAAGAAACCGAAGAAAAACAAAATTTAATACTGATGGTGTTGACGATACTATACAAGCATTTTATGATGCTATAATAGATAAATTGCGGCCATTTATTAAAATGATGGCATTAGAGTATCTGTTACATGGCATGGCTGTACCAGAGTATACTTATGAAAGAATACGCGGCGATTTATTATCAGAGAGATTAGGAAGGAAAAGATATACTATACCCACAAAGTTTTGGATACGTAACCCAGATAATATACAATTAAAGCGTAGACCGATGGGAACTGATCGTCAAGTATGGCTTATCATTCCAAAAGATGATATAGATTTAATCATGGGTAAAGGTATACGATCAGATGGAACACAAGATAAAGAAGCATATCAGTTTCTTGTAGATAATTTTCCTGACTATGTTAGAGCAGTTCTTAATGGCGCGACTAAATTTTTACTAGAAGACGCACGCCCGATTATGCGCAAAATCGTATCATATGAAGATTATCCCGCTCCATTCTTGCGTAATGCTTTAAGTGCTTTACAACATAAAGCATATTTAAAAACAATGGATAAATCTATAGCTTCGCGTGCTATTGAAGCTATAAGATTGTTTAAAACCGGAGATAAAGATCATCCTGCCGATAATGACGATATTAAAGCACTGGAACTCCAAGTAACACAGAATAGTAGCTCAGGTGAAAGGGTACTTAATTTATTCACAAATCATACGGTTACTGGAGAATGGATTTTCCCTCCATTAGAAACATTAATGAGTGAGGAGAAATATGCAGAACCTAATGCAGATATTTTCTTAGCTATGGGATTTCCTAGAATATTAACAACAGGTGAAACATTACGTAGTAATAGTAGCGACAGTAAAATAGCCTCATTAGGTCCAAAAGCAACGTTAGATGATTTAAGAGATGCTATTATCGTATGGCTGAAACAGTTATATGCAGAAATAGCAGATAAAAATAATTTAACACGTATACCAGAACCTTATTTTAGTCCTATTGCCACAAGTGATTATACTGCGTTAGTACAGTTTGCCATTCAAGCATTGCAAGCTGGTGCTATTAGTAAAGACACAGTTGCGCAGTTATATAGCTCTGATTATGAAACAGAAGCAGATCAGATCGAAGCAGAAATTGAGCGCGGTGTACCATCTCCTGCTGAATTACAAATGCAGAAGCAGCAAGAATTTACAAGAGAAACAACACAACAAGCACAAGAATTTCAAGCAAAACAATCTGATAAACAGTTACAGCATGATAAACAGATTAGAAAAGGTGAATAATCATGTCATATGAAGATATAAAACATTGGAATACGCCAGAAGAATTTAATACATATCTTTTAACGCTAAAACCTCCTAAATGGTTTAAGATTATAATTAATCATCATACATATGAACCTACTGTAGATGACTGGCGCGGGTTATCTACAATGAAAGGTATGCTTAATTATTATAAGAATAAAAAGAAATGGGACAGGTTTCCTCATTTATTTGTAGCGCCCGATGGTATCTGGCAAATGAATAAACTTAATGAAACAGGTATACATGCAAATGCAGCAAATTCTATATCTATTGGCGTTGAAGTTGTAGGTAATTACGATAAACAAGTATGGCAAGAGCCAATACGTACATTTGCATTTAAAACAAACGCTTATTTAGCTAAATGGGGTAATATATCTTTACAGAACATATTACCTCATAGACAATATAACCCATTAAAATCATGCCCTGGAAGAGCTATAGACATGAATTGGGTACGCCAGGGAACAGCAACATATTTACATACGGATTTGACTATGCGTAGATTCAAAGCACGTAATTCATTACCAGATGGTACGATAATAGGATATGTAAATATACGTCAAGCTCCTAATCAATATGCGTTAAAAGCTGGCAAAATATATCCCGGCGATATTATAGAAACAATTGCTATAAAAGATGATGAGCGTAAAGAAACTATATACGGTAAAACACAATGGTTACATATAACACATGGTGTGAATGCACGAAATGAAGATGTAAGTAATAGCGGATTTGCACACATAAGTCTTTTTGAGGAAATTACATGAAAAGTCTCGTAAAGTTCTACACATTCTTACATGACAGAGATGCAAGAATAGTAGAACTTTTCTTTTTAGGTCTTAATACATATATACTTGCACTCATCATATTACCACCATATACATATTTTGGATGGCCTTTATATTCGCGGGCAATATTTCAAAGTATTGTTGTACTATTAAATATATTAGCATTGATACAAAGAATAAAACGTGCGCGTGTTATAAGCTCAGTAGCTAATGCGTCAATAATGATATTTGTGGCAGCATCATTATTCAGAAATAGCAATCCTAATGCAGGTACATATGCACTATTAGCATTATTGGCAATATTTGTAACCTGGAAAATCAATATAAAATAATACAATATGTTAAACCAATACCTACCAGTTATATCAGCGATCATTGTAGCAATCATTACTTTTGTAGGTAATTATTACATAAATCGTTTAAAAACAACAGTTGACACAAAAACACTTGCCACGAATGCAAATGATGCTTTGCGTGATGATCTACTACAGATTGTAGATCGTTACGAAAAGAGGGAACAATTTCTTACTGATCGTGTAGATAAACTTACTGATCGTGTCGATAAAAGCGAAGCGACGAAAGAAGAACTACATGAAGTTATTAGAAAATTACGAGATGAGATAATTGCTTTGCGTACAGAAAATCAAAGTTTACGCAATGAATTACAACAGACACGTTTAGAGCTTGAAAAATTCGAGCGTATGATTAAAGAAAAATAGAGAGGCACATGAATGAATTTTACATTTACACCAGAAAATGCAAAACAGTTGTTAGCAATACTATCACCTATTGCAGTAATAATAGCTGGATATGTATTTACTAAAACCAATTGGAATAAGGTTGCTAAATCTGCGGTTGTTTTTGCAATATCAGCACTGTTAGCATCATTAAATGCATACTCCAGCGGTAATCTTGTAGATAATTTCTGGACAAACCTTACACAGATATATACATTATCTCAGATAGGATTTTGGGTTCTATTAAAAGCTGCTGGATTAGAATCATATGTTGCGCCAAAGGATGCACTTATATCTAAAGCAAGTGATGAAGTAGCAAAACAAATTGACGCGAACGTATCTTCTGATACAGCGCGGGCAATTCTTGATCCTGACAAGACTCCTGCATTAGATGTTAATGCTTTTGTAGTAAATCAGAAAACGGATATTGTATAATACATCTTAAGGTGTATAAAATAAATACATCTTAAGAACTATAGACAAAATCTCCACAGAGCTATATACTGCTAGATGTCAGGGAGACATATGCTACGTCGGCACTCGTATATGATGTCACGTTAAAGCCATCTCCCTGACTAACAATGAAAGGATCGTTCAAAACTACCTCCTTAAAATCTTAACTAAGCCTTAACGAAATTGGTACTTGACAACCTTCTGAAAGCGTGGTATGCTTTCAGCAAGCAAGAAACATGACGACCAGAACAAATTAGGCTCGCAAGTTATCTTGCAAAATATAGCGGCTGGTGTGGAAACCAAGAATGTCTCATAAGCAATCTAGCACAGGTTCAAATCCTGTAGCCGCTACCACAGTAACGTTTAATCATTACGACGTTACGCTACAAAATAAACAGTTTGGTGCATACGAGAAACGGAATGCACACATGGGATGCCATGGTGTCGATTAGGCGTAAAAACCAAAGTGAGCGCTTAACATGCGAGTTCGAGTCTCGTGCATTCCACCAAAATATTTGACAAGTTCCATCAGTAAAAATACTGGCGCGCTTATTGATAACAGTTTACCGTATAAGATATATCTGAATACGGAACGTATGTTGCAAGCGTAATACATGCACTTCACATTGAGCAATTGCATGACGTGAGATGTGATAGTATATGGACATGCAAAATAATTGTGAATCACATTATAGAAAGGTATATAATGTTTAATTGGTATATTGCAATTATAGTTTTCATTAGTTTTCTAAATTTACTTTACATCCCGTTTGATCCTATTACTAAACGTTTAGCTTGGTGGGAAATTGTATTAAAATTTGTACTTGATGTACTAAGAGTAGCGGTTGTTTGGTCTATTATCTTTGCTTTTATAAAGCTTATGATGTGGGTATTTTCTTGATGTATATGCAAGTGTAGCGTAATTGGTAACGCATCACTCTGTAAAAGTGACACCTAAGGGCATTGTAGGTTCGAGTCCTATCACTTGCACCACTGATATAAAGTAAAACGGCTACAGAGTTATGTAGCACTTTATATCAAATCATTGGAATACTAGCTGCGAGTTACACGCGCCGTAACCTTGTATTCCATTTAATCAGCGCGGTTTGTACGTTAAACGGATAAGGAGTTAAAGGAAACGTACATGTAGGTTTGTGTCGTTTATAATAAAGCGTAGGAGAGTGCGTATGGATTATACTCGTTACTGATTTACATTTTATGCCGTGAATATTCTAGATAATTCCCGGCCCATTATTATACAGAATGAAGTGTAATGGTAGCACCCGTATTTTGGGAATATGGAGAGCAGTTCGATTCTGACATTCTGTACCATTAAATAACATAGGCTATGCCAGTGTGTACGCTTAAGCAACAATGCTTCTCTGAATCAAGCACATGTGAGAAGATGTTATTTATATCAGTGAATATAATGTAAGCACTTATAAGAGTGATTCCTTATAAGATAGACGCGGGCAAAATATTCAAAAGACAAGATCATAATAGATTAAAATTTATTTCATCTCTATTGTTTATTACGGATAATATCAATCTATTATGATCATCATTATGCGTCAATGATGTAATTGGTAGCATATTGCTCTCCAAAAGCAAGCGTTAGGGTTCAAATCCTTATTGACGTGCCATATATAATATAGCGGTTTATAGAATTACAACGCTTACCAAACACCAAGCTATAATACGTTCGATTCGTATATGGGCTAATGGAAAACCTCTCGCAAGAGAACTGCCCACATATTCTATAAGATATTCGTATTATATAAAACAAACACATATACTGTAGCGGGAAAAATGCAATACAACGTTTATTTGATTAATAAAACACACTACGTTCAAATCGTACACTTGGGTTGGTTATCCCTTTTTGCTTTTTCATATTCACAGTAATTATAATATTTGCGGGCAATATTTACGGAAACATGGTGTAAGCAGCATACATCTAGGAATAGATGAGGCGTAATGGGTTGGACTCCCACGTTTCCATCACATACAATACTATGTAGCGGAAAAATCCTTTACAACGAATAACATATGCCTTGTTAATGTGGTGATACACGTAAAAATATTCTGCGATGCGCTACAGTTACGCATTATAGGATTTTTATATTCGCATAGCATTCAAAAGAAAAAAAAACATTATTAAATGGTTTTATCGACTTGCCAAATACAAGTATAATATTTAATTTTCTGTAGCGGATGTCAGCGATTACAACGCATTACGAGCGGGTGATTGTAGGTTCGAGTCCTACTGTCTGTACCATGTATACAGACATAGCTTAATGGCAAAGCACCTAAAATATATCGCGGGCAATTATTCACAGAAGAACAATGATAATAAGCTGCTACAGCGGAAATACAAGTACAACGAATATTTTTAGACAAAATTAACCGTAAACACCTTGTATTTAATATCCGTAGCAGCTTTTTTTATGATTCATCAGCCAAGTATTCAAGAAAGGATTTTTTATGCTAGATTTTTTTAAAGCAACAGAAGAAAATGGTTTGCGTTTTACTTCATGATGGTGATTATATGTGGATAACTGAAAACGAAGCATTTTCAGGACAGCCTATTATTGCTACTGCAGTAATGTATAGGAATCATCCCTTAAGTGATTGGCAATTTGATGAAGAAAGTATCGATATACTAGATTCTAAGTATACTAAATAATTCGCGGGCAATTTATAAACCGTAGCAAAGGAATAAAATAACATGAGAAAAAATTTAACACAGGGATCAAAGAAAACAGTCAGTACAAAGCCGGTGGCACCAGTAGCCATGGGAGTAGCTCATAATCCTAATTATCGGTCAACACCAGTATCTTCATTTGAAGGCAATACTAACTATAAGCTTGATCCAATTGCAACATTGAAACTGGTAACTGCAAGTTCATTTTTTGGTGAGCCTTCTTTTTATGAAGGAAATACACGTACAGCGTTATTTGAACAGACAATTGACGCGGCCCTTGATTATGATTTTTATGCGACACTTGATTGGGCTGGTGTATTACGTAATGCGTATTATATGCGCCTTAATCCTCAAATCATCATGACAAGAGCAGCAGTGCATCCAAAGCGTGGTGAGTTTACAAAACAATATCCCGGCGCATTTAATACATTTATGGAAATTGTTGCGAAAAGACCGGATGATCTTACTGCACAGGTAGAATATTACTTGTCAAAGTTTGAAGATCGTAAGGTTCATGGGGTTAAAGCCTCTCGTATGCCTGGAATTATGAAGCGTTCAATAGCACACCGTCTTGAGCAATTTAATCGTTATCAAATGGCGAAATATGCTAATCGTGGTATCGGTTTAATTGATATAGTTCGTTTAACACATGCTCATGGAGCATTAATTAACGAACTTATGAAAACTGGCGGAATTAGTATCGATGAGGAAGACCAAACATGGCGTACTATGCGTAGCGCTGGTAAGTCATGGACAGAGATTATTAATTCAGGCATCACACTAACACACCAAGATATACTTTTTCAAATGCGTTCTATTTTTGATTCTGTTAAGGGTGATACTGCTCAATATATTGCGGGCAAATTTCTTAATGGGGTCAAGAATGGTAAAATGTTCCCATATCAGTATTATATTGCTTTTCAGCAATTGAGTGAGGATACATTCAGTAATAAGATACTAGCGTTAGATACACTTCAAGAAGCCCTTGATATGTCTATTCGAGAACAGCCAAAATTAGGCGGAAGTGTTGCGGTTGTGGCAGATAATAGCGGATCTATGAATAATCCACTTAAAGTAGACGGTCATCAAGTTACAGCAGCGGAAGTAGCTAATTTATCTGCAATTATGACAGCCTACAATGCTACTGATGGAGATGTATTCTCGTTTGGTACCACGTTAGCAAAGTTATCATATAGCAAGCGTGATGGTATAATGACAAATGCAAAACGGCTTGCTGATTTATCTACTGGATGGGGCACAAATATGGGATTGTTCTGGCAATACGCTATACAACATAAAAAGAGTTATGATACCGTATTTGTATATAGTGATATGCAAGCTCTACCTGTTTCTGGATACGGTTATAACAACGAAGTAAGAAACATGTATGACATTGTGAACGAATATCGCCGCAAGCTAAATCCAAAGGTAAATGTTTTCTACGTGCAAGTAGCAGGCTATGATAATAGTGTACAACCAGATAATACATATCGTGCAACTAACCTGTCTGGATGGACAGGTAAAGAGGTTATGTATGCTGCTGCTGTAAATGCTGTGTGGGATGAAGTAGATAGTAAATAAAGGATAAAGGCGCGCAGAGATAATATCAAAGCGCGTTTTATAATGCAGAATCAGCTAATAGGTAGGTTGGTACTCTCTGAAAGTGCCTGTACAGGTTCGAGTCCTGTTTCTGTAACCAAAGGAATTTTTATGAAACATTATATTTTGTTGTTACATACTTCTATACCTAGATATTTTGCGGGCGAGTTTATTTATAGTGATTTAGTAGATGGTACAACATTTGTAGAAATAGAATGGACAAAACAAATGTCCATGGCTACACCTATGACATATGAGGAAGTCAATCAATTAAAAACATGGTGTGATCAGTATCGAAGCGAGTTTACACAAATACTAGATACATCTCTGGAAATTATAATGCAGCCGTAGAATATCTCTATAACGTCACCAGCGCCTTCCTAAGAGGCGATAGGATCAAAGTGGTATCTTGGTATGGGTAGAATATCCTGAGCCTTCTGGTGAAAAATAATAGCAGAAATATTCATAAAAATCTTAACTAAATCTTAACGAAAATTGCCCAAATTGCCTATTGACTCCGGTCCATGGGCGTGGTAATATACACACATAAGAAATGACGACGGCGGAACAAGCGATAACAGACAGGAGAAAACAAAATGAAAACTATTGTTCGCACTCCGAAGGGTAGCGCTCGTGTTGGTCCTATGACCGCTAAGTATCTGAAGTATATCCAATACAGCGGCGCGTAGTAATCTACGCCGTATCTCTCACTAGTATGTTTTCCTAGTGCAGTATAGTGAGATGTATCTAAACTAGGACGCGGAATAAATGAATCGTAACAATTGCGAAACTGATAGCTAATTGCTTAGGCAAGCGGTGACGCAGATAGGTGTTACGTGGAGTTGTTAACTACTAATCAATGAAGCTGTAGGCAACATGCGTTATGTGGAGATTAGAATAATAGCTAACAGCGAAAGAGCAACAAGAGTCGCAAGCTCCGTGCTGTGGATTTGCTGCACAGCGTTAACATGCAGAATGGGTACAATAGGTTATGAAATGTTTCTATTGTATGGCTCTGCAATAACATTTCCCGCGTTGTATTAAACTCGCTATTTGACGTACACGCGGTTATAATAATAGTGATGGTACTCTGCCCATTTAGAGCCTTACCTTTAAGCTGTAAGCGTAAGTAATCAGCAGAGAGACAGCTATTGACAAATGCTCATGTACGCTACTATAAAAATGGATGACACCACAGTAAAATACAGAGTGTAGCTTAGAGTTTGTCAATATTGCGAGCAATTATTTGTAAAGTGTACGTTACTGTGTGCTGTATCTCTCAAAGGATGAATATATGCCCGTATAGCCAAACTGGATGAAGGCACATGTCTACGAAACATGTAATGTGGGTTCGAGTCCTGCTACGGGTGCCAATTGATACAATACTATCATCATATTTCTCTATGCGGCCAATAGAGCCAAAAAGATATTTATTATCTTTTCCATAAACCATAAAAAAATGAATAGGTTTCATCATGTCAGTGATTATTCTGATTTATTAGAAGCATTAAATTTTGTGCCGTAATAGCAAAAGCTGGCTTTGCAGGGGCCTTTTAAGCCTTTTAAACGCGGGTTCGATTCCTGCTTACGGCACCACTCATCCATGGAGTTTATCAATCATTTGTACATGGAGTAGTTATAAAAATAGTTGACTTCTATAATAATGCCCCGCAGATTATTATAGTCGTAATTACTTAGCGGGATATGCCAGATTAACCTTATGTGGTAAAGGTTCTGTTTGAAGCACAGAAATAACGTGTTCGAGTCACGTATCTGGCACCACGGAAGGCAATTATTTGTTATATCAAAATATACTGTCTGATCAACGGTATATGGAGATATGGCGGTATCTGATCAATATAGCGCATAGTTCTAGCGTAATGCTAGAATATATGGCAAATAAACCTTCAGTATTATACCAGTATAGCACAATTGGTAGTGTAGCAAGCTGTTAACTTGTATTGTCTAGGTTCGATTCCTAGTGCTGGTGCCAATAATAGTATTGTTGATACATTTGAAAGTATAGTGGGCGGCTGAATATAAAGGCTTATCGTGTGAAAATAACGATAGCAATACTATTTTTATATACTGGTATACAAAATTGGTGATGTATATGTATAGTAAATTTATTCTACTGTTTCGGCGGAAGCATTACTTGTAACATGAATAAAGCCAGTATTTAATAACATAAATAATAATATGCTATCATTGTCCAAATGGAGATAATTGCTTTATATATGCTCTAAAAAGTGTATTTGTGCAGTGTTGACACGTTGAATAATTCGCGGGCAATTTATAAAAAAAGGATGTATGTTATGAGATTGTATGATTTTATATTGTTACATGGAGATATTGAAGATTACATCGATTTTGGCTATAGCCTTAATAGTAATAGTAGTATAGAAGAGCGTGTAAATTATATTTTGGAACGATCTAAGTTTCAGAGTCTACTTAATACACTAGAATTATTAGCTTCGTTAAACACAACAAATGAAGTTGAACGTAGTTTATTGCTCGCGTCATATTCAAAGACAATTACATTAAAATCTATTTGCATAAAGTTTGGATGGACTCTGAAATAATAATCCGCGAATTATGAGAGGATATTGCTATGTTAGATAAAGCAATTAAACACGGTAAAGAAAAACGTAAACCATATCGTAAATCTAAGGCATTTGATAAGTCTTGTCGTAATCATGGATATTGCCCATACTGCCGTAATAATAGACTTTTTAAGAATAAAATGCGCGCACTTATTACAAAAGATGATATAGAGGAATAAATTATGGTGATGGAAACAATGCTTATACATTATGGAGTTAGAGGGACTATTAAACTGTTAATAGCTGCATGCTGGAAAAAACATGAACATTACAAACCCCTAGAATCAGTGTTTTCGATATGGGCTAAAATACTTGAAAAGCACTTAGACTTAATGTATGAAGAATATCAAGAAAAGTTTAATCTTTAAATAAAATATGTGTACTTATTACAAAAGATGATATAGGATAATAGATAATGGAAAACATGCTTATACAACATGGAGTTAAAGGAGTTATTAGATTACTTATTATTGCTTGCTGGAAGCGACATGAACACTATGTGCCGCGTGAATCTGTCTTTTCTATATGGGCACGTGTATTAGAAAAATATATCGATCTTATAGAGCAAGAAGCTAAAGAAGGTATTAAGAACTTATAATGCTACCATCGTCTAAAGGTAAGACTCTTCTCTGATATAGAAGGTATTGCAGTTCAAATCTGTATGGTAGTACCATGAGCGAGCTAGATATGTTGAAGTGGAGCATACTATAGTTTATGCATATTGACATGTGTGTAAACTTGATATATTTATATGTCAGCGTGAATATATTGCCCGCGAATTATATATGCGTCTTTCGTATAATGGAAGTACAATAGTTTCTCAAATTATAAATAGCAGTTCAATTCTGCTAAGACGTACCATTATTATATAGGTTGAGCAAAGAATAAATATTTGCTGAAAACACCTAGATGTAAGTTGCATAAGGATTTCCAATAAATGATTTTTACTTATGTGTAATTGGAATACAGTGCTCAATTGCTCGAATACGTGACTCGTCAAATCGTATAAGAGTAATATGACGCCTATAGTATTGACGATTGCTATAGGTTTGAGAAGTCTTACACATCCTATATAATAGACCATGGCTAGTTTTGTATCCTCTGGCATTTAAATGAAAAGGGATACGTATAAGAGCACATAATAATGCGCGGCGATTATTATAGGATTATATGACGTAAATACATCATCTATGATCGTGTATTTACGTAAGTGGCATAGCGTTAGCTTAGAGTATATAATTCGCGCTCTTTATATGCGCTTGTAATGTAATTGGTAACATGTCAGTCTTCCAAACTGAAATTCAGAGTTCAAATCTCTGTAGGCGTACCAGTATACTCATATAGGTCTTTTTTCTTATTGTTAATCGACTGTAGCGATATGATTTCTCAGCTTGTATGTGTATCATGCTCCCTTCGTACAAAGGCTAGTACAAAAGTTTTACATACTTTTAATGGCAGTTCGATTCTGTCAGGGAGTACCATAGCATCTGTATCTAGCTAGTACAGAAGTGAAGCCTTTCAAAGTACACGAAAGGAACGTATATTGATATATGAAGGTGTTACGCCTATTCGTAGCTAGTCCCTTGAAGGGGATTATAGTATAAGTAGTGAGTATGTCATATATCCTTATATATGTCTCGTTAGCATAAAGGCCATGCACATATCTGCAAAATATGACATATCAGTTCAATTCTGATACGAGACTCCAATAAATAAAATGCGGGCAGTTTATTATGAAAGGAAACAGTATGTACACGTTCAAAACAATAGATGGTAAGGAGATTAAAATTCGTGATGTTATTGCTTATAACTCACGACGCGGTTTAGCTGTTGCTAAAGTTGTAGGATTTGTATATAAGCTAGATAGCTACAATAATAAGACTGTATCAACAATGCAAGTGCGTAGAATGAATAAATATCCTGATACAAAGCTTGCTTATTCAAAAACATCTCTTACAACTAAAGCGCAATGTGTTATCTTGGAAAGCTAAATTCATTATTGCTGTCTATTATGCTTATAGTGCTAGGAAACGAATATGAAAGCGTTTATAGAATTACTTAATCCTAAAAATAACCAGAGAAAGAAGTTTGAAATAGATGTTATTGCTGAGAGCAAAGGACTAATATTACACAAGCGTGCATCAATAGATCATGAGGGTAACGTATATTATCCTGAAAGGCAAGGCTATGTTATTTCCCATAGTGCTACAGGATGGTTTCTTATTATGAATAAAACATTGAAAAGTATTAAAGCGACTTTTCATGTATTATCAGAGTTACCTATAGATTGGTCATTAGAAAGACCGCTAAATAATTTGCCCGTAGATATACGTCAAAAAATAGCAGAAATACGATCAAAATTTCATACACAAATATAATATAATATACTATGTCCTTATAGCATAGAGGTAATGCACATATCCTACAGCGATGTAGATGCAAGATATGGTCATATTTGAGAGTAGATGCTAACGTGTGAGTAAGTGATCATAATGTTCAGCGTATGCAGTATGGTAGATAATATGCAGAGGGTTCAAGTCCCTTTTAAGGACTCCACTTCGGTTTTTACCGAAACTATGTATATAGTTTAAGTAGCATTGTTCTATATACATAGAAAAACCATGCTTCAAGTTGCTGGATTTCTCTAAACCAGTAGTAATCTAGTTGAAGGTATCCTATAAACCTTATCGTAAACATCTAAGCGTTAGTATGATGTAAGTTGTAAATGTATAAACTCAAATTTACAAGCACATATATAGTTTTATCAAACCGTTCTATATGTGTGTTAAAACGGAACCGTTGCTTACTTACGTAAATGTATGACATTGCGGGAGCAATCAAAATATCCGCTGTTCTGAGCTTGCAGAAGGTTTTATTGCATTTATATCCTTAATAGATTGCACGCGAAAATCTAAGCGTAATAAGAGATGTAAGTTAGTGGGTATGATAAACTGAAACCTACTCTTTATAATACGGGCGCAATTTATTAGTAGAATGCACATAGTAACTCTATGAGGCGACGGTGCGAATCCGTATGTGTCCACCAAAGCATGGTAATACATGCTCACAGTATAATAACGGCGGCATTGAATGAGTTCTAGCATAAAGGATAGGATGCCTTTATGGTATAGATAAATAAGATATGACCAGCTAGTAAAGAAGGTGTTATACTGTTTGAAGCCGGTTATAGTTGCAACCTTTATGTATCTTTTAGTCAAAGCCAGTGGTTATAGCATTGCTTTATGAGACTGGATAACGTTAATAGCGTTGAAGTGAGCATGCAACAGAAAAAGACAATATACATAAAGATAATCGGCGGGGGTAAAATATCAGGGACAAGTATTATATCTGGACAGATACATGCCGGATATATGGGAGACATTAGGATGCTGAACGGCCTAATTACCTGATATAGTTGTATGCACTTTATCACTGTATGCGTCAAAGTGATATATAATCTGCGCGCAGTTTATTAGCTGCTATAAAGCAGATATATGCGTATCTACTCCAATAAGGTAGAGAGAACTGTTTCAAAAACAGTAAAGTATCGGTTCGAGTCCGTTGATACGTACCAAAATCATTATATAAGAGGTAAATATGTTTATTATCTATGGTCGTTATAATGAAAATGCTACATATACTGATAATTTTATGTGGGATTTATCAGAAGCAAAAGAATATGTGAACAAAATTGCATGTGAAAATGAGCATAAAAATGTAATCCAGTATGAAGTACATGATAGTGATGGCTTACAATATGCAGTAAGAGCTGGTGAATGTAAATAACTATATGCCCTATTTCGTCTAATGTAGGACATCAGCAGTGAGAAAGCTGAAAACGCTGGACAAATCCAGCTATGGGCACCATTGTGTTATGTATAAAATTAGCTATGCAAAACGTGTTATTTCTATGTGAAGCACTACTATAATCATAGAAACCAGCGCTGATGCCGCTTATATCTATGTAGTACGGATATAAGACATAACACTAAATTATGCACGTATAGCCCAATTAGGTAGAGGCAACACGTTTAGACCGTGTATAGTGTAGGTTCGAGTCCTATTACGTGTACCAGTATAGTTGTATAAAATTGCTTATGTATCCGTATGTCCACTAAACTAATGTGTGCTGATAGGGTTTAGTCTATGCGGTGCGGCGCGTACAGTACACAGCACACTGTTACGACAACTATATAAAGATATTCCCTAAAAATATTCTATAAGCAATTATGGGTATCAGAATACCAGATTGCAAAATTCATCAATTCTGAGCCTTCCTGTAAAATAGGCATTATTTTATACAGCATTACAAAGCCGTAAAATAATCAAAGAAATAATATAAAAATAAAGCAGGCTTATAGAAAACTGATAAAAATCTTAACCAATTTTCTATGGACAACCTACGGAAAGCATGCTATACTGCTCTCAAATAATTCGCGGGCGCTTATTAAGAAATGATAATACGATGGATGTGACATGGCTTTTTGTAGGATTAGGTATTGTGTTTTTGTCTTGGATAGATTGAAGAAGGATAAATAAGTTATGATTGTTGTTATTGACGATGTTAATGGATATTGGAAAAAAGAAAAAGGATGGTCTGTTAATTTGACTGATGCCGCTACTTTTTCTTCTTCTACTAATATTCCAGAAAATTTAATCAATATTTGGCGCGCATCGTATAATTCTAATGTGTATGTGCTTCCTATTGAAGCTGCAAAACCAGATTCAAAAGATGTAGATTTATCGTTAGCTACATACATACATAAAATACAAATTTAATCCTTTGTGTATAGATAGCATCATTATGATATGATATACTATTTGTACTGTAGTGAAAAGGATTACCATGCTAGGGAAACAAATAGATCAAAATACAGCATGTACACTTATAGCTTTGGATGATATGTTTGAAGCTACGGGTATTCAATGGGGTCAAGATTTTCTTGAGGATTATTTCTTAGAACAGGGTAACATCGGCTTTGATATAAAACATTTTTATCTTATTGAAGAAAGCGCACCAATTAAACTTTTTCAGAGTGCTGGCGGTGATTTTACATCTATGTGGTATCAAGGTGATCTATATTGGACTTTGATAGATAACAATACAGGTATAAGATACAGAATAGGTAAGAACACTAAAATTGTACTTACTTATAAAGATAAATTAATTGTGCATTCTGTATGTATTCCTGCACATACCGTAAATAACTATTTAAATCATTTTGAATTTGTTGCTTTATTCTTACCGTTATATGGTTTAATCGTAGATAATATATAATCTGTGGGCGAATTATAAGAAAGGATATGTTTATGACGATGGAAGACTATGCAATTAAATCATTCAAAGTAGATCAACAAGAAGGTGAGTGGACTAAAGATATGCAATTCTACGATTTACCAGAAGAAGAAATTTATCTGTATTGGGAAGAAGCTTTAGCATACCTCAGATTACCTGAAGAGGAATGGATAGATTTTGCTTTCTATGGAGTAGAATAAATAAACGGCGCGCAATTATTATATGGGGTGTTAGTGATAATGGGAGCACGTAATACTTGCAATATTACAGAAACGGATCGTAACCGTTACACTCCACTATTTAGAAAGGTGATATATGCTGGATGATGATTATATATACTATGCTGTAACTGTACTAGCTTATAATGTGCATACAGGCGAAGTTGTTATAGGGACAACATGTGGTCGAAGCCCTAAAAATAATGTTTCTAAGTATGATAGAGAGGAATCATTACGACAATCTCTATTGAAACACGCTAAAAAAGATTTTCCTGAACAGCATTTTTATGGACATAAAGTATTAATATGTGAAATACCAGAAGAAGGGTTTCAAGATTTATGAAACACAATGCAATCGAGTCTATTTTTGCAGTTGATCAGCGTGTTAAAGTTATTAAAGGTGATTATTCAGGTAAAGAAGGCGTTATTCAGCGTTTAGGAGCAGCAGGATCAGTAATTTATGTACATGTCCTATTGGACGGTGCTATTACAGTTTTGACCTTTAGTGAAAGTCATTTAGAATGAAAACTTATTTTGTACGTTTAATCGAATACGAAGGTAAGAACAGGGTAATTAGAGAGGCTATTGAAATCTACGCGGATCACTATGATGTAGATGGTAACAATAATCTTATATTTTATGGTACACAGGAAGATAAGTCTACGTTTGTAATTATGTACCATTCATATAATTGGTTTTCTGTGGAATTATGATTAAAAAGTGTACTAAATGTGGTATTGAGAAAGCTGAATCTGAATTTAATTGGAGAAATAAATCAAAGGGTGTACGTCAATTTGCTTGTAGGGTGTGTACTAAATTAGAGGTAAATGCAACTAGGAAAGATTTGGATGGTAAAATTAAACCTAAATATTCATATCCTAGTAAAGTTAAAGAAAGAAAACGCCAGTTAAGATTATGGCTGCAAACTAAAAAGAAATCTCTATCTTGTATTATTTGTGGATTTTCTCATCCAGCAGCATTAGATTTTCATCATCGCAACCCTAGTAATAAGACCATAGAAATAACAACAGCTATAGAACATGGATACTCGATAAATAAGCTTGAAAAGGAAATAGCTAAATGTGATGTTCTTTGCTCTAATTGTCATAGAATATTACATTATAATGAACGCGGCGGTATCGTTTAATGGCAAGGACAATTGCCTTTCAAGCAATGAATTGGAGTTCGATTCTCCATACCGCTACCAGTTATACATAAAGATTATTAAGCATGGGTAGATACATGTGTGTTTCTGTAGTGACCTTTACTATATCTAACATACAGGAAAGATAGTATTTATGTATATACATGCGCGCTATGTAATTAAGTCTTTTATATCTATAATGACTAGCTACTAGCATGGCCCTGTAGATAATTCCGTAAGACATAGGCGGTGATACTCTACATGTTGGTTGTTTTTCTATATGAATGCTACATATAGAAAGGGTATAAAAGCCGCGCATTATTATGGCTCTATGGTATAATGGTTCATTATAACAGCCTGTCAAGTTGTAGATAGCAGTTCAATTCTGCTTAGGGCCGCCATTAAAAGAAAGAGACATAGCTAAATGAAATTGCTGTGTAGCGTTATTTTAAGAATTTCCATAGGATTTATGTATGTAGATTCTTTTCTATTTCGTGTTCATAAGAGATATATTTCAGAATTAAATGCTAATGAAAGGATTGCATTTATACTGATCTTCCTATTTATCCTTATAGTTACCATTGAACATGCAAAACAATATAATGATTGTGAATGACACTGATCTTGAAAAGTATGGACAGCGTTTAATATCGCGGCGCATATTATTTGCAGAAGAAGCATATATTAGTAATAAAGATGGATATGTATTTATGCCGCTGGTGGATGATGTTATTTTAGACGTTGGATCTGGAAGGATGTATAGAATACTATCCGACAATAAAAGAAGAGTCAATATTAAATTCTTATCAAGAGAATATAGACATCTAAAAACAGATACATGGGATTTTCTTAATAGAATTGATCCTATAACACATTTATATATACCAGAGATGAATCTACACAGAAGAAAAAGAAAGGGAACATAATATCATGGAAAAAGCTTTAGTTGCAGCACTCATTATGCTCACTATTTCAATGGGGTTTCAGTTATATACAATAGTAGTCAATTGGAGTAATGATGATATATCTGCTGTTTTAGGTTTAGGATTTTCTATTATTGTATGGCTCATTATTATGGGCGCATCTATTCATTATATGACTTCTATCATGCCTTTACTATTGGGAAGATAGCATGATACATTATGGCATGAATCGTTTTGTATTTACGTTTGGACATTATGTCATAAAATTTCCTATATTTTGGCGCGACGACCAAGCATTTATTCGCGGATTGTTATCTAATATACTAGAGCGTGTACGCTATAAACTATCACATAAACATCCTGCACTTATGCCTATAATATACTGTTTTCCTTTTGGGTTATTTCTTATTATGCGTAGATGTCCTATAATATTGCGCCGCAAATTAACAACGGAAGAATTAGAAGAATTACCATTTATCAATATAGATAATAATGAGCGTAATATGGGAATATATAAACATCATATTGTGTGGTTTGATTATGGTAATCCTGATATGCGCTTAAAGGAGATAACGTGAAAGACTTATACATATTTTATTTTGTATATAATGGTGATGAAGATAAGTATGCGGGTATATTAAGTGCTATAGCAATAGCTGAAACAGAAGAAAAAGCGCGCAAATTATTTAATAAACATCAATCTGAATCGTTACGTTTACAACATAAAAAACCAATTAAGACAAAAGTTATCGATATTAGGTGGGGTAGATAATAAAGATGCTATAAGTCTAACCGATAATGGACGTAATGTTTATTATAGGATGATCTCTATAATGGACTGTACGTAAAAAGACCGTTTGATCAATGGTCTCAATGAGCGTTCGAGTCGCTCTAGCATCTATTAGTATTGAGGTAATAATGAGTAAATTATATAAATTGCGTCGCGATATTAAAAGAAATCCTAGTAAATATATTAATGCATCGTGGAATAATCATATAAAAGGCGCTTATTTCATATATAAAGATGAAATAATTACAGATACATGGAGTAGAAGTTATAAGAAATTTATAACAAAGGTGTTGAAAGAGATACAATAATGGAAGATTGACAGAGCATGGTAATGTGAAGTCCTGCTAAGACTATGCCGCTGTAATAGGCGCAAAGGTTCAAATCCTTTATCTTCCGTTGTCAATAACTGCGCGCATTTTATTATAAGAAGGAAAAAAGTATGTTGTTTGATGTTGTATTTTGTAATGATAGTGGAATATTACGAATACGTGTTACAAATGATAGTGCTGGTAAAGATGCTATATTACGTCCTGTATACCATAATATGTTGACTATGAGTATAGGTGATTATCTACTATTGAATGATAAATACTATATAGTAAGATTAAGTTAACGAAGGTCAACCCGATTGGTGACGGGAATTGTCTTGAAAACATTTGAGCCTAATAAGCCTTAAGCGTTCGACTCGCTTACCTTCGGCCAATAATAAAGAAAGGAATACTATATGAGGTTATGCGCTGTTATAGAGTGCGGAGTTTGTCATAGAGTAACAGTAATTATTTTGGATAATGGAATACATTATTGCTCAAATAATGCATGTCACGCTACCTTAATTATTGCAAATGACATAAATGCAATGATTAAAAATAATTCAATAATTCAATATACATATGAATGTTGAAAGGCTTTATATGAATACATGTCCGGTTTGTACATATAATGATGAAGATGTTGCACTATTAAATATATATAATGTTACAATGACGATTTGTAACGAATGTGGTAGTATTCATATACAAGATACAGGGCAGATAATACGTATGCAACAGCATAATTTTATTGTTAAAACTAATCCTTTTACATTGCCTGGATTTGTTGCTGTTGCATGGGCAGTAGGCGAAGTTAATAATGTTTGGTTGTATATTAAACAAGAACTGGATAATAAATAATGAAGTTTACTATAGCGGTTATTCCAGATAATCAGCAAGAAGAACAAACTATTATAGACATTATAGATAGCTATGGGCTACTTACGGATAAGAATAAGAATAATACAATAACATTACGTTTTAATAGCCATACCACTTTCATATTTATTGCATCTATGCTTGTGGAATACTATGCAGGAATATAGGAAAAAATACACATGATTATTCTTATCGATATTAGTGACACTGGTTTAAGGCCGGGACATGTGCGCGCTACTCAATTTGTTGCACCATCTATGATAACAAGTGCAGTATTTATAGCTTTTTTTAATGGTGATGAGTTCTATATTATTAAAAGCCCTTGGGCACGTATTAATGTATATGGTAAAATAGATGATCTTTCTGAGTTAGTTGAGTATCATATTGCAAGGATTATCAATAAGTGAATAAGATACACATAGTTATTGATCAAATAAACGAATATGGCCAAACAGTAGCACAAGTTAGATAAATATATATTTGTCGATATGGTGTAGTTCGTATAACGGTAGTATGATATATTGTGAATATATAGGAGACGGTTCGATTCCGTTACTGCACACTAAAAAAGGATATAGATATGCAAATAGTTATAAAAAGAATATCTATAATTAGTTCAGAAGTTGAATATTTAACTTATAATGGTGATTGGTCAACAGATAAACAAGATGCTTTATTGTTTGATGCGCAAGATGATCTTAGCGGAGCAATGCTTATTGCTAATGTATCCAATAAAGATGATATTACTCATATTTATTTTATAGATTATATAAGGTATAGTAACTAATGAATATCTTTGTATATGGTGCAAATACACAAGGTCGCCATGGTAAAGGGGCTGCTTTAGAGGCAGTACAAAAACATGGAGCAGTGTATGGACGTGTAGGGTTATGTGGTAATTCTTATGGAGTTATAACAAAAGAATTGCGCGCAAATTATCCACCTATAACAATTAAAGATATAAGTAAAGAAATAGATTTACTCATTATATGCGCCTACGAACATCCAGATTATACGTTTATATGTACACCGTTTGGTACAGGTCTTGCTGGATTTTCTCATGATATTATGCGCGCATTGTTTCAAGAAAAAGAAGTACCAAGTAATATAATATTGCCTGAAGAATGGAGATAATGATATGGAAGTAGAAGTAAGACTTATATCTTATACTGGTATTCATGGTATTGTTGAATATAATCATATAAGATATTCTATCGAATTATCATGGCTAAGATCACATGTTGTTGACGACGTTTACACAATCTATGATTCTTTTCTAAATCCTAAGAATATTGTTACGGGTAAATAATTAATTATGTGGATTTGTCATATTTGTGGACAAGAAAATAATCCAGAAGAACATGCTCTATTTTGTGAAAATTGCGGTCAACAGCGTAAACTGACAAAAGGATATGTATTGCGCATGATTGTTGAAAGATACCGCGTATTTTATTATACTGAAAATGGTAAATGGACTTCTGATGATGAGGATGCTTTATTATTTCCAGATAGTGAAATACCTGCGCAATTATATAGTAATTTAGATTTTAATTGTTGTACATATACTATGATCTATACAGAAAGGGTATAATGTTTACTTTACAAGATGCTATGAAATTAGCAATAAATGCTTTTGGTGATCAAAAAGATAAAAGTGGGCGGGAATTATCAGTATGGCATTCATTTCGTGTAGCTGAAATGCTTTCCGATCCTATCGATCAAATGATAGCTCTATTACATGATGTGTTGGAAGATACGGAAATAACGGTAAATGTTTTGTATACATTAGATGTGCCGCGAGAAGTTATCGATACTGTTATAGAGCTTACTCGTTCCAAAGAGAGGTATTTTGATTATATTGATCGTATTAAGTCGCCGCGAGGTATTAAAGTAAAATTAGCAGATATTGTAGATAATTGTAATAGACTCCATACATTGCTCAATGTAATAGAAAAAGCATCTATGCATAATAGATATATAAAAGCATATAATATTCTTATAAATAAACTTTATGAATTAAGTACAGACATAAACAGTACATAATTCATGAGTAATGACGTTTCTTCTAATGGTAGGAAACGACGCTTTGAACGTCGATAATGTGGGTTC